ACATATTCCAATTTTGGACCGATCCGAAACTCTATTGGGCGCCAAGGTTCTGGTACCATAACGAAGTAACACCGAAAGGCTATCGTATACTCACCATATTGGGTATCTGTTTCGTCTTTGATTATCCAGAGATATCCATATGAATCGTCAATGGAAAGACGGAGAGACCGTAGCACACTTTCTCTATTATGATGAACATGGTCGGATTATCGGTGAAGTAAACCGTGCTGGTCATCAAATCAATACGAAACACACCACGACCGTCTATCCAGATACCGAGAAGGTCATTGGATTAGGCGTGTATATTAATTCCGATTCGGCTAAACAAGCCGTAGAAAGATTTTGGAACATACAAGATAGGACACTAATAGAATGAACATACCAACTGACGTATCTGGTAAGTGGGTACCCATCCAAGAGGTACTAAAACTCTTAGAACGTATACAAGAACTAGAACAACAACTGTATGGTTCTAAATAAGACATACAATAGAACCGCTAAGTGGGACGTAGAAAATAATCGGTGGCGGATCGGAGAAACCACTCTCTACCAATGGTACACTAATGAAGAAAAATCCGCTTCTCCCATCTACTCAAACCTCACCGAAGCCCTCCAATGGATCATTCGACACGATGAAAACTTATCGTAGTATCTTTATCTCCGATGTTCATCTAGGTACCAGAGATTGTCAAGCCGATAAACTGAATAATTTTCTTAAACATAATACGTGTGATACTCTATACCTTATTGGTGATATCATTGATGCTTGGAAGATTACTCAAAACAAATGGAGATGGCAACAATCTCATTCCAATGTAGTTCGGCGAATCCTTGGTCATGCAAAGAGAGGTACCAGAGTAATCTATGTTGCTGGTAACCACGATGAGTTTCTGAGACCTATGATACCCTATGGATTCTCTTTTGGTACCATAGAGATACACAATCAAACTGAACATATCGATGCCAATGGTAAACGCTTTCTGGTTACCCATGGTGACCTATTTGATGGTATCTCTAAGTTGGCTCCGTGGTTGACTTTCCTTGGTGATAAACTGTATGATATGATACTCGGATGGAACTCGAAATTTAATTCTTTCCGTAGACGCTTTGGATTAGGTTATTGGTCTTTGAGTAAGTACCTTAAATATAAAGTAAAATCCTCCGTAGACTTTCTATTAGGCTTTGAGAAGAATATCTCTGAATACTGTAAGAAACGTGGCTTTGATGGAGTTATCTGTGGTCATATACACCATGCTGAGATAAAAGAGATAGATGGTATCCTCTATATGAATGATGGTGATTGGGTAGAATCCTGTACCGCTCTGGTAGAACACCATGACGGAACATGGCAGATTATCCATTGGACCAAAGAGAAGGACGAATCGTAATCCTTCTTGGCCGGTCCTGGAAAAAAATTTAGGAATTCGAAAATCCTGAAAAAATAGCCTAGAAAAAAAGTTACTGAACTCTTGGTTTGACCTAGGACAGCTTTTTCTAGCTACTGCTCTTATAGTGCAAGGCGCCCCTGTCGCTTTTCTGTCTTGCCCGCCTTACCACCACAGAGCCAGCTCGCCACGCCTTACCACCACTCGCCCGCCTCGCCCTTGCCCCACACGGCTCGGAATACTCCAGCATTTTACTCAAGTATTATCCTCAATAAAATCAATAGCATACCGCCACGCAAAAAATCGTTTGACAATGCCGCCAATTCGTGTATAATAGTCTTATTGTAGTAATTCATTAACACTTATTAAACGAAAGAAATTTTATGTTTTCATATATTGATACAATTCAAAACCTCCCCGTTGCTCAAAAACGCTCTTTAGTAAAATCTATTAAAGATATGATTAAAGAAGATATTGCCGCCAACCGTGCTGCTAATTTCGCTCGCAAACAAAATTCTGCTGCTCTCCGTGCTCAGAAAAAACAAGACCGCATTGCGAAATTAGAAGAAAAACTAGCAGCGCTCCGCAACCCCGTGGGAACTAAAGCGATTAAAGCAAATCGCAAACCAAGTAAAACCGTGACCACTAAATTCGCCTAATAGTGAATTTATAGTAGCGATTTGAGATAGTCGCTACTAGTAAATTTATTATAAAGAGATACTATGCTAGATAAAATAAAAGAATTACCACTTGCTGATAAGAAAACACTATTAGCAATGCTACAGTCTGATTTAAACCTGACTGTCACCACCGAATTTGTCGTGCAAAAACCAGATTACTGGACAATAGAAACACGCAAATGCAATGAAATTGCCATAGTTAAACGCAATGCCGGTCAAGTGATTTATACCGATTTGCAAATAGTCGACTAATTTACTCAAGTATTAATAGTGCTTGTGTTTATTGCCGTTTTGTGTTAAAATAGATTTTTAAAGTGAAAGAGATAAAAATATGTTAAATGTTGCATTTGTAGTAAAAACTGCCGATTATTATGTCGTGCAAAGTTACGCTTCCCGTGACCAAAATGAATTTGAAGTATATGATAGTAATGATAATCCGCTCGGGTATTTCGTAGAATCATTTAATGAATTCTCCGAATCGCAGTATGAAATTTATTCGTTAAGTTCTACCCAATTCGGAGATATCACTCACGAAGAATATAATAGAATTGATTATACCAATTCATTTCAAAATGCTATTGATATTATCAGAACGAATGCCGAATATGCTTGATAACGCTACTGATATTAAGATTGTTGCCATCCGTAATGATATTGCTTCTTTAAAAGACCAGTATTATATCGACCATCCAGAGTATGTTGCGCTATTAAATACCGCTTATACTGCTCTTGATGATTTAGTTTACCTTAAAATTATGAAAGAACCAAGATGATTAATGATATAGTTACCAGTATTATAGTATTTTTATTACAACGCTTCGCCTATGATTTTACTTGGGAACAGCGTGACCGCATTCAAGATGTATTATCGGAGAATCAACCAATATGATATTATTACAAAATACCGAAAATAATAAAACCATTGAATTAACTGATAGTGAATTAGATGCTATCTATTCCGCTATGAGTGATTATGAGCACTATGGAGATGAAGAGCATGAGATTGCGGATTCTATATGTGCCAAATTATCTGATATCTCATAGTGGTACTTGTGTTGTTTCCATACAACACCATTTTAATGTTTCTTGCCATATTGTGCAGGATCCATTAAAATGGTAGTATAAATTAAGTTAAGGCAGAAGGCGTGTGGGTTTGCCTCCACTAGCATGAACCGTGTGAAATGTAGTGCTTCGGCACAGGTCAGTCCCATAAACTCGAAATGGCGGTGGCACCCGATAGTCCCAGCGTGCAATTTTGCTGGGAAGCACCAAATTTTTGAGGTTCTGCACAGGTTTTCTGAGGTCGCACTGAGGTAATTTTGAGGTCGCTTCGAGGTAAAATTCTGGAAACCGTGCAGGATTGGTATAGAAAGAGCGGAGAATAACGGAAACAAACTAAGACCTGCTTGAAGCACCTATGTTGCGACTATGCTAGCGACTATATTACTAAAAGTTATATAGAGCATTTGTCTGTTGTTTCCATACAACATAGTGCGGATTTTACTTGATTTATTCTACCATTTCTGTATAATGGTTATATTATTTGATTGGAAATTTTTATTATGAAATTATTATCTACTGGCAATCCTAAGATTTTGAAAGGTTTGGCACAAGGTTACAATACCTACATTTTGCATCTTGCGCCTGCTGACTTATCTGGTTATAATACTTGTCCAAAGGCGACAGCAGGTTGCAAATCTGCTTGTTTGAATACGGCAGGTCGTGGTGGTCTTTTTAAGAAAGGTACTACCACCAATGTTATTCAAGAAGCACGGATGCGTAAAACGGCATTTTTCTTTGAAGAGCGGAAGTATTTTATGGAATGGTTAGTTGCTGATATTGAATTAGCAATTAAACAATCTGCCAAGAAAGGTCTCATTCCTGTCTTCCGTTTGAATGGTACTAGTGATTTATCATGGGAAAAGTATGAGGTTGTTCGCAACGGTGAAGTTTTCACTAACATATTTGCAGCTTTTCCGAATGTGCAATTCTATGATTATACCAAAGTGATTGGTCGTAAGGTTGCTGGCATTAAGAATTATCATCTTACCTTTTCTATGGCAGATGGCAATTATATGGACTGTAAGCGTGCGGTTGCTGAAGGATTGAATGTGGCGGTTGTATTTGGTATCAAGAAAGGTACCGCAATGCCGAAGAAATTCTTCAACCATAATCTATCCGTATTCAATGGTGACGATTCGGATCTCCGTTTTCTAGATCCAAAAGGTTGTGTGGTTGGTTTATATGCCAAGGGTAAGGCAAAGAAGGATACCAGCGGTTTCGTAAAGTATCCTGTTGGGAATTTTCAGTTTACTATTAAAATGGAGGCAGTATGAGCGGTATGAAAGCATTTCTGGATGAAGTCCAGTTATTATTGGAGTGTGGTTACAATGCCGACCAAATCTCCTCAGCATTAGGTTGCTCGTTGGAAATGGCAGAGCAGGCAGTAGAATACTGGACGGATTTTGCAGAATGAGTAATGTATATATTGTAAAATCTGGTCAATTGGTTGATTTCAGCGGATGGGAATGGTTAAATCTCCGTGCCTTTACGAATTATGATAAAGCGGTAGCATTTATGAAATTGACCGAGAAGCAGATACCTCGTAAGAACCTTGGTGAAACCGAGGATGTGGAAATTGAAACATTAACATTGGAGCAATAGTATGTTTGGTGGCAAATTACTAATCAAAAGTAGGAAAATGATTGAGGGCACCCATCGGATGCATTCATACCAAGATACTTGGGAAGATTCCGTAGATATTGCCTATGATGGTGAATTGACGCCATCGGTGTGTTTGGCAATCTGTGAGGCGTGGAAGAAGTCTGGTCGCCTTGGTACCGACCAAAGCAGTTATGGTGCGCTTCGGTGGTCAAATGCCGATACCATACTTGGTGTGGATGTAGTAAGGCGGCAATTACGCCTAGGTTGTTCGGTAAATTTATGTGATTGATTTACCAATAGTTGACCGGTTTGGTCGACTATTATACAGGGTATTGACTTTTTTACCAGTTTCCTGTATAATGGTCTTTTTAGTGGAGAAAATGTATGACATTCTATGTTTGTGATGGTTTACTTTTTGATAGTTATCAGCGTGCTGTTGATTATGCCAATGACCAGTTCCGCAAGTTTGATATTGCTTTGAATATTGAACGAGTGGTCAAGGTATGATGTTAGCGATTAGCATTTGTATTTTGTTGTATATGGTAGCATCAGCGTTATTAATTTATTTTGTGATTAAGGAGTATTAAAATATGCCAAATTGGTGTAATAACAATATTGAGCTGGCTCATGAGGATCCAGAAATGATTGAGCGTGCCAAGGCCGCCTTTGCTGATGGTAAGTTGTTGAATGAATTCATTCCATTACCAAAAGAGTTGGAAGATACCACTTCACCAGTCCGTGAGGTGACACCAACAACCGAAGAATTGATTGCCAAATACGGTGCGGCCGATTGGTATTCATGGTGCGTATCTAATTGGGGCACCAAGTGGGATATCTCACCATATGCCTGTGAAATTGAAAATGGTCAGTTGGTCGGTTCGTTTGATTCACCATGGGGTCCACCTACGGTCGCCTATGAAAAGCTCGAAGAAATGGGTTTTTCAGTTCGTGCCTATTACTGTGAACCTGGTATGGGTTTTGCAGGCGTGTATGAGGACGGCTTTGATGAGTCCTACGATTATTCTGGTATGAGTGCTGATGAAGCAGAAGATTATCTGCCAGAAGCATTAGATGAAATGTATTGTATCACGGAAAATATGCGTGAGTGGGAAGAAGAAAATGCGGAAGAGGACGATAATTAATATGAGCAGGCGCCATGAAATGGTCAATATGTTAATTGATGATGATATTAACACTTTCCAATCCTCTGATTCGTGGATTATTAGTGATATACTAAGGTCAGGTTTCAAAGGTTATGAAAACTACACCGAAGAAGAATTGGTGCAAGAGATGAACGAGCGGGAGCTTTGGAATGAATGGTTTAAGGAGACCGTATGAGTATCTCTAATATTGACCGTATGCGTGAAGCCTTGGTTCGTGATGAAATGAATTATTTTCAAACATCGAACCGTAGTGAATTGATGGAAGCTCTTAATGAGTTGCTTATTGAAAAATACAATAATCTGCCAGAACGGCACATTATTGAAGAATATGAAAGTTTGGCATAATGAGTAAATGGGAATTTACAATCAAAGAATTAAAGGCATTACAACAGGAAACGCCAGATACACCAGCAATCGTTGAAGCGTATGTTGAATGGGTTTTATTAAAGGGTTATTCCATTAAAAAGACCAAATAGTGTTGTATATTTACAACAGGGGGCTTGTGTTCCCCTGTGGTAAGTGTATAATGGTAGTATTAATTGAGTGAAAGGTACATTATGTTGAAATTTGAAGGTATTGCAAAAGTTGGTGATGTGATTCGTGCATACGATTTTGCACCATGTGCTGGTCGTGATGATGCTTTTATTGAAGGTGTTGTTGAGCAGGCAAATTGTAATGAACCTGGTTTTAATTGTTACAAAATTACGGTGACTGCTGATAAGTTCCGTAAGTTTGAAACCAAACCCAATAAAAAGAATCGTGTTGGTAAGATTATGTTTGTACCACACCAAACCAGTTTTATGGAATTTGATTTTCGTGTGATTAATTTGAGCAAGGTGTAATATGAGTAAAATTAATATGAGTTTATACGAAGCCATCGATGCGTATATTAAACATTTGGCTGATGATTATAAGGAAACAGCGGCTTACAATAGCAAAAAGTTTTATATTGCTGTTGGTCGTAAGTATGCACATATCATCATGGAAGATAACCAACGCAGTTCACATTCGTGGGTAATGTTGGCAGATGATAAAAAGTTTAAGCAAGGTGACATTCTCAAATCAGCATCATGGAATGCACCAGCAAGAAACTTTGCTCGTGGTAGTGTGTTTGGTAAGTTTAATCATATTAGATGGTGTGGAGCGTAATTATGAAAAAGAAAACGATTCAAGAGTTATTTCCTGGTATTATGGTGTTAGATAGTGAACCAGTAGTGGTGGAGAATCCATTTAGTGGTGAGTCCATTAAATTACAACCTGATGAAGTGGCAGTATATGATTATCTCAAAGGTTGTGAGTTGATTGGCGATTATAAGAATTTGCGTAAATGCCTTGATTGGTTCAGAAGCAACAATTCTGAAGCCTACATGGTATTGCTTGATTAAGGATATTATGAGTAGAAAAATTGACCATTTTGTCCGTGAGTTGGTAGATAGTGATATGCTCACGGTGAAGAAAATGCTTAAAACGGATCTCAAAGTATTGGCAGAAGATTTGTTAGAGCGGAATTATCGTGAGTTGTCCAATGAAACTATTGTGGAATTGTATGAAGAAAGATTCCATACCTATGTGCGGAGTGTAGAATGAAATTAAATTACCAACAGAAAGAAGATATTATGCAATCAATATTTGCTAATCATCATTCACCAATTGGTTTTCGGTCAGTTTACAAAGGCGTTCCAATTGATAATTATGAGCAAATCAAGCAGTTTATTGATTTTACCAAGTATTATGTAATGTTCCGTGGACCAAGGCCAAACATTGGCCAAAACTCCACTCGCAAGCGTGATGCAAAAGCTTTTGATGTGTATCAGCGTGATGCACGGACTGTTCGTGAGCTTCGTATTGAGCGTGAAGCATTTGAGCGTGGTGTGAAGTGGGCTAATAATCGTAGTCATTAAAGCATAGTCTTAATGGAGGGATATCCGGTGCAAGACTCTAAACTAGCACAAACAGCAGTCTATGTCTACAGGCCGATGCGGCCTTTTGCTGAGTATGACTTTAAATAAAGAGCAATAAACAGATGCAGCCGACATTTGCTGGTTTGAGGCTATAAAATGATAAACCAGCACTTATTTTTATTGATTGGAGTTTATATTATGGGTACCAGAAGTTTAACATTTGTGTATAGTGAATCTAAGAGCGGTGAGGCCGCTGAGCGTATTATCAATATGTACCGCCAATATGATGGTTATCCAACAGGCCATGGTGCTGAGTTGGCAGAGTTTCTATCAAGTGGCAGTATGACCAATGGCCTACGCCTTGGTACTAATGAGAGATTCTTCAATGGCATGGGTTGTTTGGCTGCACAGATGGTAGCAAACTTCAAAGATGGTGCAGGTCAATTCTATTTGCATCCTGTTGTTGAGCAATCATGTGGTCAAGATTATGAGTATCACATTTTGAATGTTGATGGTCAATTCAAAATTGAAGTGTATTATTGTGGTTGCAATATGTTTGGTATGAGTAGTGATTATGAAAGTGAAGTTATTTTCTCTGGTTCATTACCTGAGTTTGTAGAATTCTGTAAAGAAAAGGAAACAGCATGAGTTACGATTCAGATGTAGAAAACATCTACATGGTTGAGTTTGAGTCCGGCCGAATCATTCATTTGAGCTTTTATGAAGTTCAAGATGTAAAAGAATTTTGTGCGGAAGAATATTCAGACGAAACCATCAAAGTAATTTACAAAGAAGTTTATGTTGGTGAAGATAATGAATAAAAACAATTATCAAATCGATTGGAATAAATTGGCCAATTATAATATTGTGGTCAATACACAACCAAAAGATCCGTTGCAAGATGTGGTGAAGAATGATGAGTTGGTTTCATGGATGCAGGAATATCCTGATGCTATGGATGCAATTAATAAAATAAAGGCAAAGAAATGAATTATTACTTGGTTGAATTTATGGATGATTCAATTCATCCTCAATATGAAGAAGTGTCCGCCATTTCAGCACAAGAGGCGGTGCGTAGTATTAAACTAGGTTGGCCAACAGCCAAGATTTGGAATGTTTGGATTGATTGTGGTGAAAACGACCAATGGAAAGATGAGTAATGGGAATATCAGCATACAAAGAAATTACCGAATGGAATGAACCAGAGTTTGTGATACCAAATCATACATACTTGTTTGATGGTAAGTCCAATATCTTGGCCTATGCTCGTGAGAGTGATGGCCAAGTGACCGTATTCAGCAAACCTATGCCAATGGACACTCGTAGGCGTAAGTTTATCAAGGTCAAACATAAAGAATTGGACGCCATAAGCGCAACGGTGGTGGTTCAACAACCAAAAGCTTTGAATGTGCCTAATTGGCAGGTCAAAAGCGATTCAGGCAAGACCTATACAGTCACCTTAGAATCTGGTAAGTATCAATGTAATTGTGTTGGTTATTCGTATCGTGGTAAATGTAAACACAGCGAGCAAATTAAAAATGAAAATAGTAATTAATTGTGATTATGGTGGTTTTTCTTTGTCTGATTGGGCAATCGAGGCGTATGCTGACCGCAAAGGCATCAAATTGAAAAAAGAAAAAACCAAATTTGGTATAACATTATATACCAATGCCGACACCAATGAAGATTTTGAAAGTAGGGACATTGAACGAAATGATCCTGTGTTGGTCAAAGTTGTTGAAGAATTAGGTAGCAAATCATTTGGTTTTGCGGCCAATCTAAAAATTGTGGAAATACCCGATGATGTAAATTGGGAAGTGGTACAATACGATGGTTTGGAACATATTGCTGAAAAGCATAGAACATGGTACTAAAAGTGTTGTATGGACACAACAGTAGGTTGACTTCTGGTGTGGAATCTGTATAATGGTAGTTGAAATTGGGTAAGCGGTAAAGTTGGAGAGTTACAGCGGACTGTAAATCCGTTGCCTAAGGCTGAGTTGGTTCGAATCCATCCTTGCCCACCAGAATTTGTTATGTTTAATTGGAGAATGTATGAATAAAAATGCAAAGCAATTCGTTGTAGCGTGTGAAGAACGATTTGGTTCTGAAGCCGTTATTAATAGAGATAACATTACACAAGTTTGTAATGAATCAGGTGCGCCCTATCCTTATTGGTTGGTGACCAAATCACAATATCGTTATGACCGTGGTCAATACAAAGTGCCACCATCTGGCGAAAAGATTGTAAAGGCAAAAGTGAAAGAACAAGAACCTGAATTAGAGATTGCTTATGCACAACCTGCACAAGTGTTAGAGTTCCGCCAACCAAAACTGGTTGATGATAACGAACCATCGGTGCCACAAAAATGGCCTGATTATGTGCCGTTTGGTTTCTACAAAGATATGAAAAATATCATTAGTAGCAAGGCATTCTATCCAATTTTCGTTACTGGTTTATCAGGTAACGGCAAGACCTTGATGGTCGAGCAAGTGTGTGCTGAATTAGGCCGTGAGTGTATTCGTGTGAATATCTCCGTTGAAACTGATGAGACCGATTTACTTGGTGGTCCTACATTGGTCAATGGTAATGTGGTCAATCGTGATGGTCCTGTTCTTATCGCTATGAAGCGTGGCGCAGTATTGTTGATTGATGAAGTTGACCGTGGTTCTAATAAACTAATGTGCTTGCAAGGTATCATGGAAGGCAAACCACATTACAATAAAAAATCAGGTGAGATGGTGTATCCAAAATCTGGTTTCACAATCGTTGCAACTGCCAACACCAAAGGTCGTGGTAGTGATGAAGGCAAGTATCTATCACAAATTCTAGATGATGCTTTCTTAGAACGATTCCCAATCACGGTAGAACAGGAATATCCTGATGTTAAAACTGAGAAAAAGATTTTAACACCATTGATTGAAGATAAAGAATTTGTTGAACATTTATGCCAATGGGCTGATGTGGTTCGCAAATCGTATGATGAAGGTGCAACTGATGAAATTATCAGCACTCGCCGTTTGGTACACATCGCAAAAGCTTTTTCTATATTCAAAGATAGAATGAAAGCCATTACATTGTGTGTAAATCGTTTTGACGAAGAAACCAAAATGGCATTCTTAGATTTGTATAGCAAGGTCGATAGTTCGGTAGAATCACCTGCCAATACAAGTACCATTTCTACCACATCTGAGGTTGCCAACCAATCTCAAGTGTAGTATAATGGGTATGTAGCAAATGAGAAGTTTTTATATTATTAATTTATTAGGAGTATTACAATGGCATTAACAGTTCGTAAAGGTAAGGTAAACCGTCATGAGAAAATTACCCAAGTATTGTTGTCAGGCAAACCTGTGAGTCCTGCTGAAATCGAAACAGTATTCAAAGGCACAGACCAAGAATCAGTATTGTATCGCCTCAGTACCAACATTTATAACATTCGTAAAGATGGCGGTATCGTTAAAGTAATCAAAGATGGCCGTAAAGTAAAGGCGTATCAATTGATTAATGCCGACCAGTTCGATTCCAATGGTCGATTCAAAGGCAACCAACAGTTGCAAACTAAAGCAACACCTGTAAAACCAGTTGTTGTTCAGCAGTCAGCAACAGTTTAATCTCTCCGCCATCATATAGTTGTTTAGACTCGTTGTGAAACGCTCGAGCTATGTGATGGCACCTTTTTATATTATGGAAAATTATGACAATCGATAAAGAAGAAATGTTTGAGTATTTGGATACATTGCGTGAAACTGGTGTAACCAATATGTTTGGTGCTTCACCATATTTGCAACAGGCATTTGGCCTTGAGCGCAGAGAAGCAAAAAATATCTTAACAGAATGGATGCAAACATATGCCCAGCGATAGATTTGATTTTGAACAGCAGATTATAAGATGCTGGAATATAGTAGATGACCTCAAAGAGCTCGATGAAGGCATATTTGAAGGTTGGGTAGAAAACAATAGCGAAGATTCATTTTCAAATCATGTGATGGCTCTTGCTCATGTTTATGATGTGAAATTTCACAAACTGTGGAGTTTATTTGAAGATGTAATGATGGCGGAAGTTCGTAAAAATAAAATGCTTGAAGAAGAATGTGCTGCGTTGCGTGAGCAATTAAGTGATGCATACGATGGCCAAGGTTATGGTATTGCGGCAATTAAACCAAAAAAGAAAGATAAGAAATGAGTAGATTAGAACGAATGAATGATTGGTGTGGTGATGTGTTGAATAAGGCAATTCGTTATGATGCCCTTATTACATTCGGCATGCTTGCAACATTGTTTATTGTTATGGTGATTTGTATGGTAGTTGGTATTTTGGGTGGATTGGGATATTTACAATGAGATATATTGCAAAACCTAGATTGTTTAATAAGACACACCAAAAGGAGTTTGATAACCCCGTTGATGCCATTAAGTACCTAAACGAATATATGAGTGCCGAAGAAGGCGACCACCAAGACTATGTGTTCATATCGCCATCGACCTCCAAGCGCAACCTAAAGAAGTCCATTGAAGAATATGTTGGTATTGGTAAGTTGATGTTGGTACCAGAATAAGGAAACATTATGATTAATTTTGTGATAGGTTTTGTTTTAGGCTTTATTGTCGCTACTACAGGCTTTACTGGCTTTGCACAGATGGTGGATAGTGGAATTGATAAAGTTAAAAACACCTCAATTAGTGTGGATTCAAAATGATACAATACACAGTAAGAATGAATGGTAAACCCATTAAAAATTTCTATGATAGATCGGAAGCAAATTTGTTTATGCAATGGTTGTTGAACCGATCAAAAGAAGAAACGCTTCGTGAATCGTTGATTGAGGCCGCTTTGGCTAAATCTGATTTGAGTGAAGCAAATGCAGTTATTAAACACGTTATGGAGTTAAAATGAAATATCTAATTGGTGCCGCCTTGTTGTTGGTCGTAGGGTGCTCATCAACACCTAAATTGACCAACTATGATGGCCCTAAAGCAATGGATCGTGCAGACGTTGTTAAAGCACACAAAGATTGTGTGAATGCTCGTATGCGCCCCTATGTTGATTATGTTGTCGTTAATACAGAACACGGCAAACTATTGGTGCCAGTAAATGTTATTTGTGAACCTGTGAGATAATCATGCAATTATTTGATAATTTAGCCGCAGTAGGTTTAACTACCGATGTGTTACAAATCGTAATCATTTCAGCAATCGTCATTTTCTTGGTTGGAATGTATTGGCGTTATATTGTTATTGGTGTTGGTTTGGCATTTTGTGTTGCTGTATTTGCTATGCCATCCAAAAAGGTTGATAAACCTACTGAGGTTGCTGTGGTAACTCCTATTGCTAAAGAAGAACCAAAGGTAGAAGAAATTAAACCACAACCACCCGTTGCAGAGGTGAAACCTGAAGCAAAAATGTCACCTGACCAAGAGATGTTTATGGAAGATTGTAAACTATATGGTGGTATGACACAATCAGAGTGTAATGCGTTATGGCGTGACCGTGAAAGTAATATGGAAACCGTTAAATGGCGTAAACAATGGAAAAAAGATTACATGAAACGAGTTAAACATGGATCAATTTGATGAAAGTGAATTGCATTTAGTTTCAGATGAGATTGATTTGTTTATAACTGAATCATGTGTTAAATATAAAATATCACCATTAAAATTTAGTGCAGTAACATTGGCCAGATTAATTCATTTGAATAATTCAGTAAAAAGTTCAGATGATTTGGCCAAATTATTATTAAGTGTGGGTGAAAGTATTTTAAATAAAGAATTAGAGAAACCAGAAAGATTGCATTAATGAAAATAGCGTTAGCATCCGATATCCATTTAGAATTTGGTGACCTCATTTTAAAGAATGAGGAGAATGCTGACGTCCTCATCCTGAGTGGTGATATCTGTACCGCTAGTCAGTTTAAGAAAAAGCCAAAAGAAAGAAATAAGGTAAAAAGTTTCTTTAGCCGGTGTGCTTTTCAATTTCCTCACGTTGTGTATATCATGGGTAATCATGAGCATTATGATTTTGATATTGCTAATACGTATGATAGATTGAAGGCTGAATTAGCCGATTTACCAAACATTCATGTATTAGAAAAAGAAACATGGGAACACAATGATGTGACCTTTGTTGCTGGTACATTATGGACTGATATGAACAAAGGTGATTCATTAACTTTATGGCATTGTGGTAGAGCGATGAATGATTTTCGTTTAACTAAAAACAGCAATCGTATGGTTCAGCATAAGAAGAATGTTTACCATGATAACACTTTGGTTGTTAAATCTGTGGATCATTATCAAACACCTTCATTGTGGTCAGCAGAAGATTCTGTGGAAGACCATAAAAAAATGTTGGACTACATAAAGATTGCTACTGAGAATAAAACAAAACAGTATGTTGTGGTAACACACCATGCACCAACGCCAATCAGTATTGCTGAGTGTTATCGGTTTGATACATTGATGAATGGCGCATTTCATTCTGATTTGTCCGAGTTTATTATGGATAGGCCACAGATTAAATTGTGGACTCATGGTCATATGCACAATGTATCTGATTATATGGTTGGTGATACGAGAGTAGTTTGTAATCCTCGTGGTTATGTTGGTTATGAACAGAGAGCAAAAGAATTTAAATTGATATATTTGGAGATTTAAATGGGAATGTTTGATGAGATTCATTACCAAGGTGAGGTGTATCAAACCAAAGATACACCTTGCCAAACTCTAGACAAATACAAAATTGAACATGACCAAGATTCTGGCCACATATATTTGTGGCATGAAGATTATGATGCTGAATGGATAGAAGATAATGATGGATTCTTGGGTGGTTATCTAAGACAATTCAATGAACGCTGGGTGTATTGCCATGATTTTGATGGTGCCATTAGGTTCTACCGTGAAGATAAAGAGAATGGTGGTCATAAGGCCGATAAATGGATTGAATATAAATCATTATTCATGAATGGCCAATTATTAAAGATTGAGAGAGTTAATGAGTGATTATACACCTGATAAATGGGTTGTAGTGAAGATTACAGCCGATAAAGAACCACTATACAAGGTATTTGCCTGTTGGTATGGTGGATATATTGGTTCCGATTCATGGCAATTCAATAGTGGTATCGTTAATGTTGAATCAACGGATGATTACTATGATTTTCATGGTCACTCTGGATCGGTATATCGTTGTTATAAGAATTCATACGGCACCAATGGTTATGGTGGTAGAGTATTACAAAACTTTATTGATAAGGCAGATTTCAAAATTGAGATGCTGCCTGAGAACACAAATTGGAAAGAGTTAAATTATGCCTGTGAGATATAGCACAAACTGGATGGGAGTGGCGAACCTGAAATGGTACGAGGATCGTGGCCTACTTAAAAAGATTAAACGAACACTCACCGAGGATTCTACTTTGACCAACCGAAAGGCCGGTGATGTCGTTGAGTATTCCGAGATTATTCAGGAGTATTCATGTGGTCGTATTGATTGTCGTGGTGAAGATTTAGGTCAGTTTGGTGATGAGATTGGTGTTGGCCCAATGAAGGCAGAATCTTGGCACCAATTTGGTAAATGGTTAGATACTTTTGAGACCGATTTTATGTGGTCATTGGAAGAATTGGTTGAATTGTATGAAAGAAATAATCCTAAAATTGAATGGTGGGTAGAAAAATGAAAGTTTATTTAAGTAATTATAGAAATCACTGGATTTCTCCATATACAATCCTAGAATACATCTTTTTCTGGACTGATTGGAGTAAATGCGGTCGCAATAAAGGTGTAATCGCAGATGAAGATTATGTGGATCATCCTGCATGGGTTAATAAATGGGCCAATCGAATGGAACCTATCAGTACCGCCATTCGTGTAGTTTTAGATTTTATTCATCCACCAATCAAGTATGTGAAGATTGATAGATACGATACATGGTCAATGGACCACACACTATCACAAATTATTTTGCCAATGCTTAAACAGTTGAATAAAGAAAAGCATGGCGCACCATATGTTGATGATGAAGATGTGCCTGATGAATTGAAATCTACCAATGCTGAACCAAAAGAGAATGAGTGGGACACCGATTCAAACCATTTCAAGCGTTGGGATTATGTAATGAATGAAATGATTTGGGCATTTGAACATCTCGTTGATGATTCATGGGAAGAAGAATTCTGGTCTGGTGATAAAAACGATCAAAACGAAGATATTGCCAATATGTTTAAACCAGGTTGGAAATCAAAGAGAGTATGGGATCGTGAAGGCCACGAAAAAGTGGACGATAGAATTAAAAATGGTCTAATACTATTTGGTAAATACTATCGTAATTTGTGGGACTAATCATGTTATCTTATTATCGTTATTGGCAGGCGGTGAAACGATTGGAACAATCTACCGAAACTCTTAAACTCATGGCACCTGATGTACCAGATATGGTTCAGGCGCAACATGAGATGATTGAACGAGAAGTGGAATACTATCGTGAACAATCAACAAAGTGTACCATATTTCTATTGACTTTAATGATGTTTACTGGTACAATGGCCATATTATTTACTAAAGGAATTGCTGATGTTTACATTAATCATTAAAAAAATAAGTGAATGGTTTCAAAGTAATCGAACAATATTTTTTGTTGCCATTATTGTATTTGGTTTAACATTCCACTACACACCATATTTTATGAATGTGCCTGTCAATGGTAACTTTGATGGTGGTATTCAAAACAAGTTGGTTTGGTCAGTTAAAGGTGAATGTTTTTTTGTACGACCACTAAATCAAACAGATACATTATTGGTTCGTGTAAAAGATTGTGATAAACAGGAGTCAATTCAAAAGGTAACTAAATGAAAACAAATAGTGATTTTAAACTAAGTAAAGAATCAAAACGAATTCTTGCACTAATGCCTGACAGTAAACGTGGTCATTGGAAAAGCATGATGATTGAAGCAGAAGTATTGGAAAAACGTGCCAAGTTGGCCAAATTGAAAGAAAACAAATCTGAAAAGGGAGAAGCATAATGGCATTATTTGTTGAAGTTGAATCAGTAGAAAAACAATGTAAAGTAATCATTAATTTAGATGAAGTAATTGAGATTGCTCCTTTGGCCGCAGGTGGTTGTGCTTTATTCATTGCTGACCAAGCAGCTGTTGGTGGTAGCAAGGCATACAAAGTAAAAGATACTTATGACCAGTTCAAACAATTTGCTATGCAAACTGTGTCGAGTGAAGATATTGCGGCTCGTATTAAGTCTTTAAAGAAAAATACACCTGTTGATTTGGATATTCCAAAATTATGAGTAAGTTTACATTTATTTGTGAAGATGATCCAATGCCATTTGCTGATGCAATCGTCACCAAAAAAACATTTGAATTCAATGCTGACCATTTAGATAGTGTTATTGGTGAGTTTGAAACTTTTTTAAAAGGTTGTGGATTCAATTTTGGTGGTTATTTGGAAATTGTAAATGATAATCAATCCACAACAACTCTTAAACAAGAAGATGATTTGGATGATTTAGATTCAATTTTTAATAAAAAAATAAGCGTTATTAAGTGAACGATTTATTTTATAACCTGTTTGATTGGATTCGTGATGATTGGAAAAGTAATAGAATACGTTTTCTGGTTGAACTCGTTGCTTGGGCTATTAGCATTGGTTGCAGTATCACTATGGCTCTCACCGTTCCCAACCCCCCACTTCTTATCTTATACCCTATTTGGATTGCCGGTTGCGCTATGTATGGTTGGGCTTCCTATACTCGTAAATCATTTGGTATGCTGGCTAATTATATTCTTCTCACCACAATCGACACAATTGGACTAATTAGAATGCTATGAATATATTTTATCTTGATGAAGATGTAAAAAAATGTGCACAAATGCACGTTGACCGCCATGTTTGCAAAATGGTAATTGAGTATGCTCAGTTACTTTCAACAGCACATCGAGTGCTTGATGGCCAAGAATACAAAAGATTGTCGGCCAATAATCGGTCAATCAAAGCATGGCGGTTGCCTGATGGTCGTGAAGAACGCCTTATGAAACCCACTATGATGAATCATCCTTCTGCAATATGGGTTCGCCAAAGTAATGAAAACTATCGGTGGCTTTATAATATGTGGTGTGAACTATTGAGTGAATTTACCTATCGTTATGGCAAGGTTCATGCTACGGCACGATTGATACCTGATCTGGCGGTATTGCCCACCAATATACCTAAAGGTAAATTTACTGGTCCCACACCTGCCATGCCTGATGAATGTAAGGTGACAGGTGATTCCTTGAAGTCCTATCACAATTATTACAAAATGAATAAATCACATCTTTGGTCATGGAAAGGTAAGATAAATAAGAGAGAGGTACCACCCTTTATGAAAGAATGGTATCGTAAAATGAATTCATCACTTACCCATGAGTACCTTTGATGCCAACATATGATTTTTTAAATAAAAAAACCAATTCAATTGAAGAACACCGTATGTCCTATACGGTATTGGATGAATTCATCTCCAATAACCCACACCTAGAACGTCATCATTCAGCCGAGAATCTACCAGTATTTTCGGATGCTGGTCGTATGTCTGTACCTGGTACCAAAACTGCTGATGCTGCCTTTGAAAAAGGTGTCATTGAACGAATCAAAGCCACCGTACCAGGAAATACCTTACACAAATCACACAAAACAAAGTTGCCTAGAGAATGGTAAATGTGAATATTCAATTCCCTGTTCTATTAACTAAACAACGAGGTGTCAATGATAAAATTGCCCCCATAGTAAAAGCTCAAAAAGTATCCAAGTATAATAAAAATAACAGGAGACCTGATGAGCAAAAAAAGAATGATGTCAAAACAACAGCGGCTATACTACGAATCAGCGAACAAGGAAAGAGTAAGGCAAGAATTGGCTGAATACGTTAAACAACTAAGAGAAATAGAACGATTTAGAACCGAATTACATAAACGAATTTTTTAGGATAACAAATGCTATTTGAAATTAAAGGCACCAGATTTGAGGATGGTGATACAAAAATTTTCCATTATGACAACATTGCAAATGTCTTAAAGGATGCAGAAGGTAATATTTTTGAATATCCAGAAAATCAAAGACAAAATTTTAACTTAAAACCATTTAAGTCTTTTGATAAAAATCATCCATTAAAGAAGGCCAAATTAATTAGTACTTTAAAAATCCAAATGGGTTTAAGTTGTAATTATTCTTGTGATTATTGTTCTCAAAAATTTGTTGAACGTCAACCAGAAACATCAAAGAAAGACATCGATGCTTTCATGGAAAAATTAGAATCTTTACATTTTGATGAAGATGTTGGATTGGCAATCGAATTTTGGGGTGGTGAACCTCTTGTGTATTGGAAAACATTAAAACCTTTGGCTGAGGCTATCGCTGAAAAATTTGATGATTGGAAAACTAAACCAAGATTTAGTATTATTACAAATGGTTCTATTTTGACAGATGAAATCATTGATTGGTTGATGATGATGGACTTTTCTGTAGCCATATCACATGATGGTCCTGGTCAATTTGTTCGTGGTCCAGATCCTTTTGACGATCCAGAAAAGAAAGAAACTATTCTTGGGTTTTATAGAATGATGACTCGTTTAGGTAAAAAATTTAGTTTTAATTCGATGTTGAATTCTAAAAATCAAAGTAGAAAAGAAATTTATGATTGGTTTGTGAATTTAACTGGTGATGAGGACGTTAAACTTGGTGAAGGTTCTTTGGTTGATGCTTATGATGAAGAAGGCATTTCAAACTCTTTAATTACAAAAAAAGAACATTTTGAATTCAGAAAAAAAGCTTTTGGTGAATTGTATGGTACTGGAGGTAAAATAGGATTTGTTGCTCAATTGGGTAAAATTGACAGTTTGATTCAATCTATTTTAAATCACTCAGAAGCAAAATACTTAGGCCAAAAATGTGGTATGGATGACGAACATACCATTGCAGTGGATTTACGTGGAAATGTAATGACCTGTCAAAATGTCAGTTCTTTAGAAATCTCAAAGAATGGAGAATCACATCATGGTGGTAATTTGAGTGATTATTCAAACGTAGAACTCAAATCAGTTACTCATTGGTCAAATCGTAAAGAATGTCCTGAGTGTCCTGTACTACACATTTGTAAAGGTGCCTGTATGTTCTTGGATGAAAAGTTTTGGGACATCTCATGTGCCAATGCCTATTCAGATAATGTGGCTTTGTTTGCTTCGGCATTCACCTTAATAACCAATGGATATGTACCCACTTTAATTAAGAGTGATACTTTACCATTAGATAGACAAGACATTTTTGGTACTATCTTTCAACATGAAGAAGAAAAATCCAATAAAAAAATCATACCAATTAAAGTTGTAAAAGAAATTGTTGGTCAAGTAGACGATGTTCCTGTATACGGCAAATCTCGTTTGGAAGTATAAATAATAAAATAATAACCTTTTAAAAAGTGTGTAAAAATGACATTACCATCTTCAGGACAACCAATTGGCATAGCGGATATTGAAACCGAGCTCGGAATTCCTGTAGGAACCGCTGCTGATTTAACTTTTTTGAACGATTACATAAAACCGGGTATACGACCAGGTACGCCAAATTTGGCTGGGTTTTGGGGATTAAGTTATTTTTTACAGAATGACCAGGGTAACTGCAATAATGGTAACGTAACTAATTGCAACTGTAGTAACTGTGGTGGCGGAGAGGCAATTCAATGCTATACAACAAATAATTGTACCAACATAGGTGCTGCCAACTGTGACACACAATCTTGGTTGCAAACGGGAAATTGTCAAATTTCGCCAACACCCACATATAATTGTACAAGTGACCAAAATTGCTTCACATATGATTGTAATTGTAGTAAAATTATTTGTACTAAATTATTTGAAATTGGCCTTATGAAGCAAAGCATTTTTGAAGCCGACCAAGCATTTGGTGAAAGACTAATTAAGACCAATCCAGACATTTACAATGGTTACAGAGCATGGGCTGAAATTGTCGTTGATTGGATGGAAGGTAAAGGTCCAAAAATGATGCCTTGGATGAATGACGAAGAATTTAGTATTGCTGCCAAGAAATGGTCAACATCTTGGGCTTATGATATTGCAACACCTTGGGCTGAAGAAATGGCCTATATGATGGGCGAAAAAGAAACTGGTAGTATTGCCGGTAAAATGTTAATGATTTTTGGCATACCAATTTGTAAAGTTGTGGGTGTATGGCGCCGTTGGTTTGGTCCAAGTAAAAAGAAACCAGGATTCATTAAAGGTGCATCTCTTGTTGTTATTTTTGTCATGTTTAAACTAGTTGCTGAACTTGGCCGAATGATTGAAAAATTGACACCACAAAGGAAAATTGTTTAATGAAAGAATTAAGAAAAACCTTTATAAAGAAAAAACCTAAAGGAAAACTTAAAGCGGTTGAAATAACTGCAGACGATAATGGCCAGTATATACATGACCATGTTTCTTATTTTGCCAATGTCATTAGTTATGAAATTATTAGTTCTTTTTCAAAACAAGATAAAGAAAGATATTTTAAGATGGTAACAGACCATGAAAAAATGATAACTAATTTATATGGAAATTCAATGTTAAATTCTATAGTATTTTTGCCTGTGGCTTTAAGAAAAGGTGTAAATAACGAATTAATTCGAGAATATAAATTATGGCTGGATAAACAATGAAAAATACTTTTACTTCATTAGAAACTTTAACAACACATGATGGCAATACAATTATATTCAACCCAATGTGTGTGGGAGAATTTTTTAAAACTATTTTCGAACAAAATTACTTGAAACTTTCACCAGAAGAAAAAGAAGAAGTTTATTTAATTGAACAGAATTATGGGGATATTTTAGATAGAGTATGGAAATCTCCTTTGCAAGTAGCTGTTAAAAGTATTGGTGCCGGATGGGTTTTTCAAGATGAAGAAAGAAATCCTATAGAAGAATATCGATACGCTTTAGACATGGCAAAAGATGCTGACATAACAGAAGAAGCACATCAAGCTAAAATGGAAAGATTAAGACTTCACGCAGAGCTCTTTGCAAAAGAAAATAAGTAGTAATATTTTATTATGAATAGTTTTAAAACAAAAGCTGATAGGGATCGTTATCATTGGTATCAAAATGCACAAAATATGTTTTGGCAAAGCCCAATCTGGGAAGAACAAACCAAATTCGATACATCATTCAATGAAGTTTTATTAGAAGAAATTTATGCCATTGGTAAAAATATTGCCTTAGGTGTAGATAGAGATCCTCATAATAGTATATGGGACTACAGCAGACCCAATTTAGATATACTTAAACAAGAAATTATTGATATTGTAACTAGAAAAATTGTACAGAACATACCACAACTTCGTATGTTAAATATTCGTGGTTGTGAACATTTCATGGGTTGGGTCAATGTACGGGAACCAGGTGAAAGACTTGAAGTACACGGACATACTGAATCAGCAATTGCTGCAACATATTACATCAAAGCCAAAGAAGGTTGTGGTGATTTAGTGGCATTTGATTCTTCTCATGCCATTGATTGGGAGAATAATCGTTTAAGTGGCAGTCCTTTCATGCGTGAACGTAGATATAAACCCGTTGAAGGTAGATTAATTTTCTTCCCGTCTTATGTGTTACATGGTATTGATGAAAACAAATCAGATGATTTAAGAATTTCATTATCGACCGACCTAAGAAAAGTAGTCGATAAAGACGCATCAAATACTGTTATCTTAAAAAGTTGGGCAGGCAGAATGTCCAAAATCAAAGAGTGGAAACTTGAGTAATGTTTGCCAGATTGGAAAAAACATTTGAAAAACCACTTTATGCAATTACCGATCCGTTAAAATCATTTAAAGGTGATAATGGCAAGGGTATTGATTACAAAAAGATATGGTCACCCGAAGCAGAAAAACTTTATGGTATATTACCAAGAAGGTATTGGCAAGATTTTCACTTGACAATAATGACAATTGACTGTATAATACCTCCTCACACAGACACGGAAATAATTACTTCAATTAATTTTTATTTGCAAACAGAAGGTTGTAAAACTGTATTTTATAAACCAAAAAATAATGATTTAAAAACTATACAGGTTAAAAATCAAACTAATGGTCACATTTATTTTGAAGAAGATTTGATTGAGGTAGATAGTTTTATTGCCAAAGATTTTGAAATTTGGTTACTTGATGTAACTCAAATACACGGCGTACAAGGGAATTTTAATTTAAGAAAAGCACTTACACTAGGAACTTTCATACATAAGTATGAAGATGTCCTTAAAATGTTAAAGGAAACAGGTAATGGCATTTGTTAAATTAAAACACCTCTATGAATATATGCCACACACAATTATACCAAAAGGTCAGGCTGATTCATTTGCAGGAAAATATGGATTAGGAGTAAGACACAGTACAATTTGGACACCAGAACCTGAACGTGAAACTTTATATAAAGTTATTCCAGAAAGGTATTGGAAAGATTTTCAAGTAACGAGAATGTCAATTAATAGTTTATTGTTACCTCATGTTGATAATGATTTTATAACAACAATTAATTTTTATTATGAACCAGGAGATTATAAAACTATTTTTTGGAAAGCAAAACCAGGTGCAAATTCTTGGAAAACAGAAGAAGATAGGCACACAGAGGTTACAACTGGCAATATGCAAGCAAAAGATATTAATGTGGAAGATTTAAAAACTAAAGTTAAAGAGTTTGTAGCTGAGAAACAAAATATGCCCACTTGTGAAGAAATTACATATGTTGATGCAGTATATACTTTTGACGATGTGTATGAAATTGGTTCATTTGTCGCTAATAAGAATGAAGCGTATTTGTTAGATGTTAGTGTGGCACATAATGTTGAACCATTGGATGGCACAAAACTTAGAAAAGCTTTTGCTTTAAGAACCAGACACTATAACTATGAACAAGTGTACGAAATGTTAAAAGAAACTGGAAATTTATAAAGGAAATAAAAATGTTTTTTGAAAAATTAGATTATACAGTTGATATTGAAAAATTAAAAAAAGAAGTCCGTGAAAGTGTTTTCATTTTAGGTGACCAAGTTGTTCAAGGTAAAGAATATGAAACACCAAAATATCATGGTTTTGGTGGTTGGAGTTTGTTGAGTAGAAATGCCACATGGACTGATGGCTGGGAAGCAATTCAACTAGAACAAGGACAAACATTAGAGTCCTTTTTACCTACACAAGAATTAATTTGGAAAGCATATAAACATTTTAACATTTATCATGGATTAGAACATGACAAACCAACAGAAGCGTATGTTGGTGAAATTAAAAAAGTATTGGATGATTTGCGTGAGCTTGGATTAACTCCGTGTAGAGCGAGAGTTGCTTGTCTAAAAGCACACTCAAAGAGTTTAATTCATAGAGATGCAAATTCTTCCGAATATATGACCCGCATACACATACCATTGTGGACTAATAAAAAATCTGTTCACATATGCCAAGGTAAAAATCTACACATGCCGGCAGATGGTGGTGTTTGGATTCTTTGGACAAATCTTTGGCACCAAATTAGAAATGATTCTGACGAAGATCGGTACCATATTATTATGGATGCTTACGATACAAAAAAAATTACAAAGAATTTTAAATATGAAGGTGATTTTGAATTGTATCGTAACTATATTCGTGGCCAAATGGAAAAAATTGAAAGTGTTGAATTGACTGAAGAAGATATTGATTTCTTTGAAGCAATCAAAGAAAAATATTTAACTAAAAAATAAATTATGGATGATCGGCATGGTATTATATTCACTGGTATGGAAAGAACTAGGACAATTAGTCGTCCTGCTGGTGCCGCACGCCTAAGAACTTTTTTAGAACAACACAATTACAATATTGAAGTTATAGATTATTTTGGTAATTTTACTGAAAGAGAACTAGAACTACTTTGTGAAAGATATATTGGACCAAAAACTTTGTTTATTGGTATCAGTATAACATTCATATATGCATTCGATAAAATTAATTATCTATTCAAACACATCAAAGAAAAATATCCAAAAGTACAAACACTAATTGGTGGTAGTGAAACTCCTATTGAAGGTGTTGATTTGACACAAGTAGATAGAATTGTTTGGGGGTATTCTGAAGAAGCCATGTTACACTACATGAAATTTCTTAATAAAAAGCTTTTGAATGATTTGCCGTGGGTGCCTTATCGTGGAACAAAATCAATCAATGCGGAAATGTTATACAAGAATGATTCTAGCGACCTGACAATCAAATGGTTGGAAAGTGATTTGATTAAAAACAATTTTTTACCGATTGAAATTAGTAGAGGTTGTATTTTTAGATGTAGATTTTGTGCCTTTCCACTTTTAGGTAAAAAAAAGAATGATTATATTCGTCATGTGGATAACCTATCTGCTGAGTTGAGAAGAAATTATGAAATGTTTGGTGTCAATAATTATTGGTTTAATGATGATACCTTTAATGATAATGTAGTTAAATTGGAATATGTTGCTGAAGCAATTGCTAAAAGTGGAATAAAAATAACATATACAGCATTTCTCAGAGCAGATTTAATTGAGGCTTTTCCTGAAACAATTCCAATGTTGGCCGATACAGGATTAGTCGCTGCAACTTTTGGTTTAGAAACATTTCATCCAGAAGCAAAGAAAGCCATTGGCAAAGGATTAGATAATGAAAGACAGTTTGAGGCAATTAGGCAATTAAAGAAATACAAACCAATCTATACATATACTGGTATGATTTGTGGTTTACCAGGAGAACCAATCTCTAGTGTGATTAAAAGCCAACAAATGTTACTTGACCAAAACTTTGAAGTGTTCGATAATTGGGATTGGTGGCCGTTGTTAATTAGAAAAGGTTCAATAAGCCGCCTAAGTGAATTTGAAAAAGAATATGACAAATGGGGTTATACTGAACTGTTACCAGGAGAATATTCCATACCAAAAGTTGATGATGATATAAAATATGGTACGGATAATAATGGTGTGATGATATGGAAAAACAAATATACGAACTGGCACACGGCCAGAACAATTACTAATCAATTAAATATTGAGACCGAAAAACACAGAATTAAAGCTGGTAAATCGATTTATGGAAATGCCGATAAGGGAGTTAGTATCAACCATGATGTTTATGAATTGGTTGGTATGGGTGTTGATATTAAAGACATTATTGATGGCAATTTTGACAAGTCTTTTTTAAATAAAAAAATACGAGAAGCGGATCAAACCATTTTAGAATATAAAAAATTAAAGTTGGGCATACAATGAAATATCTTTGGACAAAAGAAGAAATACATATTGCGGATGAATTATTATCATTGGTACCAAACTTACGAAGTGAATTTTTAGCCCACCACAAAGATTTTGACACCACATTTAAGGGAGGTATTCCCTATTCTAAGGCAAATCCATTGGCTATTTTAGATCATGTTCCCGGAAAAGTGGATTGGAAAGTTGAAGGTTTACGATACTTCTTGCCAGAACAAAAAAAAGAGAGTAATATGTTTTTAGATCCAAAGGTGTCAAATGCTTTTCCAACAGCATCAACATTAACACAAAAATATATTAAACATTGTGGTTGTAGTGGTTATAGTATTTTAGAATCTGGTGGAATAATTAAAAAACACGTTGATGTTGAAAATAGGTCACATAATAGTGTTAGAATACATATACCACTAATCATACCCGAAGGAGATTCTGGTTTTGAAGTTAATGGTTTAACAACCAATTGGTCAAATTTGTTTGCTTTTGATAATGGAGAATTACATAGTGCATATAATAGAACAAACAAAAGAAGATTAATTTATATTATAGATATAACAAGAGAATTTTTATTGATACCTAAATTTGAGAAAAAGAATGTTTAATTACTGTTCACCAAAAGAACTAAAAGACTTACAATCCGAAACTTTTCCTGATGGTAAACGATACTATACATTAGAAGATGGCACAAAGTTGCCATCGGTCACCACAGTTCTTGGTGCACAAAAGAAAGATGCCATCATGGCATGGCGTAAACGAGTTGGTGAAGCAGAGGCCAATAGAATATCAAAGGCCGCCACAGGTCGTGGCACCAATGTTCATACACTATGTGAACGTTATTTAAACAATGAATCGTTAGGTGATATTATGCCTGATGCCAAAGAAATGTTTAAATCAATCAAGCCATTACTCAATCGTATCAATAATATTCATTACCAAGAACAAGCACTATGGTCTAAACAATTAGGTATGGCAGGTCGTGTAGATTGTATTGGTGAGTTTGATGGTGTATTATCTGTAATTGATTTTAAAACATCTAAGAAAATAAAATCTAAAGTTGAGATTGAAGATTATTTCTGGCAAACATCAGCATATGCACTCATGTATGAAGAATTGATTGGCACACCAATAAATAATTTGGTCATTATCATGGCAGTACAAGATGAACAACCTTTATTGTTCCAAGAAAAAACAGAACATCATATCGATGGTTTGGTAAAGGCCATACAATTTTATAAGGACCAATACAAATGAAAAAAATATTACTTACATTATTATTTGTACCAATGTTGGCTTTTGCTCAACAACAAAAAGCTGGCGTAACATACAATGCAACAATTACTAGAGTTATTGATGGTGATACTGTGGCATTCCAAGCGTTATGGTTACCAGATCCATTAAAGAAAGAATTGTCAATCCGTGTATTTGGTGTTGATACGCCAGAAAAAGGTTTTCGTGCCAAATGTCCTTCTGAGGATGCTCGTGGCCAAGCCGCCACAGCATTTACCAAGAAGATGATAGAACAATTTACCACTCGGCAAGTGGTATTAATGGATTGGGACAAGTATGGTGGTCGTGTCCTAGGTGACGTACTATTGAATGGTCAGTCCTTGCGTTCCATGTTGATCCAACAAGGTTATGCACGGGAATACTATGGTGAGGCAAAGACCAGTTGGTGTCCATAAAGTGGTAAACTTGAAGTAAACTGGTTGCCTATATAAGTATAAACACTTATAATAGGAACACTATGAACAAATATTGGAAAAAACTCTGCACTCCCGAGCAGAATGAAAGACAGTACGGGGCTTTAAAACTTTTGGCTGGTGGTCTAAGTTTTCTTTTTGTTATTTGGTTACTAGAAAGGATTCTATAATGCCTAGCAAAGATTGTGTAAAAGAATATAAGGTAAGAAGTTTTGCTTTCTACATGGGTGCCTGTGCATTCGCTGTAGGTGTACTAGCAATACTTTTTATTTTGAAATAATTCGTAGAAGTTATTAAAACGTTTGGTAAGACGTGGGTGCGAATCCCACCGCCTCCACCAGCAACTACATTAGAACGAACCGAGTTATCGGTAGCAAACAGAGCCAGACTGGTCTAGTGTAGTTCCTAATGGGGGCGAATAGATTCGATTATCAGATTAGTATAATAATGGAGAATCGCCAGAGAAGGCGTAATCACTAAATTAAATTAAACGCTAACGATAATAAGTTTGCACTTGCTGCCTAAAAGGTAAGCGGAGTTTCACCAGGTGAACTTAGCAACAGAATCACCTGGATAAATAAAACACCAGCAACACACAAACCGCTGGTAATACACATAAACACACACAAAAGGAGAAGTAAATGAGTATGACACCTTATGAGATTCGGCTAGAACTCTTAAAAATGGCCAAAGATATGCTAACTGATGATTATCACACTAGACATGATTCTCTACAACAGCAATGGCATACACAGGTAGATGCAGCAAAAATTGCTGGCACATCATCACCTGATTTCCCGGCGTTACCGCCATTTCCCACAGAAGAAGAAATTGTAAAGAAAGCGGAAGCTCTCAATCAATTTGTTTCTCAAACCACTCCACAACCTGAAGTTAAAATAAAATCGAAATCAAATTCGTAATTGGAGAAAGCCGGCTTCGGCCGGCAATTAACAAGGAGATAAGATGAAGTTTAATCTTCCAAAAATTAATTTAGTCACGGCAGTATTAACAGCAGTTGCTGTTTTGTTTACTGTACCAACACTATCAAAAGAATTCATATCGACAGCAACAGAGAAACAAGTTGCTGCAAGTTACAACAAACAAGTAGAATGCCTCGCCAAAAATATTTACTATGAATCGGCTGGCGAAACATACGAAGGTAAATTAGCCGTTGCACAAGTAACACTTAATCGTGTTAAGAGTGGCCAATTCCCAACAGACATCTGTGCTGTTGTTTACCAAAAAACCACAGATGCCAATCTTAGGACAGTTTGCCAATTTTCATGGACCTGTATGGTCAAAGAAATGGTACACGGACAAGATCGGTATAGATGGGAAGAATCTCTACTAATTGCAAAAAGAGCATTGACAGTTCCAGTTTTACATGATAAAATAGCAGAAACAAACGCACTGTATTACCATGCTACGTATGTAAATCCTGGTTGGAATAGAAACAAGGTTGTAACGAAAATAGGTAATCATATATTTTATAGTAGAATTTAATATGCCAAGTCGTGAAGAAATAAAGCAATTTAGTATGCTGATTGAAAAACTAGTGGCAGATGAACATCTAGGTTATATGGATGCCATCTGTCATCATTGTAAAGAAACTGGACTCGAAATAGAAGTTGCTGCCACTCTTATATCGTCTGCACTCAAAGCAAAGATTAAAGATGAAGCACAAGAAAATAATCTGTTGAAAAAGAGTTCGAAACTGCCGATATGACCGAGAACACAGGCTTTGCAGCCTATGCTCTATGGAACGCATTGAAGCTGCACTTTACTTCCGATTCTTATGATTACTTTAAATACAATGGTAAGACGAATGTATCTAAATCCACATTTAGTACAAACAAATCAAAATACCATTTCTATAAATTATCCCGAAAATACAATCTAGAGGAACTCAAAGATTTTTATATTGCCAATTTTATTCAAGGCAAAGGTGATTGGGTTGGTGATTTACTTCAAGATGGTGATGAGAACTATACCAAGTGGCAAAAAACTCAACAAAGCTTGACATATACCTTTGAGAATGATATAATGTATATGTTCGATAGTGTTGATGGCGCTGAGTTCTGGCACATTGATGATTACTTTAAACCTATTGATGGCGGTTGGCCAATGTTAATCACCAAAATGATGCACGATAAGATTAAATTAGAAACAGTTTGTATTCTAATAGATATATTTGACTGTATGCCACGATGGGAAAAACAAATTACTGAAGATATTATTTGGCCGACACACCGAAGAATTGTAAAGAAATACACACCATTTATTAATTATAATAAACAGAAGTTTAAAGAAATATTGAAAGAAAAAATTAAAGAACATGCATAAGATTACAAAGATTTACTTGGACATGGATGGTGTGATTGCCGATTTTAATAAACGGTATAAAGAATTGTACAAGATGGAACCAAAAGAGGCAGAGAATAAAAAAGAGTTTCATAAATTTTTTAGTGAGTTTATTGCCACTCAACAATTTGCAACACTAGATTTGATGCCAGATGCTGTACCATTATTAAACTATCTTAGTAAGTTAAACATACCTACTGAGATATTATCTTCTACATCATCCGAAAAACGTGATGCTGATATTAGGGCTCAGAAACTAACATGGTTACAAACCCATAACATTGGTTTCAAGGTCAATTTGGTACCAGGTAAAAGATTGAAAAAAGATTTTTCTAATGCCAATTCAATATTGATTGATGATACACTAGTTAATATTGACCAATGGCGTAGAGAAGGTGGTGTTGGTATACTTCACACAGATACCATGACCACGTTAGGTATTTTGAAAATGTACACTTGACATTGGATAAATACTATTATATAATGAGAAGTTCGTGGATAAGTTGTTTATACACCGTTTAATACTCCGTTTATACGAAAGGAATTACTATGAGTTTTGCAAATCTAAAACGCCAATCTGGCAACCTTGACAAACTATCTAAAGCAGTCGAGGCACTCTCCCAAACAACCGAAGGCAATACAAAGGTCGATAATTTCTGGCGTCCAGAAGTTGATAAAGCAGGTAATGGCATGGCCACTATCCGTTTTCTTCCTGCATCTGAAAAAGATGGTGATGATGCTCTGCCTTGGGTCAAAATCTTCTCACATGGATTTCAAGGTCCTGGTGGTTGGTTAATTGATAATTGTTTGACCACTAAGAATCAACAATGTCCTGTGTGTGAACACAATTCTACATTGTGGAATTCTGGTATAGAAGCGAACAAAGATGTAGTTCGCAAACAAAAACGTAAACTAAATTACGTTTCAAACGTTTATATTGTATCCGATCCAAAACATCCTGAGAATGAAGGTAAAGTATTCTTGTTCCGTTATGGTAAGAAAATCTTTGATAAGATTACTGAAGCCATGAATCCTCAGTTTGCTGATGAACAAGCAGTCAATCCATTTGATTTATGGAAAGGTGCTAACTTCAAGTTAAAGATTCGTAAAGTTGAAGGTTATCAGAATTATGACAAATCTGAATTTGAATCGGCAGCTCCATTATCTAGTGATGATGCTGAACTTGAAACAATTTGGAAATCACAATACTCACTACAAGAGTTGATTAGTGATAAAGAATTTAAGTCATATGATGATTTGAAGAAACGTCTTGATAAGGTACTTGGCCTTAATGGTGAAGCACCAAAGACGACCGTAGAACAGGTAAAAGCAAAAGAGTTTACTGCTACTAAGAAAACAGTTGCTGAACCTGACCTAGCAGATGATGATGATATGGCATACTTTAGTAAGCTCGCTGAAGAAGATTAATGCCTTGTGAATTTTTAACTTTGATTGAAAGGAAATAAAATGAAGTATCTCGTATCTCTACTCGCAGCTGCATTTGCAGTAACCGCCTTTGCTCAAGCTCCTAAGAAAGAAGAGCCAAAGAAAGAAGCTCCAAAAGCAGAAGTTAAGAAAGATGAAAAGAAGAAGTAATTCTTCTAAATAGTAGTAACACACCCGCCACGCCTCTTAACAATGCGCAACCTTGGCGGGTTTTTTATTATACAACTCTGGTACTTTGTAATATCATTTGTTGAAACGTTTCTTCTTGGTTTCTTACTGCAGGTATGTAACCCCTCTTTACAGAAGAATTCAAATCATTTTTAATAACATTGTTTGTTGTAATAGCTTTTGCCACCTCAGTTTTATCATCAATTTTTGCCATCAAATTTTCACCTTGCAACACATTTAATTTTTGGCCAACGTTTGGGGTTTCTACTGAGGGAGGTTCTGTATTGTTGGTAACAGGTGCCGGAACTACTTGTGTTGGAGTTTCTGGCTTAGGAGATTCTTTTGGTTGAACTTTAAGTTCTTGTTTTAAAGTACCATCATCATTATAAAATGGAGCATATTGTTTGTTCCACTTATCTTCTTTTACACGCCTTGCGGTTCCTTTTCCTATAAATTGTTCTTTTGTAAATGGAAGTTTTTCAGCCATATCTTCACCAACAGCTCTGGGTGCAGGAACTTCATAAACTTTTGTATCAGCAACAATTTTATTTAATTTATCTTCACCGCCCAATTGACGTATTCTTTTATCTCGTTCTTCTCCTGGTTCCATTGCTAATGCATCAATTGCTTCTTGTTTGCGGTTCAGAATAATATTTTCCAAGAATTGCCGGCCTCCGGCAGCTTCAATATCTTTTGGACTTCCATTTTGTAATACATTTCGAGCTTCTTCTGGTGAAAGAGCTTTCATGTTTGGAGTTATTTCATTCATTTTATTCACCAACCACAAAAGGCCACCATAAAATCCCACCATACCACCAACCAAACCAAGAACACCTAAAGCAAATTTTAAATTTTTCCAAGTGTTTTTACCAATACTCAACATTCTCAAAAATTTATCTAAAAAACTTCCATCATCTTCTTCATCCAACTTTGTTGCAGTTACAATTTTTTGTGTGTACGGTTTACCTGTTATAGCCTGCATAAGTTCTTTGTGCCGGCGCATTCTTTCTAATTCTTTTTCCTCAGCAAATTGAGATTCACTTTGTTTTTTTAACCTATCTTCATCATTTGTTTCTTTTAGAAAATCGTATATTTTTTCTAAAATATTCATCATTTCAGGACTAACATCACCACCAGTTGGTCCTAATTTACTGGCGGTCTTTTTATCTTTAATACCAGCAAAATACTTTATATCTCTTGTGCTACGACCTAATATTCTGCCCAAAATGGCAGGTGCTAAGTTTGAACCACCGGTCAACATCTTGGCAATATTTAAAATATCAAACTTTTCTTTGATACCTTTCATTCTTGCTTGGGATCTTTCAGAAACAGTTGCTCTCAATGAACCACCAATACCACCACCTTCAGCAAGTTTTTCTGTCATTAAAGAAGCAAAAGATTTGCCTCTAATTTTTTCTGCTTGTTGGTAATCCATTACTTGCGCCTTTTCTTCATAAGTGCTGGTTTATCATCAGCGGGTTCTTCTCGTTCTTCCGTTTTTTGACTTGTATTTGTGGTTATATTATTTGTTACTGTATCTTGTGCTCGTTTATCTCTATTTAAGCTTTCTTTAAGTTCTTGATTCTCTTTAGCTCCGGTAACAATTACATTGCCAGAATTATTAATTGATAAGGATAAACTTTTTCTATTTTTTACTCGATTTTCTAAACCTTTTCTTATATCAGGATTATTTTTTAGTGCTGTTGGAAAGCTCAAATTTAAAGTGTTTAAATCGTAATCAGTGATTTTCTCTAAAAATTCTGTTGGTGTTGAAGATGATTTTGCATATTCTATTGCTGAATTTTCTTGCACTTTTCCATATTGTATTCGCCTATCAGCAAAATAAGATATTACTCTAGGATCTTCTCCAAAACCATTAGGTAATTTAGATGATAAGTCTTTCTTTAATGGATCAAATACATTTTTTTCGTACCAATCCATCTGTGCATCAAACAGTTCTTTTGCTCGTTCAGATGCCACTTTTTTCCATTCTTCGTTAAATTCTTTTGTGCCTGGTTTTTCTTTAAATCCAAATTGTGGGTTCTGTACAACAAAATCGTCAATAGTTTTTGATTTGGAATTCATACCAAAAATTCCATATGAATAATAACCGGCACTAGGATCGTTACCCACAATTTGGCCACCTTTTTTTAAAGCTTGCTCTGGAGTTTTTGCTCCGGTTTCTCCAAATATTGATATTGCTGCAGCTCCAGTTGACAATTTTACGGCTGTAGATGGTTTAACTGTTGGCTTAGCTGCTGGTGCTGGTGGCTTAGCTGCTGGTGTTGCTGGTTTAGGTGCTGGTGCTGGTGTTGCTGGTTTAGGTGCTGGTGCTGGTGTTGCTGGTTTAGGTGCTGGTGCACTTTTTGGCGCTTCAACAGGAGGTTCTTTAGCAAACCTGCCTTTTTCATCACGATATTGTTTTTTTTCTTTAGAAGGTTTTCTACGAGCAGTTAATGCTTTAATTAATTCTTGATTAACAAACTCAGCATAATCTTCTTCATTTTTAGATTCTTTTTCTCTATCGAGTATTTCTTGTTTTCTTAATTCATCTTTTTCAACCAATAGATCGTAAATGTTACCTAAAGCCTCGACAGCAGGATTTGCTTGGCCAATACCAGAAGCAGAATTATCTAGTGCACTTGCAAATGCAGAACGTCTTTTTCTGGTTCTACCAGTAAAAAACTTAATATCTCCTTTACTACGACCCATTGCACGACCTAATAATGCTGGTGCAATATTACCACCAAAAGTTAAAGTCTTGGCAATTTGTAATGGGTCAAAGGCCTGTTTTATGCCTTTAACGCTTGCTTGTGTTTTTTCTGAAATGGTTTTACTTAAAGACGAACCAACACCACCACCTCCAACAATATTGTCTATCAGTAGTGATGAAAAAGATTTACCTCTAACATCTTTGGCTTTTTGGTAATCCATTTACTATTTTCTTTGTCTTTCTTTAATTTTTTGATTTTCTTCTTCAATATACGAAATCAACAAAGATATGTAAATATCTCTTTCCCAAGGTAACATATTTTCAAGTTCGGTCAAACTGTATTTGTGGTGTTGCATTAAAGCAAAATTTGTTTTATAATAATTACTCAGATTGTCATGACGAAATGTTAACCGAAAAAACTTTCTAACCCTTCCACCTCTATCGTGTGGTTAAACCCACACTTACCACAGGTAATGTTCACATCTTCTTTTAATTTTGGTAAATTCTCTAAGAACTTTTCTACTTTAGAGAATTGTTCTTGGTTCATGCCTTCTACAAATTCTAACATTTCACCAGGTTGTGCTTCATGGCCATAATAAAACTGTTCACCATCGTAAATATACTCGATTGATTGAGCAATCATATTAAAGGTTACTTGACTAATATCTTCATATTTTAGAGAATCTTTAACCACACTAAATTCAGGATATTTCATTTTGATTGAAATCTTTGGTGTGAGTTGAATTTCTGATTCCGCATTTTCTGGAAATGTAACTTGTATTTTTGTTAAATCAATATTCTTTTCCATAATATTGCCACACTCTTTATCATCAACAATATTATTACACTTATATTTTGATTCAACAACTTCACCTACAGATTTGGCTCTCAGATTAATAAAATAATATTCAATATCAATAATAGGCAATTTATCGATTTCAATACCTTCTGTAACTGTGCAATTATTTAAAATGTCACGAACACTTTGTTGTACAGTATTTGAATCAGAAGATTCAATGGCCATTAATAAATTCTTTTGCTCTTTTACAAGAAAAGGACGATAACGAATTTTCTTTTTAGATAAAGGCAATTCAAGTTCATAGATTGGTACATCAAGTTTTGGTAAAGCCATAATAACTCCTTATATAATCATATTAAATTTGTAGTTCTTTCTCGTAAAGCTTCAGCACTAAAAGATGCTGATTGGTCTGGAGGACTTATACCAAATTGTGTTAGTTCTGGTCCACCATTTAAAATGCTTGATACTGCAGCAATACCCGCATCGACAAACTGCATACCAAGCGATTGTAGAGAATTGTTTTGCCAGTAGGTATAGGCAAAAGTCACTCCTAGTTTATGATAACCATCTCCACTCCAATCTAAATCCATTTGATTTAGTGAAATGGGAAAAGCGTCATACAAATTAATAGAATATGATACTTTATTGGTTACATCATATTGATTAATTGTCAATATGGTTGCATATTCTTGTTTATAACGAATATTATTATTGTACAATGGATTAATAAAGTTTAGCCAAGCATCAAATAATATCTTTTGTTGCATGTCATCATCAACAATAAATGTTAAATCAATATCATTATAGGTGTTTAAATATGGAAACTTTTCAATTGGTCCATATGTTTTTTGTTCTGTAGTGGCAAGTGTTCTACCAGGTAATTGAGTATTCTCGCAACGAAAATTTAATGACCTTGCACCAGCAACATATGGTATTAATACCAATGGAATATTAACATTGACATCAAATTTGTTTGGTCGTGCTAGGTCACCACGAAAACTTGATTTAAATTCGCTAATGCTACCTGCCATTTTAGTTCCTTATTTGTTCTAATGATTCTTGCCACACTTGTTGGGATTTGGCACCTCTGAACTGCTGTAATGGCAGAAAAGCGGCAATATCCCACTCATTAGGTTGGATGGCAAGTATCTTTGACTGGATATGACCAGAAAGATAACGTTTAATACAAGGCCGAAACTCTTTAAGGCGTCTGGAGGCGACTAAAATATCATAGGTGACTCTCAACCTGTCAATTTCTCCTGGTTCACCTTGGACCGCAAATTTAAGTAGTTTACCTAAAAATGCCATCCGATAATTAAATGGCAAATAATGAAGGTTTAGGCCTAAAAAACCATCATTATATTTTTCGATTGCCAATACCATTGGAAAACGGTCATAGTATGGCAAATCTTCTTTACCTTTTGGATCGTAGTAAAAACAATATAGTTTACCCAATCTAAAATCATTCACTTGCCTAAACTTTTCACGGCTCATGCCGATTGGTATGCTTGCTGTTCCTTTTAGTTGAGCAATCTTCTGTGCCAGCCAATCTAATGATTGCTTGGACATCACTTTCATTTCTGAAGATGACCGTTCTTTGGCCAATAGTGTAAGTTTAGATTCCATTGAAGTATTTAGTTACAGTCCCAAATGTTCTTCTGTCATTATTTTGAACTCCCAGCCACGGTCTAAACAATATTCTTGAGCGGCTTTCCATTTGGCCTGATTGACACCATATGTTGTAACTTCAGTTATGTATTGTTTGGTAACTCGTTTTCTTGGTTCTGGTGGTACGGTTTGTTTCTTTGGTTTGACCTCTATCATCAATGTTTTCATTGTACCATCTCTGGTTTTAACTTTTACTATGAAATCAGGAAAGTACCGGTGAAAACGATTATCGATTGGAGATTTATAAGGAACAATCAATTCTTCACTTGCCCATGATATAATGTCATCATTCTGGTCGAACCAGTTCATCACTCTACATTCCCATGAAGAGCGATACACAATGTTATTTGAGTCCCCAATATATTTTTGAGGGTTTTTTGGTCTGAATATTCCTTGGTAAGCCATATAAATATGTATATTCAATCTAAAAAGAGAAATCAATGGCCATCATTTCTATTCCAACCTCAATCGGTGGTGTAAGTATACCTGGTACTACAACAAAAGGTCCTTTGGGAGCTTTATTTGATAGTAAATATAAACTGGCAAACTATCAGTATCCTAGAGATTTGGGTTCAGCAACCAAAGGCCACGCCATAAAATTTACTATAAATGAAATACAACCAATATCCTTTTCTTCCTCTAAAACAGCATCGGCAGTTGAAGCATTAGGCCAAAAATTAAATTCAGTTGAGTCCAGAGGATTAACTGACCTTGCAAGAAGTGCGTGGGATGCATTCTCTGATTTTGGAACCACTTTTGCAAAAGACAATAATATAAATTTAAGTCTTACAAAAAGGCAAACCCGGCAAGTTGCAACAGTAGCTTTGTATATGCCAGATACAGTAAATTTTCAATACACTCCACAATATAATAATTTGGGATTAAGAAATACATTAATCAAAGCAATTCCAAATGCAACAGCTCAAAAAAATATTACGGCAGCTATTGAATCTGATATTACTCGATTGGCTTTAGCAACTCAAGGTTTAGCTTTAAATCCATTGAATCAGTTATTGTTTGATACGATTGATTTTAGGTCATATCAATTGGCGTTCACATTTACACCATATTCTCAACAAGAGGCAGAAGATGTGAAAAAAATAATTACATTATTTAAAGAGGCTGCACTACCAAAAATAACAGATGCAGCTTTTGGTATGTTTTTTATTCCTCCTAGCACATTTAAAATTGATTTTTTATATAATAATGATATAAACAAAAACATTTCTAAAGTGACAGAAAGTGTGATCGACAGTATCGATGTCAATTATGCGCCTAATGGATGGTCAGCACACACAGATGGTGCACCAGTACAAACAACATTGACAATGAATTTCAAAGAAATTGAACTTGTTGACAAGAAAAAAATTGCTCAAGGATATTAAAAATGCAATATTTTGATACTTTACCAAAAGTTCTCTATACACAAAATGGTGTAGCTTCAATCTATACTAATTTATTGGCTCGTGTAAGTGTAATACCAGAAATACTTAAAGATCCTTTATTGTATTATACATACGATATTCAAGAAGGTGATACACCAGAAATTATTGCACACAAATACTATGGTGATTCATATCGTTATTGGATTGTATTGTTTGCAAATGAATTATTAGATCCTCAATGGGATTGGCCAATGACTTCTAGAGTGTTCGAACAATATCTTGCAGATAAGTATCCTTCAACAAATGTATATTCTGAAGTGGAATATTATGAAAAAATAATAACACAGTATGATTCTAATACTCAAACAACCACAGTAAATAAAGTTAGAATTGATGAAGATGCATACAATCTTTTACCGGTTACTCAAACAGCAACATATACTTTACCTACTGGACCTGTAACAATAACTACAGAACGTAATGCAGTTAGTGTCTATGATTATGAATTAGATTTGAATGAATCAAAAAGAAACATTAAAATTTTAAATTCAATTTACGTTAATCAATTTGAAGAACAATTTAAACAATTGTTGACAACTTAACATGGCTGAAATCGTATCTTTTCCTGATGGGGTAGAATCACCAGGTTTATATTATCCTCAAGATTACAATTTAAAAACTTTAAATTTTTTGACCGCCAATGGTCAACGAATAGAGTTAAAAAGAATTCTAGGAGAGTTTTCATATTATGAAGATATCTACAATTTTGTTTCTTCTGGTTATGTTACGGTAACTGATTCACAAGGTTTTATTGAGTTATTACAGTTAACAGGTAATGAATATATCGAAGTCGTATTCAGTAAAATCAAAAATGATCCAAGTGAAAATGTACAAAAGTTTCGAGTATACAAAGTTGGGCCAAGAGTGCCTGCGGGCAATTTAAATACTGAATTCTATACTTTGTATTTTTGTTCAGAAGAATTACTTTTGTCGGAACAAATTAAAATTAGTAAATCTTATAAAGGCACAGAAATTCATAAGATTATTGAAAATATAGTATATGAACAATTAAAAATAAAAAAAGAAAGAGTGCAAGTAATTGAAAAAACCAAAGGTGTTTATGATTTTATTATACCTCGTTTAAAGCCACTTGAAGCAATCTCTTGGTTATCAACTTACGCTAGGCCATTGAATTATGTTGGTGCTGATATGTTATTCTTTGAAACACAGAATGGTTACAATTTTAGGTCATTACAGTCAATGTATATTGATCCTGTATTTGGAACATACAAATACCAAATGCAAAATTTGCCAGAAAATGTGGAAAGTACACAAGAAAAATTTATGAGTATACTAAATTATGAAATTGTAAAACCTTTTGATGCTTTAGAAGAAATTAGTTCTGGAACATTTGCAAATAAAGTAATAACAATTGATCCATTAACAAGAAAATACAAAACAACAATATTTAATTACAATAAATTTAAACCTCAAGCAAAGACTTTAAATCCAAATAGTCCATCAAATACAATAAAAAATAGACTTGGTACAAATTCAAATGAAAGTTACGATGGAACAATAAAAGTTCTTTTTGGAAATGCCAATCAGCAAGATGTGGCTTATATTAAAGATAAAGAAGCAGGAGTTGCCAAGGACATTTTTGTTGAAACATTTATTCCAACCAGAACGGCTCAAATTGCTTTGGCCAATTATACAATTATTAAAGCTACAGTACCAGGAAATGCTTCGATAACGGCAGGTAGAACGGTGAATATTCAATTACCATCTTTAAAGCCAATGGCAAATGGAAAAGAAATGGATAAATTTTATTCAGGTAAATATTTGGTCACGGCTGTAAGGCATATTATCGTACCAACCGGTTATCAAACTGTTTTAGAATTGGCTAAAGATAGTTCAGCACAGGCATATCAAAACATTAATTATAACTCTGATTACAATAAGGCATTAGAAGGATAATGGAAAATTTTATTGGAAAAGATGGGTTTAATTGGTGGGTCGGTGTTGTAGAAACTCGAACTGATCCTTTAAAGTTGGGTCGGTGTCAAGTTCGTATTTTTGGTTATCATACAGAAAATAAACAATTAATACCCACAGCAGATTTACCATGGGCGGCTTGTCTTGTTTCACCAAATTCAACACAAAATTTTTCACCTCCTAAAGAAGGAGAATATGTCGTAGGATTTTTTGCTGATGGTGAATCAAATCAAGATCCTGTAATTATGGGAGTATATTCTGGCATAAAACAATCTGCAGGCGGTGATGCAGGTTTCCAAGATCCAAGAACACCAGCACAAATTGCAGCTGCACCCAAACCACCAGATGGTATTGTTGTTGAATCAGTAGGACAGCCCACCACATCACCTTCAGCCAGAGGTGTAGTTGCAAATACTCCTCAAGGTCGAGCGGCCAATAATCGTACACACATCTGTAACGTAGCTGTAGAGATTAATAAAGATGTTGCAGTGATTAAATCTGAAGTTATGGGTATCGTTAAGTTAATACGAACAACATTAGAAGGCTTGTGGGCCGGCACATCAAGCACACCTATTATTGAAGAAGCAAAAGAAGTTGCTCTGGCATTAAAAGCAAAAGTTAAATTAATTCAAAAAGAAATAGAGCCTATTATTGATGAGATACGAGCTTACCAAGAATACATAAAGTATCTACAACAATTAATCGCATATATACAAAGCCTGCCAGCACAATTACAGGCATTATTAGCAAAATGTTTAGCCGAAGCAACAGTTGAATTAAAAGCTGCTCAACAAGTAGTTAGCACGTTGACTGACCAAACTGCTGTGTTGAATGAATTAAAAGCAGAAGTGCAATCAGCAATTAATATACAAGAAGTGGTGGCCAGCGGAAATACGGCTTTAGTAGTACCACAATTATCATAGGATGAGTAATGACAATAGATAGTTCATGGACAGAACCGGTCGTAGTAGATTCAGATAATCCGCCACAATACCCATATAATAAGGCACAACAATCTGAATCTGGCCATTTAATAGAAATGGATGACACACCTAATAGGGAGCGTGTGCGTGTTCAACATCGTGATGGTACATTTTTAGAAATGCAACCTGATGGTGAAGTTCATAAAATTTATGGTAATGGCTACGAGATTGTTTTAGGTGATAAAGATGTACAAATTACTGGCCAATGTAATATTACTATTGAAGGTGCTTGTGTTGTAACCATCAAAGGTGATAGTTTGATGAAAGTAGAGGGCAACGTCACTCAACAAGTCAAAGGTGATGTTACACAGACAGTTGATGGCACCACAAAAATAGTTGGCAAAGGTGATGTAGATATTGCTTCATCTGGTGATATTAGTTTACAGGCTCAAGCAATCAATGTCGATGGCCAATTGAATGTGACGGGTAGTGTGGCTGCAACACAAAGTGTTTCAGCATTAGGTAATTTAAATGCTGGCTTACAATGTTTTGCTACATTGGGCATGGTAACGCCAGGTTATATTTCTGCTGGTTCTCCTGTACCTTTAAATCCTATTCCAGGTTGGGTATCAGGAATTATGGTGACAGATATAGTACGAACTATGGTGATGGATCGTATAATTTATGACATACACAATCATGCAGTTTTAAGTAAAGATTTTGGCGTTACTTCTTTACCTACACCTTTAATGTGAGAATATAAATGAGTGCTTTTGGTAGATTAAATTATAATTTTGATTCAGCTAAGTTTGGTGCAAACAACGAACTTACTGACGGTCAAAAACTTACACTAAATTATCCAAGTCCTTTATACACTTGGCAGGCCAGTGATTTGTCCGGAAGTTCTGTTGCAAATTATTTTCAGAATCCACATTCTGCTAATTTGACTTTGATGACAAGTTATACAAACCAGTTGCTCACATATTCAAATACTCAAACAGTAACATATAACGTAGCACCAATAGAAGCTAATACTTTGAATGCTTTGGCTAATAATCTTTTAATTGAGATATCAAGTTTCACAGACCACACCAACAGAATGTCTGGTGTAACAGAATCAACAAACAAACTCACAATACCAGATTATCAAATTGCTATGTCGATTGGCCGGCAAGTTTTGCAAATTTGTAATCAAGTTGATGGTGTTCAAAACAATGCACCAATTCTTGGTAATTTTACCAGTTTGGCAGTTGTACAAGATGTTTCAAATAGTGTTATACAATTATCCAGTAGTGCTACCACATTAAATGCCAGTTTAAGTATAGTTGGCAGTAATACCTATAGTGACATATCAAGAGCCTCAATGAATACTATTATTGCATCGGCTCAAACAGCATTTAATTTATTGAATAGTAGGCGAGTAGGCGACACAACATTCTATACAAACTCAATTTCTCTTATTCAAGATTACAATACTATTCTTCAGTTCTCAAATCTTGGCGTAAATTCATCGTATCTCATTAAAGATTTAAATATTGGTACAACCAAGTTACAAAATTATTTACAGTATAGTGTACCTGTAGGTTATCCAAATAACATATATTCTGGTACAAGTACAACAACTACGAGCACAAGCACCTCAACGTCTACTGAAGGATTATCGGTTACTGGTGTTGTTCCTGGAACATATACATTATCAACTATTTCTGTTGATGCCTATGGTCGTGTGACATTTGCAAACACCGGAATAGGCACACCAGCATTTAATTCTTCAACACAAGTAGCCAATACTCAAATTATTGGAAATCTTGCAGCAAATACATTGACAACTTCTAATTTTTCTATATCTGAATCTGGCGGAAAATTAATATTTAAGTATGGGGCAACTGTGATTGCTTCAATGGGTGCAAACGGAATCTTTATTTCTGCTAATAATGTTATTGCTGGCGGAACTCCATAATGCCATTGAATTCTTCTGGTCCAATTAGTTTAATTGGTTCTATTACAGGTCAATCAATAGCGAAAGAATTGAGTCTTAGTGAAACAGCACAACTTAGTTTGTTTGATTCTTCTGTAAGAACTTTATTGGGTGTCGCTAGTGGACCAATAAGTATGTTTAATGGTTATGGTAAATCAAGTTCGTTTTCTTTTACTATTTCATCTAACCAACAAGAAGTAAATTTGCGAACATTAGCATTGGCTGCTGGATGGGACGGCACAGCTGCTGTTGCGGCCACAATTGGTGCTGGTGTATATGTTTGGTCAGATAATACTGGTGTAGCAGGTTTAACAATTGATGGTTCTTGGCCTAATGGTGTAACATTAACCAATAACGGATATATTATTGGAAAAGGTGGTAAAGGAGGCACTAATTCTGGAACAACAGCTGGTGCTTCAGGAGGTCCGGCGATATCTTTAGGCATCAATGTCACTATAGTAAATGGTTCAGGTGCATTTATAGCTGGTGGTGGCGGCGGTGGTGGCGGTAATTTAGCTGGCGGTGGTGGCGGTGCCGGTGGCGGAGATGGAGGATTGGGCAGATTTACAAGTCCTTTTGGAACTGGAGGATCAATAGGTTCTTCAGGAAGTAATGGAGGCCAAACGTATGGATCAAGTAACATTGGCGGTTCTGGTGGCGGTGCTGGTGGCGGTGCAGGCGGCACGATTGCTACTGGTCCACCAAATCCAGCTGTTGGTGGCTGCGGCGGCGGCGGAGGCCGAATATTACCAGGAACTGGCGGCGCAGGTGGTCCCGGAGGTCCTAGTACCGGTGGTGCCGGCGGTAGTGCAGGTAATGCTGGTTCAGTAGCCAGTCCCTCCAATAGCCATGGTAGTGGAGGTGGCGGTGGCTGGGGTGCATCTGGTGGCACCGCATCTGCCGGATCAATTGCTGGTGGCGCAGGCGGCAAAGCAATTGCATTAAATGGTTATTCAGCAACAACAAGTGGTTCGGGAACAACATACGGAGCGATTAGTTAAAATGAGAATAATTTATAAAGTTGTAAATCCTAGTATAGGTCTATATGAAGATGCTGAAACAATTGAATTAGCTAATATTAAAGCAAAAGAAGTTGCTTGGCAATTTTATCTTTCACAAACTAGTAATTCTCCCATTTCTAAAGTAACTATCAATGATGATGATTCAGAAACCTGGGAAGCAATATAAATAAAGAATGGCAAGCTTAACCAGAATATACTCCGATATCGACTTCACATTTACCAAAAAACCGGTAGTAGGTGATGTTGCTTTGAGTTTTGATACTCAGGCAGTAATTCGTTCTGTTCGCAATCTATTATTAACTAGGCATTATGAAAGGCCTTTTAATCCAGATTTAGGTTCAAATATTGATGCTTTATTGTTTGAAATGGTTTCTCCTTTAACGGCTACCAGTTTAGAAAGAGAAATTCAAAACGTCATAGAAAACTATGAGCCAAGAGCCAGAGTAGATAGTGTCGTAGTATCTGCACAACCAGACTACAATGCATATAATGCTACTATAACATTTTATATAGAAAATGCTACATTACCAACCACAGTAACACTCCTTTTAGAGAGAAATAGATAAAATGGCAGGGGCTAATTCCAATATTCAGATAACAGATTTAGATTTTAATACAATTAAAACCAATCTAAAACGGTATTTACAGTCACAAGATACACTAAAAGATTATAACTACGAAGGTTCTGCACTTTCTACTCTTTTAGATATTCTTGCTTATAATACTCAATACAATGCTTACTATTTGAATATGGTGGCTAATGAGATGTTCTTGGACTCAGCTATTCAACGTCAGTCGGTAGTATCTCAAGCCAAGTTGTTGAATTATACTCCCACATCTGCATCGGCTCCATCTGCAACGATTGACTTAAAAATTAATCAAGTTACAGATTTGGCTGTAACACTACCAAAATTTACCAATTTTATCTCGGAAGCAATTGATGGCATCAACTATCGTTTTGTGACAGTAACAGACACTACTGTAAATACTAATACAGTTAATCAGACAGCCACATTCTCAAATCTGACAATTAAACAAGGTGAGCCCGTTAATCTCACATTTAATTATGACGCAACTCAAAACCCTTCAAAGACTTTTGAAATGCCAGATTCCACAATTGATACTTCAACACTAACTGTAGTCGTTCAACAAAGCACTTCAAATACATATTCAGAAGTATACTCATTGGCCGAAGCTTATTTGGAATTAGATCCCACTTCTGCTGTATATTTCTTACAAGAAGGTCCTAATGGCAATTATCAAATTTACTTTGGTGATGGTGTTTTAGGTAAATTATTGACTGATGGCAATCAAGTAATTGTTTCATACATCACAACAAGTAGTACAGCATCTTATGGTGCCAATAACTTTGTTTTAATGGACACGATTGCAGGTTATTCAAATACAGTCATCACACCAATTACATCAACAACTCAAGGATCAGATAAAGAAACACTCGATTCTATTCGTTACACAGCACCAAAAGCATATTCTGCACAAGGTCGTGCAGTAACAAAAGAAGATTATATTTATCAAATTCAAAATAATGCTGGTTTAATTCCAATTGAAGCAGTAAACGTATGGGGCGGAGAAGAAAATGATCCTCCCGTATATGGTACCGTTCTTGTTGCCATTAAACCGAGAGGTGGTTATGTATTGACAGAAACACAAAAACGTATTGTTGAAACTGAAATTATTAAACCTATTAGTATATTAACTGTTGTACCAAGAATAGTGGATGTTGATTATACCTATTTAAAAATTACTTCAAATATATTATACACACCAAGATTAACAGCCTATTCAGCAACACAACTAGAAACACAAGTGTTGGGTGCTATTCAGTCATTTGGATCTAGTACATTAAATACATTCAATTCAACATTCAAATTATCTTCTTTAATAACTACTGTACAATCGGTAAGTCCTTCATTTATTACAAATGATGCATCAATTATTTTACAAAAACGATTTGTTCCAGATTTATTAAACTCAACAACTTATAATTTTAATTTTGATACATCTTTAAAGAAAGACATATATTCAGGAAGTATTACGGCAAATCCAACATTCCAATATAGAGATTCTAAAAACAATAACATTATTAGAGAAGTTGTTTATTTGGAAGAAACACCATCATCTACATCAATAATTGATTCAATTTCAATTGTAAATCCTGGTTTTAATTACACAACAACACCAACAGTTACTATTGTTGGTGATGGTTTTGGTGCTACTGCTACCGCCACAGTTATTAATGGCCAAGTTGTTAGTATTGAAATTACAAATGCAGGTTCAAACTACACCCAAGCATTAGTTCAAATTACAGGTGGTGGAGGTTCGTTGGCCTCTGCATATGCTGTATTAGCAGGAAACATAGGCACATTAAGGACGTATTATTATAACAATGGTGTAAAAACTGTTTTAGATCCTACTGCTGGTACTGTTAATTATGGTACAGGTATTGTGACACTAACTGCTTTTAATCCAACTCAAATAAACAATACAACCGGTGTTTTAAGTATTCAAGCCACACCAGTATCAACAATTATATCTTCTAGTAGAGATAAGATTGTCACACTTGATTCAACTGATCCAGATTCAATTAATATAAACATTGCTGCTAAAATATAATGTCTTTAAGTAAAAAAACTTCAGTACAAATTGCTCAACAACTTCCCGAATTTGTTCGGGACGATAGCAATTATCAAAATTTTGTACTTTTCTTAGAGGCATACTATGAGTGGTTAGAAACTCAATATACGGCCAATGCCAATAGTACCATTGTTAGTACCACTAGCCAAGGCATAACCTATGGCTCAAAAAATATTTTAAATTATGTTGATGTTGATGAAACACTTGATGAATTTGTTCAATATTTTCTTAATGATTTTCTTCCATATATTCCTGTTGAAATATCCACAGACAAAAGAAAATTATTAAAAATATCAAAACAGTTTTATCAAGCAAAAGGTACCGAAAATTCTTATAAATTCTTGTTTAAAGTTTTATATAATGCAAATCTAGAACTTTTTAATACCAATGATGCCGTGTTAAGATCATCTGATGGTAAATGGATTATACCAAAATATTTAAGAATTGAATCTGCAGATTTGAACTGGCTTTTAACCGAAGGTTTTAAAATTTTTGGTGAAACTAGTAAATCGTATGCTGTAATTGATTACGTTAAAATTGCTGGTGAACGAATAGAATTATACATTTCAAATATACAAAGACAATTTACAGCTGGAGAAAATATTACAGTTGTTGATAATAATAATTTAGAAGTTTATTTTTATAACAATGAAATTTATGTACAAAACCAAGGTTATGAAATACCTGCAGGTGCGGTAACATTAACTGAAAAAATTGTTGGCACAGTTTCAGCAATTGCACTCAACCCCAATTATAAAGGTTTATTCTATAGTACTGGTGATCCAATTGTTGCTTATGGAGGTTTAGATCCAAATAAAGCAAATCCAATAGGTCTTTCTGCAGAAGTTGGTGACACAAATCTTGGTAGTCTGGCAACATTAGTTGTTGTTAATCCTTCTCATGGTTATAGATTACCGCCAAATACTCTAATATCAATTACTGGTGGTGGAGGTAGTAATGCTGCAGCACAAATATCATTGTTAGATGAAAGTAAATTTGCAAACCTTACATTAGTAACAAGTAATACATTAGGTGCAGTTGCTAATGTTTTATTAGGAAATACAACTCATCCTGTAACATATACATTTGGCGGTGGAGTTATTGCTTTAGGAAATACAAATACAACTTTATCGAATACATTAACCTTTAAAACTTTTGTGGTGGCACCAATTGGTTCAGTACAAATTACCAATTCAGGAAAAAATTATTCTACTGCACCGACAATTATTGCGCAGTCAAACTATACAACGGATTTTGGCACAGACGATTTTAGCGTTCTTGGTATATTACAACCAATTCGGATCTTAAACGGCGGTGTTAATTATGGCAATTCAAACACAATTACGATTCTTGGTGGTACAGGATTTGGAGCATATGCAAACATTAGAGTAAATGCTGCAGGTTCAATTATCTCCGCAAATTACAGGTTTGAAACAACAGACACCGCAAATAGTGCATATCCTTTAGGTGGACTTGGATATGATTCAAATTATTTACCCACAGTAAATGTATATTCTCTTTCAGGTTCAAATGCGTCTTTAATAATACCTGGTATTATGGGTGCTGGTGCAACTTTTTCTCCAACTACAGATTCTATTGGTTCAATACAAACAATTAATATTATTAATGGAGGTGAAGATTATGTTTCTACACCAAACTTATCATTAAGAGTTGCCGATGTTGCTGTTTCTAATGTTTCTCTTTTATATCCAATCACATCTGGTGATTTAATTTATCAAGGTACCACAGCAAATACTAATTATTATGCTTATGTCGATTCTACATTAAAATTAAGTACAGCCGCACCACCAAACACAGCAAATGATGTGTATCAAATTAGAACTTATAATTATGTGGGTGACTATAATTCAACACTGCCATTAAAAATTGATAAAGATGTTAATGCAAATACATACACCTTAATCATGCCATCTGTTACTTCTTATGTTGATCAATTTGGAAATCCAACATCAATTAAACGATATGGTGATGGTACAGCAAAAGCAACAGCATCTTTCTTGGGTGGTGTGGTTTTAGGTGAAGGAAAATATCTAAATGATGATGGTTGGATTTCTTCTTTAGGTAGAGTTTTAGAGAGTAAAAACTACAACAAATACACATATGTTCTTTCCACCACACAAGCTTTGGCAAAATACAAAGAACTGGTATTAAATTTAGTTCATCCATCAGGAACAAGGTTAATTGGTCGCAATTTATTAAAAGCAGTAAATTCATTTATCTTTACTTCAGATAATGCGTTTCAGAATGGTTATCCATTGTCCTATCTTGCTGGTACGGCCGCCTATGCCACTCTATCCGTTGTGGCCACATCATCAACAATTAGTAACAATATTATTAAATTGACCAATGTTATTGCCGGCAATATAGGAAATACCATATTCGCTAATGATTTTATAGAATTCACAGCCACCAATAATATTCGAGCATACTCTACCATTACTAATGTGGATTGGTCAAATAATCAGATTTATATGCAAGATAATGTATTTTTAACTTTTGCAAATGTTGCTTTTGCCTCTATAGGTTCATCTTCAAACGTCATAAATATAAACACCTTGACTGGACAATATGATGGTAATTTTAGAGAATTAGCAAATTCCAACAGTATATTCTTTGTTGGTGACACAATTTCTTTAAATAATGGCGGAACGTTCTATACGATTACTAAGAGATTTGCTAATGGTAACTTCTCAATAAATAATAGTTCTTTAGGACCTATAGCAAATACAAGAATTACTGTTAATAAGAATGCTAATACACAGTCAGTAATAATTTATGGAGATGTAGGATTATACAATACTCCAGAACTAATAACGGAAGATGGATACTCACTCTTAACCGAGAGTGGTCTCTTTATATTAATAGGGTAAAAAATGCCAACAGTAAAAATATCACAACTACCAGAAATAAGTAATTTCAGTACCAATACAGGGGCAACTCTATTTGTTGGTGTGGATCTCACTACTGGAACTACAGGAAAAGCAAATTTAATTACTTTGGGTGAAGGACTCTACGCCTTTCAACCATTAAAAGTTGGCAACAATCGAATTTTATTTTCAAATACTATTGGCCAATTTTCAGGTAATTCTAATACTCGTTTGCAAATCAATAATCAGAACTTTAATTCCAATGGTTCTTCTGACTATATAGCAACAACAAGTGATTCAAACAATTCAAACAAGTATATTAATATGGGTATTAATGGGTCAACATTTAATAACTCAATTTATACTGCAATGAGGCCATATGATGGTTATTTGTATTCTTATGGTCCGTCAGCATTAAGTGCTTCGGGTAATTTAGTTATTGGTACCGCATCTTCTTTTGCAAACATTGTTTATATTGTTGGCGGCACAGTTACTAATAATATTGTAGCTCGTATGACCAAAACTGATTTACAATTGTCTGCCAATTATAATATTAAATTTGGTGACGGTTCTATACAATCTGTTGCCGCTAGTCCAGTAAATTATTCTCAGGCCGCCTTTACATTAGCCAATAACACTTCCGTTTTATCTCAAGCCGCATTTAATGTGGCCAATACATCGTCTGCAAATACATTTATAACTCAAGGTGTAGATGTTACTCAAAACACCAGATTGACTATTATTGAAGGTACTGACGTAGCACAAAATGCACGTACATTGATTATTGAGGGAGTAGATAGTACACAAAATAACAGAATAAGTGCAATTGAAGGTGCTAATTTTAGCCAAAATAATAGAATGATCATCATAGAAGGTACTGATACTACACAAAATACCAGACTTACTGTAATTGAAGGTACGGATGTCACTCAAAACACCAGATTAACTGTTATTGAAAATGTTGACCTTTCTCAAAACACGGCAATTTCATCGACAGATGGTAAGATGCAAAGTGCTTATAATACTGCTAATAATGCTTTTGTTAAAGCCAATAATGCTTTAGCCAATACAACAGGAACATTTGCTGGTGATTTAACCGTAACTGGCAACGTAACAATTACTAATACTGTGTCACCAAGAAAAGGATTCATTTATACACCAAACATATATCCAAATGCTCAGACGGCAATTACCATAAACTTTGCAGACGACTCGGTTGTTCGGGCTCAGACTTCAGCCAATTTGGTTGTAACACTCTCAAGTTTTGTTGTAGGTAAAACAGTTGAAGCTTGGGTTACTAATACTACTGGCACCAATCAAACATTCACTCACGGATGTTCTGCAATTAATTCAACAGTTAGTTCGACCACATACGCAATTCCAGGAACATCAACTATTTTTGCAAGATACTGGTGTATGGATGGAACATTAGCAAATACTTTTGTGGCTATTACAAAATAATAATAGGATCATATAATGCCAGTTTTAACCGCCAATTCGTCACTACTAACATACTCTAGTAAGTTGTATGAGGTATTACAATACTATTTTGCACCTTCATCAACTGCTTCAGAATTTGTTGATGTGCCTAATAGTTTATATGCTTTTATCGGTAGAGTAACTCCTTGGCCTGATCCTTTTAATCCTCCGGCACCAGAACAAAGTCAAATTGCAATTAAAGACACATTTAAAAACATTATTGCTGTGAAAAAAATAATATCTTCAGATATTGCACCTGTTGTACCAAGAAGGAATTGGGCTACAGGTACAGTTTATGACTATTATGATGACAGAGTAAATATGTTTGCTGTAGATGCAAATAATTTGGTCTCTAAAAATTTCTATATTAAAAATAGATATGACCAAGTGTTTATTTGTCTATGGAATAATCGAGGTGCAGCATCAACTGTTGAACCTCAACTATCTCCAGGAACGTTTGATTCAACTTTTTTGGTACAAACAGCTGATGGATACAAATGGAAATTCATATATTCAATTGACGCTGGTATAAAACAAAAATTTTTGGATGAAAATTGGATGCCTGTTCCGGTAGGATTTAATGTACCTAATCCTACATTAAATTCTGTAGCTGAAGGACAAATAGATGTGATTAACATTACAACAGTTGGCCAAGGATATCAATCTGGTGGAGTAGATGTTGTTATAACTGGCGATGGAACTGGTGCAAACGGTTCTCCAGTTATTAATGCAGCAGGTTATTTGACTGATATGATAATGACAAGTGTTGGTTCAGGTTATACTTACGCAAACACAGTTATAACGCCAGCTGCAGGTTATCCGGCAGCAAACGTAACGGCCGTTGCAATAACTCCTGTTTCTCCTGTTGGTGGCCACGGACTTGATCCAATTTCGGACTTAGGCTGTAACAATGTGATGATAACTGTAGAATTTATTGAAGATGAGAACGGAACTATTCCAACAGACATTACCTATTATCAAATAGGTTTAATATTGGATCCATCATCACAACAAAGTACACCTGCTTATACTTTTGAAGATATTTTTAACACCACAAAACAGTTTACTGTTTCTCCTGGAACAGGTTTATTTGTTAGTGGTCAAACAATTTATCAAGGACCAAGTTTAACCTCAGCAACATTTACAGCTCAAGTTGTTAGTTTTGATGCCACAAACAATCTTTTGAGTGTCATAAATACAAATGGAACACCAACTATAAACGATGCTCTTATTCAAGATGCGAGTGGTGCTGTAAACGTAGCTGTTAGGACGTTATTGGCCACATCCGATTCAGAATTTATTTTATACTCTGGATACATGACATATATAGAAAATAGAACGGCAATTCAAAGAAGTCCTGATGGCACAGAACAATTCCGTTTAGTGTTAAGATTTTAATTTTGGAAAGAAAAAATGGCAACCAATTTTACCGGCGACTTTAACGTAGATCCTTATTATGATAATTTTGATGCGGCTAAAAATTATCACAGAATATTATTTAAACCTGGATTTGCCGTACAAGCTCGTGAATTAACTCAATCACAAACTATTCTTCAAAATCAAATTACTAGTTTTGCTGATGCTATTTTTGCTCAAAACACACCAATCTCTGGTGGTAAAGTCACAGTAAACCAAAATGTATATTATCTAAAATTAAACACTACTGTAGGTTCAACAACAATTTCTGCTGAAGATTTTGCTGACGGAACAATTACAAATGCAGATTCAAGTGTTGTTGCTAAAGTAGTTTATGCAGCTGAAGCAACAACAACTAGTTCCGGTGCAGCTGGCGATTCACCCACATTAATTGTATCTTATATTACAGGTTCTCGTTTTGTAAGTGGTGATACAATTTATCTTGTAGATTCAAACTACACAGCAACATTAATAACAGAAACAGTTACCAATTTTGCAACAGGTTTAAGTTCTGTCGCTTCTATCTCTGATGGTATTTTCTATGTCAAAGGTAACTTTGTTACTGTATCAGAAACAACTATTCCTTTAGAAAAATATAGTTCAACACCATCATTACGTGTTGGTTTAAATGCAACTGAAAGTATTTACAATTATACAGACGATTCTAGTTTATTGGATCCAGCGTTAAATGCTTCCAACTATCAGGCACCTGGTGCCGACCGATATAAAATTACATTATCACTAGAAACACGTCCATTAGATTTGGGTAATGACAATGATTTTATTGAATTAGTTCGTTTAGAAAATGGTTCAATACTTAAACAAGTCAATGAAACCGTTTACTCAACAATCGATGATTACATTGCAAAACGTACTAGTGATACAAATGGTGATTTTATTGTCAAAGATTACACATTGACACCTAAAGCAAATACAATTAACTCTGCAAAATATAATTTAGGTATTTCAAAAGGTATTTCCTATGTTCGTGGTTATCGTTTAGAAACTCAAAGCGATGTTACTTTAACCAATGACCGTGCAAGAACAACATCAGCTGCAAATAATAATCCAACATATATTGATTATGGCAATTATTTCTATGTTAATTCTGCCAATGGTGTGTTTGATGTATCCACATTACCGGCAGTTGATTTTCATAGTGTAGTTAAAGCAAATGTTAATACAGCAAACGTAACTACATATAACTCAACATTGGCAGGTACAGGTTATATTCGCAATTTAATATTTTCTAGCACATCAAACACTTCTAATGGTGATGCTTATATTTACAAAGCATATGTGTTTGGATTACAGAATCAAGCGTTATCAGCAAATGCATCAGCCAGTTCCGCCAATAATACATTTATTACAATACCAAGTACAGCACAATTTTCTGCCAATGCCAATGCTTACTATAACGTAACAATTAGTATTGACCGAGGCACATCTGCTGGTGATTTTAGAACAATTACATCTTATGTTCCAGGTGGAGCAACAAGAGTTGCTTTTGTTGACCGGCCATTTACTGTTGCACCAGATACGACATCAGTATTTACATTACGTTTTGATGTTACTGATTATGAATCTATCATTGTAGATACTCCAGGAACACCATACACAATTACGGCAAACGCTGCAATTGATAATTCAAGTAAAGTTGGTAATATTTCCACTGGTGATACAGTATTACAAAATCAAAACAATCCTGAATTATTATTCAATTTGGGTAATCGTTATGTAAGCACCGTAACAGATACTTCTTATAATACCGTTCAGGTGTTTAGAAATGTGGCATTTACTGTTTCTGGTGCTAATATTTCTGCCGCTTTAACATTTGGTGCCGCACCAGTTGCCACTTTATCTTTCCCATTTGGTAACGGAGCACTTTCAGCAGATTCGGTTACTCAAAACTTTCAAATTATCGTTACCAATCCACAATCCAGTGGTCTGAGAGCCGGCCAATGCCTGCCTTGGACGACAGGAAGTCGCACCGTAACGATTTCAGGTAGCGGATCAACTGCGACCTTCACAACTCCAACAAGCGACCTAGGTGCGTTTACGGCCACCATTATTGCCAAAGCATATGTACGAAATGGTAATGATACCAGTTATGTGTTAAAAGCCAAAAATCTCAAAACGGCAAATACAGCAAACGTAAATTATACCGGTACAACTGTTGCAACTTTTACCAAAGTTGATTTAACAAATGGACAAGTATATGTACAAAATTCTGGTTTAGTTTCTGCGGGACAGCCACAAAAATTATATATTACTGATGTAAAACGAATTCGTAAAATTATTGATACTGGTGCGCCGGCAACTGTGCCCACAGATGCAATGTTGACGAATCCTTCTTTTGATGTTACAAACCGTTTCTTGTTTGATAACGGCCAAAGAGATTCATATTATGATTTTGCAACACTTACTTTAAAAATTGGTCAAACACCAATACAAGGTAATATGTTGGTGTTGTTAGATTATTATGAAACAACTGGTGGTGATGGTTATTATTCTGTTGGTTCATATTTGTCTCCAGTTTCTTCTTTACCAGAAAATTATGCAGAGATACCAAGTTACACAAGTACTTCAGGCACAACATATCAACTACGAGATGCTTTAGATTTTAGACCAGCACTTATTAATGCTCAAGCAAACTTTACAATTAGAACTAGTGGTTCTGGCTCTGGTGCTGCTGGTGCCTATATGCCTGTCGATTTAAGTACATTTGTTTCTGATTATTCCAATTATTTGGGACGTTACGACAAATTAGTATTAAGTAAAGACCGTGCATTTGAAATCATTCAAGGAACACCTTCTGATAATCCTTTACTGCCGGCAGAACCAGATGGTGCATTGGTTGTTGCAAATCTATTCCACGATCCATACACAGCTTATATTCCAAGTGAAGTAACTACTGGTATTTTACCAAATCTTTCTGTTGAGAAAGTGAAACATAAACGTTGGTTAATGAGTGATATTACTGGTTTAGAAAGCCGAGTAAACAATCTTGAATACTATACAGCATTAAATCTCTTAGAGAAAAATGCAGCCGCATTACAGATTCCTGATACTAATGGTTTAAATCGTTTCAAAAATGGTATTTTAGTTGATGACTTCTCTGGTTACTCAACATCAGATACAAATAATAATGATTATTTGATTACTGTCAATCGTAGAACAAAACAGATGACAGCATCACAGAATGTTTCTAATTTCCCGTTACAGTCGTTATCACTTGTATATAACATGGGTCAGATAGATTCAACAAGTGCAAACAATTTGAACTACAAGATTTCTAAATCTGGTTCTTCTAATTTCTATACATTACCATACACAACATCGAATGTTGTTACACAGCCAATTGCCTCCCGCACAGTCAATTTAAATCCTTTTGCTGTGGCTCTCAAAGAAGGTATAACAACTTTAAGTCCTCCAATGGACAATTGGGTAGATACACAAAAATCTCCTGATTTATTAATTGTTGATCCTAACTTACAAGTATATCGTGCAAGCGACCAAGTTAATGTGTTACAAGTGGGTGATTGGAAAACTACTGTTGCAACAACAACGGTTGCTACAATTGGTTCTGGTAGAAACTGGTTCACCAATCGGGTGACAAATTATATCCAAGAACAACAACAAACTATTTTAGGTAACTATGACAAGTTAAATTCTAGTTATGTTGAAACTTCTGGATATGTACAAGACGTTAGTATTCTTCCTTACATTCGTCAACAATTTGTATTCTTTAATTCGTATGGCATGTTAATTAACACTTCTGTTAATGCTTATTTTGACAACGTACAAGTTAATAAGTATATTCGTAAACCAAACGTATTAGAATTAACTAATGTTTCTGGTGAATTCCAAGATGGTGATATCATTGGTTATTTTGCTGGTGGTAATTTTACACCAATTGCAAAAGTTCTCTCATATTACAGCTATTCAGGAACAACCAATGTACGTTTATATGTAATTGGTGATATTGTTAATGCGAATTTTAATACTGGAGCTTCAGTCCGTAATGCACAGTTTAACACATCTGGTCAATATCAAACAACAACGGCAAGTGGTGTAATTAGTACCTATACTCATTTGGGTGGTTTAATTACCAATGCCAATACAACTACTACACTTACATTATCACCTCTTGCTTCAAATACAACCAACTTCTATGCTGGCAATACATTGTATGTAATTAACGGAACAGGTGTTGGTCAATCTGCCAATATCACCTCATACAATGGCACCACTAAGTTGGCCACATTAGGTAGTTCTATCACAGCAGCCAATGGTGATATTTACTCTATTGGTTCATTAAAGACCAATGAAGTTGGTATGGTTTCTGGTGTGTTCTCTATACCTGGTGGCACATTTAATACAGGTGAAAGAACATTTAGAATTGATAATAGTATCAATAACAATTTAGATAGTGCAACAACATATTCTAAGGCAACATTCTTTGCTTCAGGATTACAAGCAACAAAACAAGGTCTAAATTATGCTTCTTCTATTGATGCTGCAAAGAATACATTTGTTAGCACAGCAACAAGAGAAAATACAAGCTCATACACATATACTGTAGTTTGGGATCCTGTTGCACAAACGTTTATTGTTGATAAAGAAAATTATCCTAACGGTGTATTCATTGATTCTGTTAAATTGTTTTTTGCAACTAAGCCAACAACAGGTTTTGCACCAGTAACATTGTCAATTGTTGGCACTACTAATGGTTATCCAAATGGTGAAACTTTAGATAATTCACAAGTAACTTTGACTTCTGAACATATTAATGAACCTACAGCAGAACCACATTATTTGGATCCTACAACATACACATTGTTTAAGTTCCCTGCTCCTGTATATTTGGAATCCAACAAGTTGTATGCATTTATTGTTCGTTGCCCAACATCAAATGAGTATTCAATCTATACTGCTCAACTTGGTGATACTGCAATTGCATCTTCTACTAAGAATTTGCCAACAGACACAACACCAACTACAGTAACTAAGATTAATTCAGCACCATATGTTGGTTCTCTGTTTGTTTCTCAAAATCTACAAACATGGACTGCTGACCAAAATGAAGCAATGATGTTTGTAATGAATCGTTGCGTATTCTCTAAAACAGTAACTCCAACATTACAGTTTGTTGTACCTAATAGATTACCATACAGAAAAGTTGTTGAAGATGATATTAACTATTATTTGAATCCTAATACAACATCTAATAAGATTGTTACTTCGGCAAATACAAATGTTCCAATTCACGCATTGAATATCTCAACAACTGATTTCTTGCCCGGCGATACAACATTAAATTACACTTATAGTGCTACATTGAATAGTTCATTTACAGCTGCAGCAACAACCGGAATAACTCCAGGTAAATTTGGTACACCAACGTATGATGACATTTATTTAAATGATGGATATGGTGAACGTGTACTTGTTGCCGATTCTAATACATCGTTCTCATTGTATGCAGTAATGAGTACCGCAGATGATGCCGTGTCACCAATGATTTCTGATGATGGTTTAAGTGTGTATACAATTCGTTGGAATATTAATAATCTTGGAATCTCTAATTCAATGATTTCTGTTGCCAATACTGGTGGTGGTTATAACGCCAATACACTATTGGTTACCGTTACTGCTGCAAATGGTTTTGGTTCGGGTGCAGTAGCTGTAGCTAATGTTTCAGCACAAGGTAATATTACTAGTATTTTCATTACCTCTGGTGGTTCTGGTTATGCAACAACACCAACAATTACACTTTCTGAATCAACAGGAAACACTCGGTTGACAGGAAATGCAAATGCTATCATTACGATTGCCGGTGAAACTTCTAAATCTGGTGGTAATGGTCTTGCCAAATATATTACCAAAAAAGTTGTATTGGACCAAGGATTTGATTCTGGCGATTTACGTGTATACTTTACCGCATATCGTCCAGTTAATACAAATATCTATGTTTACTACAAGATTCTTTCAAGAACCGATACACAATTATTTGATGATGGTAACTGGCAGTTAATGACTTTAATTAATAGTGGCGATTCTAAGTTTTCTGAAAACAGAAACAATTTGTACGAGTATGTTGCTGCTCCTGGTTCTGGAGGAACTGCTCAGAATTATGTTTCTTACGCCAGTACAGTTAACGGACAAACATATAATAGATTTAGTCAGTTTGCAATTAAAGTAGTTCTTGCAACATCAGATAAAACTGCTGTTCCGTTCTTAACTGATATTCGTGCAATCGCTCTACCAGCAATAGGATAAAAAATGCCATTAGTTAAAATACCAGGAACCACATTTGTTAGAGATACTAACACTATGGCTCTGATTAATACTGATTCTGTAGGTTTAGAAGAATATACTTTTAAATCAAAGTTAATAAACAATCAGAAGTCCGAAATAAATACTCTAAAATCTGAAATTAATGACGTAAAAAATGATGTAAAAGAAATTAAACATCTTTTACAACAATTGTTCACTAGGAACTAATAATGGCAAATACAGTAAACATTTTAAGTTTTAATAACACATTTGGTGACTTAGTTGCTCAGCAAAATAAAGCTGCAGTCGAGTTAAATAATCTTGCTGGAGGAACATCTTCTAACAATTTCACTAAAGATACTGGAACTTTATTTTTAAATGGAGTTGGTGTTGCTTTGTCAGTAGCCAATACTGTTAGTTTAGGAAGAGCAATTGTTTCTGGAAACACCTCTTTATTGGGAGATTTAGTTGCTACATCTAACGTAGCAATTACTGGTTCCGATTTTGCTTTGCAAGTTGCTAATAATGCTGTTATTGCAAAAACATTAATTACTGATTCAATCACATCAAACACTTTAGTAAGAACCACAACAGTAAATGCCAGTGGTGGTGCCTTTGTTAACGGAATTACAGCAAATACTTTAATAAGAACTTTAAATTTAAATGCACTTGGATTTGTAGTGGCAGATTCTTTAACTTCAAATACTGCAATATTTGCTCCACTTATTAACGCTAGTACAACAGGCATTTTTAATAATATTACATGTAATAATGCAATTTCTACAAGTTCAATTGCTGGTGCATATAGTGGTGTTGCGACATTATCCGCTGGTTCAACAGCGGTTACTGGAGATTTAAATGCAAACACTAATACTGTGGCCACAACACAATTTGTTAAGTCTGCTTTAAATTCAGGTAATACGTTTAATATGGCAGTAGTTAATGGAGTGGTTAATAATGGTTCATATGCTAATCCTTCATGGATTACATCTTTAGCGGGTTCTAAGATAACTGGTGATATCGCCGGTTCTTCAGCAAATCTCTCTAGTTACACAATTAACCAATCTGTGAGTACGGGTAATGATGTTCAATTTAGATCGGTTGGTGTAGGAACTGCAGGTTCTGGTACAACAGGCGAACTTCGTGCCACCAACAATATTACTGCTTATTATTCGGATGATAGATTGAAGAAACGTTTGGGTAATATAGAAAATGCGTTGGCCAAGGTAATGACATTAAATGGTTTTCAATATGAAGCCAATGAAACCGCACAAGCTCTAGGATATACAGTTAAACCAGAAATTGGCCTATCGGCACAAGAAGTACAGGCAGTATTACCTGAAGTGGTTGTTCCAGCACCGATTGATGAGAAATATCTCACTATTCATTATGAACGAGTTATACCACTTTTAGTCGAGGCCATCAAAGAACTCAAAAAAGAATTAGATTCAATTCGTAAACCCCTTGACAACGAACTGAATAATTAAAAATTCGAAAATTTTCATTCCGGCCTAGAATTTCCGGAGACGAAATCCTAGATTCCAAAAAGCGAATTTACTTTTGAGCTTAAGTTGGTGTTGACATAAATATCCAATAGGATTAATGATATCAGGAATATAAAATGCCAGCTGCTTACTCAAATCTACTGTTAGAACAAGGTACCACATTTAATACCACTATTACATTAGACGATGTATATGGTAACGTATACGATTTAACTGGTTGTACGGCCAGTGGTCAAATGCGTAAATCCTACTATTCCTCAAACGCTACAGCAACATTTTCAACAACAGTATACCCCGCCACAGGGGTCATTGAGCTTGCTTTGACTTCTGCTCAAACCGCTAACATTTCTCCAGGAAGATATGTTTACGACACAATAATCACCAATGCCGGTGCCAATACAGTAACAAGAGTTTTAGAAGGCATTGTTGATGTTTCTCCACGAGTTACGAGGTAAAACATGCCAGGTCAAACAATAGGTACAGTCAATGTACAACTAGGTGCTTCTCAACAAACAGTTCGAACACTATCATATGGTGCAACAACATTAAAAGCATTAAGTGATGTTAGTATGGCTGGTGCTCTAGACCGTGATGTGGTAACTTATGTGGCTTCAACAAATTCTTTTATTATTGCTCCAGCAGAAAATTCACGATTAATTATAGATAACGGATTCTTTTAATGCCAGCTGCAAATACATCTAATATATCGACCATACAGATTCTTCGGTCGTACTCTAATAGTGCGCCACTAACACTAGATGATGGACAATTAGCATTTTCATTTGTATCCAATACTTTGTTTATTGGATCTAATACTGGCATCAAAATTATTAGTAATCCTCCTACTGATCTAAAAGCTCAAGAAGCTTATAATCAAGCAAATACGGCAACAGTATTGGCTCAAGCTAGTTACAATCAAGCTAACGTAACCATAGGTGTAGACGCTTCTCAAAATGCTAGAATGTCCATTAGTGATGGTGTAAACACTAGCCAAAACGTAAGGCTGGACTTTAGTAACACTCGCATGGCAATTAGTGATGGTGTTAATGTTAGCCAAAACGTAAGGCTAGATTTCAGCAATACTCGCATGACCATCATTGAAGGTGTAGATGCTGGTCAAAATAGTCGTATGACCATTAGTGATGGCGTAAACGCAAGCCAGAATTCTAGATTAGATTTTAGTAATACCCGTATGACCATCATTGAAGGTGTGAATGTAACTCAAAACACCGACATAGCGAACAAACTAAGTTTGTCTGGAGCAAGCCTTCAAACTGTTTCTGGTAACGTTGCATTTCTCAATGATGTTTCTGTATCAGGTAATTTAATTGTTCTCGGTAATACAATATCACTTAATGTGACCTCGCTTGAAGTAAAGGATACTTTAATTCAGTTGGGAATAGGAAATTATAATACAGATGTACTAACTATCGGTTATGTTGGCCATTACAACGATGGAACAAATGCTCAAGCTGGTATGATTCGTGATGCGGGAACGAAAGAGTTCTATGCATTTCAAGGTTACACACCAGGAGTAACAGGTAATACGGTCAACATTAATGATGCATCGTTTGCCAAGGCAAACATACACGGCAATTGGTTCAAAGGCAATCTAATTGCTACAACAGCAAGAGTTGGTGGTTTAGATGTAAATTCTAGATTGGATTTCAGCAATACTAGAATGGCGGTGATTGAAGGTACTGATTTGAGCCAGAATGTTCGGTTAAATTTCAGTAATACCCGCATGGACATAAGTGATGGCGTTAATGCCAGCCAAAACGTAAGGTTAGATTTTAGTAATACTCGTATGACCATCATCGAAGGTGTTGATGTTGGCCAGAATACTAGAATGACTGTAATTGATGGTGTAAATGCCAGCCAAAACGTAAGGCTAGATTTCAGTAACACAGCCATTACTATTATTCAAGGCGTAGATGTTGGCCAAAATGCTAGAATGACCATTGTTGAAGGTACAGATGCCAGCCAAAACGTAAGGCTGGACTTTAGTAATACCCGTATGAATATTATTGATGGTGTGGATGCAGGCCAAAATGCTCGCATGACAATCATTGAAGGTACTGACACTAGCCAAAATGCTAGAATGACCATTATCGAAGGTGCCGATGCAAGCCAAAACGTAAGGCTGGACTTTAGTAATACTCGTATGACCATCATAGAAGGTGTGGATGCAGGTCAAAATTCTAGAATGTCTATAAGTGATGGTGTGAATGTTAGTCAAAACGTAAGACTGGACTTTAGTAATGCCGCTATAACAATCATACAAGGTGTGGATGTTGGCCAGAATTCTCGCATGACAATCATTGAAGGTACTGATGCAAGCCAAAACGTAAGATTGGATTTTAGTAACACTAGAATGAACATTATTGATGGTGTTGATGCAGGCCAAAATGCTCGCATGACTATCATTGAAGGTGTTGATGCAAGCCAGAATGTAAGATTGGATTTTAGTAACACTAGAATGAACATTATTGATGGTGTTGATGTTGGCCAAAACAACAGAATGACCATCATTGAGGGTACAGATACCAGCCAAAATGCTCGTATGGCCATCATTGAAGGTACCAATGCAAGTCAGAACGTAAGGCTGGATTTTAGTAACACGGCTATTACCATCATCCAAGGTGTAGATGTTACACAGAACACCAGATTGACCGTGATTGAAGGTACCGATGCAAGCCAAAACGTAAGGCTAGATTTCAGTAATGCCGCTATAACAATCATACAAGGTGTGGATGTTGGTCAAAATTCTCGTATGACCATCATTGAAGGTACCGACACTAGCCAAAATGCTCGTATAGTTGTAAGTGAAGGTGTTGATTTAAGCCAAAACGTTCGGTTAGATTTTAGCAATACAGCCATTACTATTATACAAGGTGTAGATGTAACTCAAAACACCAGATTAACTGTATCCGAGGGTGTGGATTTAAGCCAAAACGTAAGATTGGATTTCAGTAACACACGGATGAATATTATTGATGGTGTCGATGCAGGCCAAAATGCTCGCATGACGATCATTGAAGGTGTGGATGTTACACAGAATACTAATATAGCAAATCGATTAGCATTAACTGGTGCAGCAAGTCAAACAGTAACCGGCAATGTGGTATTTGGTAATGATGTTACAGTAACAGGTAACTTAGTTGTTCTTGGCAACACCATATCACTTAATGTAACCTCGTTTGAAGTAGAAGATACTTTAATTCAACTTGGTATAGGAAATTACTATACAGATGCTTTAACAATTGGTTATGTTGGTCACTATAATGATGGCACGAATGCTCATGCCGGTATGATTCGAGATGCCCTAACAAAAGAATTCTATGCGTTTCAAGGTTATACACCAGAGGTATCAGGTAACGTAATCAATGTTAACGCTGCATCATTTACTAAAGCAAATATTCATGGTAACTGGTTCAAAGGTAACTTAATTGCTACTACAGCAAGAGTTGGTGGATTAGATGTAAATTCTAGATTAGATTTTAGCAATACCCGTATGACCATTATTGAGGGTGTCGATTTAACTCAAAACACCAACATTGCCGCAACAGATAATAAGATGCAAGGCGCTTACAATGTGGCCAATACTGCTGATGTTCGGTCTGTAGCTGCATACTTCCATGCTAACGGAGCTTTCATTAAAGCCAATGCGGCATTTGATCAAGCCAATGTGACTATTGGTGTTGATGCTAGTCAGAATGTTCGAATAGATTATAGCAATACAGCTATAACAATTATTCAAGGCGTGGATGTTGGTCAAAACACCAGAATGACAATTATAGAAGGTGTTGATGCTAGCCAGAATGTGAGATTGGACTACAGTAATACTGCTCTCACCATTGCTCAAGGTGTGGACAATAGCCAGAATGTAAGGCTGGACTTTAGTAATACTGCCATTAATGCAACTGATGGCAAAATGGCATCTGCTTATAATCAAGCCAATACAGGTACAGTTCTTGCTCAAGCGGCTTTCAATCGTGCCAATACAGAACCAGATTCATTTAATTATTTGGCTAATACAATTGTTGTTGCTAATTCAGCAGGTTACTTATCAAATAGTAACGTTTTCTTTATCTCATCCAATAATACACTTTTAGTCACTTCAAACACAGTATCAACAAGTAACACTACAGGTTCTCTGGTTGTTTCTGGTGGTGTTGGTATTACTGGTAACTTGTTTATGTCAGCTGCTAATAATTTCTTTTTAACTACAAACGGTGCACAAAGTTACCGTTTAGGTTGGACAGACAATTACTTTATGAGAAGTAATCAATTTGGTGGAGCAGAGTTTACTGGAAATTTTTTAAATATTAATTCCAATTTTTACACAACATCTTCTTATGTTGCTAGAGGTGTAATTTTAAATGACACAGGTAACAACACCGTATTATTTGCTGGTTCTTCTCCAGTTAGAATTCAAAACACTGCAGCATCTATAAGTAATACTACAGGTTCTCTGATTGTTGATGGTGGCCTTGGATTGTCCGGCAACCTGTCGATGAATTTGGCTTCAAGTGCTGCTGCTATAAATCGTATTACATTAAGTCAAGCAAACTTTATTTATTCTGATAGTGTTGCAACAGGCAGCGTAGCTTTTGGTGGCACCGCTTATTATTATTTTAATAATTCCATTGGTGTATACAATCAAAACGCTTTGATACAACGAGGCACAATTTCCAAAGATGATGGTAACAATACTGTAATCTTTGCTGGCATTTCTCCAGTTAAGATTCAAAACGGCACAGGAAGTTCCAATACAACTACTGGTGCTCTTGTAGTTCAAGGTGGTGTAGGTATCTCTGGTGCTCTTAATGCTACAACCAAGTCATTCAACATTCCACATCCAACTAAAGAAGGCAAAGACCTACGTTATGGTTCTTTAGAGGGACCAGAGTTTGGTGTGTATGTTCGTGGCACATTAAAAGGTTCTAATGTTATTGAGTTGCCTGATTACTGGACTAAGTTAGTTGATACCGATACAATTACTGTTTCACTTACACCTATTGGTAAATATCAAAAACTTTCCGTAAAAGAAATCAAAGACAATACAATTATCATTAATAATGATGGATGGTTCAGAAAAGAAATTTATTGTTACTATGTTGTATACGGAGAAAGAGCTGACGTAGATAAACTTGATGTAGAAGGTTAACTATGGGCACCAATTATAATCCACAGATAGTAACTAGTGGTTTGGTGTTGGCTTTAGATGCAGCCAATCGAAAAAGTTATCCTGGTTCTGGTACAATATGGACTGATTTAAGTGGTAGTAATAATAACGGAATATTTTCCCAGACACCAACATTTGCAAACAATGCCATAACATTTTCACCAACAACAGCCACTATGGGTAATTCTGGTAATACTAATAGTTACATGTACAGTTGTGAGTTTTGGATCAACTTACCGAATACGATAACAAGTGCATCGGCTCCTACCAACTTTTTTAATTATGATACTTTTAGTCAAGGTTATTGTACTTTTGGAGCTTCAACCGGCTTTGTTACGGGAGAAACTTTAACTTTTGTGTCATACATTAGTTCTGTTTATTATAGAACAGCAATAAAGGATAGTATAAGCGCTGGATGGAATCACATCGTTTTTAATTGGGAAACAACAAACTACCAATTCTATATTAACAATTCACCAAAAACTATGTACAACGGTGATGGTGGTGCATATGCTCATGTACCATTAATATATTTAAATAATTTCTTTATTAACTATGCTGGTGATATATCTTCTGTAAAAGTTTATAATAGAACATTAACATCAGCAGAAATTACACAAAACTTCAATGCCCTCCGTGGAAGGTATAACCTATAATGGGACTTAATCATTCACCTTCTATTGTTACTAACGGATTAACTTTATATTTGGATTCAGTTAATTCAAAAAGTTATTCAGGTTCAGGTACCACATGGACTAATTTAAGTACCAATACAAACTCTTTTACCCTAGTTGGTTCACCAACAGTAGGAGCAAATAATATATTTTCTTTTAACGGATCTCAGTATGCTAGTACATCTAATAATCTTTTAAACTCAACTGCGTATACAAAATGCGCTTGGTTTCAAACACAAAATTTAGCAGCAACCAATAATATTATGAGTGGTAATAATGGCCAACACGCTTTTTGGTTGTCGAGTGGTGATAAATTAAATTCTGGCCACAATGGATCGTGGTATATCGTTCAATCAAATACATCTCTTTTAGCAAATCGATGGTATTTTGGTGCAGTTACATTTAGTACTACAACAGGTTGGGCATTATATTTAAATGGTTTATTAGAAGATACTGACGTAGCAACTACTACTTTCACCGGTACTGGAGATGTGCAGGTTGCAGCATATGGTAATAGTAACAATTTTCAAGGACAAATAAACGGAGCTTTTGTATATGATCGTGTATTAACTGCACAAGAAATACAACAAAACTTTAATGCTACTCGTGGAAGGTATCAACTATGAGTGTATTTGGTGGACCTCTTGTTACTACTGCAGGCCTGATATTTTATTTGGATGCAAATAATTCCAAATCAAATTTAAGTACTTCAGTAAAAGACCTTTCAAATAAAAATTATACAATAACAGCCAATTCTGTTACATTTACAGCCAATTCATTTCAGGTTAGAAATGATAATACAAATCCAAGTACCAATAAATCTTGGATGTCCGCCAGTTTTAATGAGGGAGTTTTAAAAAGTACAAATTTAACAGGCACTTGGTCATTAGAAGGTTTATGGAAAAACATCTCATCTCCAGTTTCAGGTGAATCATTTCTTGTGGGTAGAATTGGTTGCCATGGTGGAATTTATTTGGCTCCCGATGGAGCAAATACTATCATACAACACGCCATTAAAACGGGTAACTGTTGGACAGGAGCTTTAGTTGCAAACGTTGCTACTGTGGCACCAGGAACAATTGTGCATTCCGTAATGACTTATAATAATGGTATTGTTAAAAGCTATATCAATGGTGTGTTGATAGCAACCAGTACATTTGATTATCTTAGTAATAATGGAATGAATGCATATGGAGATACTTTATGTATTGGTGGATGGTCAAATGATAAAAATTATGCCACCAATTCAGACATTTATGCAATAAGATGTTACACCATAGAACTTTCTGGTAATGAAGTTTTAAACAATTTCAATGCCAGCCGTGGAAGATACGGTCTATAAATAATAGGTAACCAATAAGAAGAATGTTCAATGAGTAATCTAGATAAAAATATCCTAATAACGCCCAATGTTGGATCCAATAATGATCCTACGATTGTCTTTTCTGCGGCCAATACCACATCCAATTCAGCCAATATCACCATTCGGGCTTATCCTACATCTAATGGAACTCTATCATTTGAAGGTTCTGCTGGTCAACTATTCTCAATTACCAACAATCTAACTGGTTCTTTATTCTCCGTCAATGACATCTCTGGTATTCCTAGTATTGAGGTGCTGGATACTGGTCGTGTTAATCTAGCACAATACAATGGTAGTGTTGTTATTGGTGCCAACACATCTGCAACAACCTCAAATTCAAATACGACTGGTGAACTAGTTGTTTTTGGTGGTGTCGGTGTAACAGGTAATATCTATGTTGGTGGCACAAGTGCAGGATCAAATGGTATCTATACTGACATATTACGATATGCGGCTAACGGATTACCTTGGGTTATGGGTTCTGGTGGTGGCGGTGGCGGCACATCGATTGACCAAGCGGCCAGAGATACTGCAAATAGTGCCTCGGCAAACACTATCATTATTCAAGGTGTAGATGCTAGTCAGAATGTAAGGTTAGATTTCAGCAATGCAGCTATCACCATAATTCAAGGTGTTGATACTAGCCAAAATGCTAGAATGACCATTGCGGATGGTGTAGATGCTAGTCAAAACGTTAGAATAGATTATAGCAATACAGCTATAACTATTATTCAAGGTACTGATACTAGCCAAAACGTAAGATTGGATTATAGCAATACAGCCATTACTATTGTTCAAGGTGTGGATGTTGGCCAGAACACCAGACTTACTGTAATTGAAGGTACTGATGCAAGCCAAAATGTCCGTTTAGATTATAGCAATGCAGCTATCACCATAATTCAAGGTACAGACACTAGCCAAAATGCTAGAATGGTTATTATTGAAGGTACAGATGTAAGCCAAAATGCTAGAATGGTTATTATAGAAGGTACTGATACTAGCCAGAACGCTAGAATGACCATTGCGGATGGTGTTGATGCTAGCCAGAATGTAAGGTTGGATTATAGTAATACAGCCATCACCATAATTCAAGGTACTGATGTTACTCAAAATACCAGATTAACTGTAATTGAAGGTACAGATGCTAGCCAGAATGTAAGGTTGGATTATAGTAATACAGCCATCACCATTATTCAAGGCACTGATGTTACTCAAAATACCAGATTAACTGTAATTGAAGGTACTGATGCAAGCCAAAATGTAAGAATTGATTACAGTAACACAGCCATTACTATTATACAAGGTGTAGATAACAGCCAGAATGTAAGGTTGGATTATAGTAATACAGCAATCAATCAAACATTATCTAGCTGGACAGCCAATACAGTTATCGTTGCTAACTCTACTGGTTATCTTTCAAACACAAGTAATTTACAATTTTTTCAATCTAATAATAATTTACAATTAGCCAATACATTCACTGCGGCTAATTTGGTACTCACTGGAACAAATGCTGGAAGTAGTTTTCCGGTGGCGGGTAGTTTACAAATGGCTGGTGGTGCCTACATCGCCGGTGCTAGCTGGATTGCCTCATTGACATCGTTTAGTTTTACGAGTACCGGAGGCACCGTTTTACAAAATGGTTTAACTACCAGTGGTAGCACCAATAACGGCTTTTCTTTGCGTAATCTAAGTGGACCCTTTGGTAGTGCTTTAGGAGGAAGTTTATTTGTTAAAGGATCCACTTTTGTGGATATCTCCGATACAGGAACAATAGCAGAACCAATATATTATAATTATTTTATTGGTCCAATATTAAGAAATGCACCTGCACCAGTAACTTATAGAAATTTATCAACAGTTCATATAAATGCTCCATCAATTAATGTTGCTAATACGAATCTTACTGTAACTAATTCTTGGGCTTTATATGCCAATGGTGCCATTTATTCCAATACAAACATTAGTGCAGCCAATACATTTTTTGCTGGTTCCAATGGTATTACGTTTGCTGATGGCACAAAACAAACAACAGCTGCCACAGGTGGCGGATTTGGATGGTTAGCCAATACAATCATCGTTGCTAACTCAACAGGTTATTTAAGTAATAGTAATTCATTCTTTGTTGCTTCTAACAATACAATAGTTCTAACAGGAAATTTAATTTCCAATACTGTATTTGTTTCTGGTGGTGTTGAGATAGTAACTTCAGTTCTTGCAAATAACGTAGTCACTCCATCACCATCCGTAGTTCTAAATGATATTACTAATCAGTTTGATAACCTTAAATGTGTATTTGATTTGAGGTCGGAACAGTCAAATGTAATTAACATTATGAACTCCAGAAATCTGGAAGTCATTATTAATGGTGCTAAATTGGCACCGTATGTAACAGAGATTCGGTACCCATGGTTAATACCATATGATTCCTTTAAAGGTCATAGGGTGGTAAGTAGTAATACCAGTTCTCAATTGGTAATTTACAACCCACCTGCACCAGGTGACCAAGCGATTCTAACGCTTATAAATAGTTCATCAGCTTCACAAAATAGAAGATATCCATATTCAGCCGCTACTATAGCACTAGGAGATTAATTAAATGGCAAAGCATGTTATATTAGAAAGTTACACATTTACCCCGTCAACAAGAACCGTTACGGTATCTGGTAAAAACATTCGTAGAGAGCAGTTGTTATTGATTACCAATACAACTTCTGGCACAGTCATTTATAATTTCTCCGATCCAGCACTTCAAGCAACTTCATTTACCAATTCGTCCAATACAGTTAGTGGTTTAGAAACAACCACTATTGTATTAGCTTTTGCTACTGGCTCGATGAACTCGACAGATAAGTTATCTATTCTTACAGAAGAAACTTATCAAGAAATTACTCCAAATGAAGTTTTACGTGATCCTGTGGACAAAATGCGTGTATCTACTCCACAGGCATTGATTGATACAGACTTTGAATATGGTCCTCAGCCAACAAAATGGGAATCAATTAATCTTCTTAACAATCGTCCTGGTGCTTTTTATGATCCTACACAAAGTATTTCAAACATTTCTGCTAACGTAGCATTTGTTGGTTCTACTAACGTTGGTTCTGCTGGTTCATATCAAATTACTAACGTTACAGCATCCGGTAAAACAGTAACAGTAGCAATTAATAATACAACAGGTATTACTGCTGGCACTCCTATTTTTGTACAAGGTACTTTAGATAATGCTAACGCTGATGGATGGTGGATTGTTGAAGGCGTTTCTCCTAATGCCAACTTTACATATACAGTAATAAACACTCCTGCAGCTGCTTTATTTGATTCTAATAAAACAGTTTTATTTATTGGTGCATATTATACTGGCGCTGCGTTACCTTCTTCAGGTGCAGCAGGTGGTACCATCGTTTTGAACGGTGTAGTTGGTACAATCACAACAGCCAATGCTCATGGCTTTCGAGTCGGTGATGGATTTTATGTTACTGGTGCCACAGGCAATACAGGACTTATTAACAGTTCTTGGGTTGTTGCTAATACACCTAATACTAACATATTTACATTCTCTTGTGCCGCAACAGGAACAATTACAGCTCCCGCCAATGCGTCAATTTATCCACGTCCATTAGGTTATGTTCAGCATCGTCCATTTGATGGCGGTGTTCAATTCTCTAACGTATCTCCATTCCATGGTTATCAAGTTATTCGTCAGACACGCCGTCAATTCCGTTATCAGTCCGGTAAAGGTATTCAATTTTCAACCGGTTCTATTCTAAAACCAGCAGTTGCAACTGATGGTATTACAAGTTCTGGTACGACTTGTACAGTAACAACCAAGTTCGCTCATGGTCTTGGTGCCAACTCACAAATTTTAATTTCAGGTGCAACAGAAACGGCATACAATGGATTGTTTACCGTGACTGGTGCAAATACTCCTTTACAGTTTACTTACACAGCAAACTCAGTACCATCATCTGCAACAGCATCTGGATTTCCACTAAATGTTTCACCATATTCTTGGTATGGTGCTGCTAATCGTGTTGGTATGTTTGATTCACAAAACGGTTTCTTCTTTGAATATGATGGCCAAACATTATATGCAGTTAGACGTTCAAGCACATTACAATTATCTGGTGTTGGTTCTGTTGTTTCTGGTAACGGTGCTGTATTTGGTACAAGCACTCGTTTCAGTCAACAACTAAAACCAAATGATTATATTGTCATTCGTGGCCAATCATATCTGGTACAAACAATTGTATCTGATACTTTAATGTACATTTATCCTGAGTATCGTGGCGTAACATCGTCTGCTTGCCAAATTAGTAAAACAGTTGATTTACGTGTACCTCAATCGCAATGGAATATTGACCGGTGTGATGGCACTGGTGCAAGTTTATTCAATCTAGATTTAACAAGAATGCAAATGTTCTATGCCGACTATTCTTGGTATGGTGCAGGTGCTGTTCGTTTCGGATTTAAGAACACTCGTGGAGAAGTAATTTATTGCCATCGTATGCCAAACAACAACATCAACACAGAAGCATATATGCGTTCTGGTAACTTGCCTGCTCGTTACGAAACAAATACAATTCCTGTTACAACATTCTTAACTGCTACATTGGCTGCTGGTGCAACATCAATGACAGTTAATGATACAACATTCTTCCCACCTGTTGGTGTATTATTAGTTTATGCAGCTGCTGATACTGGTGGTGCAATTGAATATATTTACTACACAGGTAAAACAGCAACAACATTTACAGGACTACAACGCAACTCAGCAAATACTGGTGGTATTGCTTTAGGTACTAGCACAGCAACAACATTTACCGTTACTGGTGCTACAGCAGTCAATCCTGGTGGTACAGCTCCTGTTCGTGTTGAATCTTATTCACCTGGCCAAGCATCAACAGTTAGTCACTGGGGTTCTTCTGTAATTATGGACGGCCGTTATGATGATGATAAATCATTTATTTTTAATTTTGGACAAAATACTCAACAAACATATCCAAGCCCAGCAATACGTTATCCGGTGTTTAGTGTTCGCCTAGCACCATCAATTGACAATGGTACTGCTGGTGTTTTAGGACAACGTGAAATTATTAACCGTATGCAATTAGCTCCCGCTTCAATAGGTATTTTTGCTTCTAATAATGCTGTTCGTGCTGAATTGGTTTTGAATGGTCGTGTTTCTTCAGGAACTTATCTGCCAGTTGGAGGTTCTTCTTTAGCACAGTATGCTATTCATGGACCAGCAGCTGTAATTAATGGTGGTGAATCAATTTGGACCGGCTTTACACCAGCAAATAATACAGATTCTCAAGATTTAGTAAGGTTGCGTGATATTGGTAATAGTATTTTAGGTGGCGGTGTAAACAATGCCGTATCAAACACAGCATTGCAAATTTATCCTGATGGTCCAGATATTTTAACTTTGTGTATTACTCCATTAGGTGGTGCAGCTAACGTTGCCGCTCGTTTTAGTTGGTCAGAGGCACAAGCTTAAGGGAGGTAAAATGTCCTCTCGGGATTATATTCGGCATGTAGTATCGGCAAACACCTCATTAAACGGCCAACGGCTTGGTGATGAGGTGTATGACCCAACATCAAATCGGCTTTTCAAAACTTTACCTGTTGGTGGCACACAAGTCACCAACGTAGAAGTTTTATTAAGTTCGCATACTGGTATCATAACAGCCAATTCATATTCTATATTGGGTTCTCCATACATAAACAGTAACAGAGCAATTACTCAATATGGTACAACACATAATGTATTGGGTGCTGGTTCTGGTACTAGAACCATAGATTTAACTTTAGGTAATTATGTATCAGCAACTGTAACGGGTGTTACAACTTGGGTATTTTCTAATCCAATTGCACCGCCGGCTGCCATCGGTTTTGTTTTAGAGCTTACCAATGGAGGCTCTGCAGCATTAACTTGGCCTTCGGCAGTCAAATGGCCTGGAGGTACAGCTCCATCTCTTACAGCGGCCGGTGTTGATGTGTTAACATTTATCACAGATGACGGCGGTTTAAATTGGCGAGGTGTGGCCTCTATGGTAGACAGCAAATAACGGATATTAAAAATGGCAAATTGGGTACACATAGAAAATAATGAAATTACAGGTCAGTATGACTTACTACCTAATAATTGGAGAAATGTAAGCGGACTAAATTTGGCTGCTGATGATTTGCCTTTTTTAAAATCTGTAGGTTGGTATCCTGTAACTAAACAAAATGAAACGTGGAATGATTTAACCCATTATGTAAGTGGATATAATTATGAGATTAGAGAGAATGATGTTTTAGAAAGTATTATTATAACTGAAAGACAACCAGAACCTGTTGAAGAATTCTCTACTTTAAAATATAGATTTATAGAAGAACTAAGAAAAAAAAGAAATGAATTGTTAGTTAGTTCTGATTGGACTCAATTACAAGATGTACAAAATTTATTTGATGAAAACACCAAAAATAAATGGATTATATATCGACAAGCTCTAAGAGATATTATACAAGTATATTCAGAAAATGAGGTTGTGAATATTGCTCAAGTCAATTGGCCATCATTAGAAAATTAAATGTTATTCATTGAACAACTTTTAGCTAAAGGTGCTTCTGCAGCTGCTCCAGCCGAGAATAAATTTTTATACACATGGGGAAATAATGCTTATGGCCAGTTAGGAACAACTGTAACAACACCTTTATCCAGTTGGACTGCTGTAAGTGCTGGTGGTTCTCATACAGCAGCTATTCGTTCTGATGGTTACTTGTTTACATGGGGATATAATAATGGCGTATTAGGTGATAATACAACTACCACTAGATCCAGTCCAGTTCAAATTGGATCCAGCTCATGGACTGCTGTGTCTGCTGGATTTAGACATACAGCTGCTCTTCGTTCTGGTGGTACTTTGTTCACATGGGGATTTAATCAATATGGCAAATTAGGAGATAGTACAACTTTCAATAAATCTAGTCCAGTACAAATAGGATCCAGTTCATGGACTGCTGTGGCTGCTGGTGGTAATCATACAGCAGCTATTCGTTCTGATGGTTACTTGTTTACATGGGGATATAATGGTCAAGGCCAATTAGGAGATGGTACACTTACCAATAAATCCAGTCCAATACAAATAGGATCCAGCTCATGGACTGCTGTAGCTGCTGGTGCTCTTCATACAATGGCTGTTCGTTCTGGTGGTACCTTATTTACATGGGGACTTAATGGTTCTGGCCAGTTGGGGCAAGGAGATACAACAGCTTTGCTTAGCTGGACTGTTGTGTCTGTTAATGGTTCTCATACAGCTGCTATTCGTTCCGATAATTTATTATTTACATGGGGACGAAATAATTATGGTCAATTAGGAGATAGTACAACTACCACTAGATCCAGTCCAGTACAAATAGGCTCTAGCTCATGGACTGCTGTGAGTGCTGGTTATGTTCATACAGTTGCTATTCGTTCTGGTGGTACCTTGTTCACATGGGGAGGTAATGGAAACGGTCGATTAGGAGATAATACAACTACCAATAGATCCAGTCCTGTACAAATAGGATCCAGCTCATGGACTGTTGTAGATGCTGGTTTTTTTCATACAACTGCTATTCGTTCTGGTGGTACCTTATTTACATGGGGATATAATCTTCAAGGCCAATTAGGAGATGGTACAACTGCTGATAAATCTAGTCCAGTTCAAATAGGATCCAGCTCATGGACTGCTGTAAGTGCTGGTGGTACTCATACAGCAGCTATTAATAATATTGGATACTTGTTTACATGGGGTCTTGGAAGTGCGGGCCAAATTGGAAATGAGTCACTAACAAATTTATCTAGCTGGACTGTTGTGTCTGTAGGTGGTTACCATACAGCAGCTATTCGTTCTGATAATTTATTATTTACATGGGGTCGAAATACCCAAGGCCAATTAGGAGATAGTACAATTGTTGGTAAATCTAGTCCAGTTCAAATTGGATCCAGCTCTTGGACTGCTGTGGCTGCTGGTGGTACTCATACAGCAGCTATTCGTTCTGATGGATATTTGTTTGCATGGGGAGGTAATTACAGAGGACAAGTGGGTGATGGGACTTCTGGTTTTAATAGGTCCAGTCCAGTTCAAATTGGATCCAGCTCTTGGACTGTTGTAACTGCTGGTTTATCTCATACAGCAGCTATTCGTTCTGGTGGTACCTTGTTTACATGGGGATATAATAGTACTGGTCAGTTAGGAGATGGTGGTACCACCAATAGATCCAGTCCTGTACAAATAGGATCCAGCTCATGGACTGTTGTAGATGCTGGTGCTCGACATGGAATTGCTATACGTTCTGATAATTTATTATTTACATGGGGCCAAAATAATTATGGCCAATTAGGAGATGGTACAGCTGTTGCTAAATCCAGTCCGGTTCAAATAGGATCTAGTTCATGGACTGCTGTAAATGCTGGTGCTTATCATACAGCAGCTATTCGTTCTGATGGTTACTTGTTTACATGGGGATCTAATGGCCAAGGTCGATTAGGAGATGGTACAAGCACATCTAGATCCAGTCCAGTTCAAATAGGATCCAGCTCATGGACTGCTGTGTCTGGTGGTAACGATCATACAACAGCTATTCGTTCTGGTGGTACTTTGTTTACATGGGGTCGAAATGCCCAAGGCCAATTGGGAGATGGTACAACTGCTGATAAATCCAGTCCAGTACAAATAGGATCTAGTTCATGGACTGCTGTGTCTGCTGGCCGATATTATACAGCAGCTGTTCGTTCTAGTGGTTTTTATAGTGCCTTATTTACATGGGGAATTAATAATTATGGCCAATTAGGACAAATTAGTTTTGGCACACGGTTCAGGCAAAGCAGTCCAGTAACGGTTGGAAATAATCTTGTTTCACTATCCAGTCCAGTTCAAATAGGATCCAGCTCATGGACTGCTGTATCTGCTGGTGGTTCTCATACAGCAGCTATTCGTTCTGGTGGTACCTTATTTACATGGGGAGGTAATTACAGAGGACAAATAGGTGATAGTACATCCGGTGATGCTAATAGCAAATCCAGTCCGATTCAAATAGGATCTAGTTCCTGGACTGTAATAAATGCTGGCGCAGCTTTCACAGCAGCTATTCGATCTGGTGGCACATTATTTACGTGGGGATTTAATAGCGGTGGCCAGTTAGGAGATGGTACAACTACTAGTAGCTCCAGTCCTGTACAAATAGGATCCAGCTCATGGACTGCTGTGAGTACTGGTGGTTATCATGCGGGAGCTATTCGTTCTGATAATTTATTATTTACATGGGGAATTAATACTGCGGGCCAAGTGGGAGATAGTACACTTACCAATAGATCCAGTCCTGTACAAATAGGATTCATTAATATAGTGCAATCAAGTCCAGTTGTAATTGCAAGTTCTGCGAGTTGGACTGTTGTGTCTACTGGTTATGCGCATGTAGCAGCTATTCGTTCTGATGGATATTTATTTACATGGGGTTATAATAATCCTGGATGTTTAGGAGATGGTACAACCACTTCTAGATCCAGTCCAGTTCAAATTGGATCCAGTTCATGGACTGCTGTGAGTACTGGTGCTAAGCATACAGTAGCTATTCGATCTGGTGGCACATTATTTACGTGGGGATTTAATAACAATGGCCAGTTAGGAGATGGTACAACTACTAGTAGCTCCAGTCCTGTACAAATAGGATCCAGCTCATGGACTGCTGTAGCTGCTGGTAGTGTAAATGATCATACAGCAGCTATTCGTTCTGATGGTTACTTGTTTACATGGGGTTATAATAATAATGGCCAATTAGGAGATGGTACAACTACTAGTAGCTCCAGTCCAGTTCAAATAGGATCTAGTTCATGGACTGCTGTGGCTGCTGGGCGCCGGCATTCAACAGCTATTCGTTCTGGGGGTACGTTGTTTACATGGGGCCAAGGTATTTTTGGCCAATTGGGAGATGGTACGAATGTTTCTAAATCTAGTCCAGTACAAATAGGATCTAGCTCTTGGACTGCTGTGGCTGGTGGCCAATACCATGCAGTAGCTATTCGTTCCGGTGGTACACTATTTACATGGGGATTTAATAGTGCTGGCCAATTAGGAGATGGTACAACTGCTCTCAAATCCAGTCCAGTACAAATAGGATCCAGCTCATGGACTGCTGTAGGTGCTGGTAGGTATCATACTGGAGCTATACGTTCTGATGGATATTTGTTTACATGGGGAAATAATTCTCAAAGAAGTGATGGCCGATTAGGAGATGGTACACTTACCAATAGATCCAGTCCAGTACAAATAGGATCCAGCTCATGGACTGCTGTGTCTGGTGGTGATGCTCATACAGCAGCTATACGTTCTGGTGGTACAATATTTACATGGGGATATAATTTTCATGGCCAATTAGGAGATGGTACAAGTGGAGCCATTAACAGTAAATCCAGTCCAGTACAAATTGGATCCGATTTTGCATCTATGTCATGGACTGTTGTAACTGCTGGTTTATCTCATTCAGCAGCTATTCGTTCTGATGGCTACTTATTTACATGGGGAGGTAATACTGGTGGCCAATTAGGAGATGGTACAGCTGTTGCTAAATCTAGGCCAGTACAAATAGGATCTAGTTCCTGGACTGCTGTGTCTGCTGGAGGTAGGCATACAGCAGCTATTCGTTCTGGTGGTACTCTGTTTGCATGGGGATATAATGGTCAAGGCCAATTAGGAAATAGTTCAATTGTCAGTAGATCCAGTCCTATACAAATAGGATCCAGCTCATGGACTGCTGTGTCTGGTGGTGGTAATAGTAGCGTAAGTAGAGGTCATACAGCAGCTATTCGTTCTGATAATATATTGTTTACATGGGGATATAATCAATCTGGCCAATTAGGAGATGGTACAGGTGGATCATTAACTAATAAATCCAGTCCAATAACAGTAGGCAATAATGTTGTGGTTATTCTACCTTCTCCCTTATTAATAGGATCCAGCTCATGGACTGCTGTGGCTGCTGGTGGTACTCATACAGCAGCTATTCGTTCTGATGGAAGATTATTTACATGGGGAGTTAATGCTGGCCAATTAGGAGATGGTACAACTACTAGTAGATCCAGTCCAGTTCAAATAGGATCCAGCTCATGGACTGCTGTAGGTGCTGGTCGTGATCATACAGCAGCTATTCGTTCTGGTGGTACCTTGTTTACATGGGGAAATAATACATATGGCCAATTAGGAGATGGTACAAGCACATCTAGATCCAGTCCAGTTCAAATAGGATCCAGCTCATGGACTGCTGTGGCTGGTGGTCTTAGTCACACAGTCGCTATTCGTTCTGGTGGTACTTTGTTTACGTGGGGACTTAATAGTAATGGCCAATTAGGAGATGGTACTGGTGGTTTTGGTACTCAAAAATCCAGTCCAGTACAAATAGGATCCAGCTCATGGACTGCTGTGGCTGCTGGTCCTGGTAGTATTCATACAGCAGCTATTCGTTCTGGTGGTACCTTGTTTACATGGGGATCTAATAGTGTCGGTCGATTAGGAGATGGTACACTTATCAATAGATCCAGTCCAGTACAAATAGGATCCAGCTCATGGACTGCTGTATCTGCTGGTGGTAATCATACAGCAGCTATACGTTCTGGTGGTACCTTGTTTACATGGGGATATAATGGTCAAGGCCAATTAGGAGATGGTACAAGTGGATCCATTAACAGTAAATCCAGTCCAGTACAAATAGGATCCAGCTCATGGACTGCTGTATCTGCTGGTGGTGTACATACAGCAGCTATACGTTCTGGTGGTACATTGTTTACGTGGGGATATAATGGTAGTGGCCGATTAGGAGATGGTACACTTACCAGTAGATCCAGTCCAGTACAAATAGGATCCAGCTCATGGACTGCTGTATCTGCTGGTGGTGATGCTCATACAGTAGGAATTTCATAAAAAGCTTTACTAAATATCTATATAATTATTTTACAGGAGTTTTAGATTATGCATATGATTGATCAGCAATTGAATTTGATGATAAGAGGAAGATTTGAAGAAGCTTGGAAATTGGCTGAAGAATTGGAAGCTTTAGATCCTACAGATCCAAAAGCAAAATTTAATCGTGGTTGGTTTCTTATTAATCAAGGAAAATTACAAGAAGGATTTCAATGTCTTGAAAATGGACGAGCACTCAAAGTTTATGGTAGTGGTAAAATTAACACTACTAAGCCAATTTGGGATCAAAGTGATTTAAAAGGTAAAACTGTCATTTTAAATATGGAGTGTGGTTTTGGCGACCAAATGATTTACGCTAGATTTGCCACCGAAATTTGGAAACGAGGCGGTAAATGTATTATGTGTTGTGAAAAATTATTGCACCCCCTCTTTCTACGGATTCCTGGTGTTAAAGAATGTATCACTTTAGACCAAGTATCTCAAACATATCATGATTTTTGGATTCCAGGATTTAGTGCTAGCTGGTTATTTGGACATGAATTTGATAATTTACCAAACGAGCCTTACATTTTTGCTAAAAACGAAAGTGTCGATCTTTGGAAAACAATGTTAAACACAGAAAAAATAAAAGTTGGTATTCGTTGGAGTGGTAGCCCTCTTTTTGAACATCAGCAATTTCGTATTTTTCCTGCAGAAAAATTAATTAATTTACACAAAGATTTTCCTCATATACAATTCTATAGTTTGCAAAGAGATACAGATGTAAAAGAATTACCTGAAGCAATATCCGATCTTCAACATTTAATAATTTCTTGGGAAGATACAGCTGCATGTATTGCTAATTTAGATTTAGTTATTACTTCTTGTACTAGTATTGCTCATCTTGCTTCTGCAATGGGTAAACCCACATGGGTAATTGTGCCATTGTTACCATATCATGTTTGGGCTTATGGAGGAGATCATAGTCCTTGGTATCAAAACACCACTAAAGTTTTTAGGCAAACTAAATTTGGAGATTGGACAGATACATTTCAAAAAGTTTCTAATGAATTAAAAGAACGTTTTCCTCAAAAAACTAAAAAACAAAAAGCTGAAAAAATAAGCGTATAAATATACAACAAGTGTTAAATCTTGATTTTATAATTTTAAACTGAAAGGTAATCATGGAAAAAACCATACATTTTGTGGCAGGTCTCCCAAGATCAGGTTCCACTCTCATAACAAACATACTCAAACAAAATTCAGAAGTTCACGGAGAATCCGTAAGTTCTTTATCTTCTATATTTGGTAGTATTAATGCTTCTTGGTCTAGTATGGAACAAAATCAAGAATATAATAATACAGATGCCAAAGTTGGAGTTTTAAAATCAGTATTACAGGGATATTATTCTCATATTGATAAGCCTATTATTGTTGATAAAGACCGTGGATGGATTCCACTACTACCACAAGTCGAAGCAATTTTGGATCGCAAAGTTAAAATTATTGTTTGTGTTAGAAACCCAGCCGAAATTTTAACTTCTTTTGAAAAACTTAGAAAAGAGAATCCTTTGTTTTTTACCAAAGCAGATTCTTCTTTAAGAGAAGGATCCAATATTGCTTCAAGAGCTTATTACTATGCTGGTCCAGAAGGCGCAATGGGATTATCTCATAGAAATATTAAAGATGCAATTACAATGGGTTATTTGGATCGTTTTCTTTTTATTGATTACAATCGTTTTTGCAATAGTCCAAAAAGCCAAACTAAACGTATCTATGAATTTTTAGAACTACCAAAGTTTGAACATGATTTTGAAAAGATTGTTCAAACAGAAGTGTATAATGATTTGGCAATTGGTTTGCCTAACTTACACAAGATTAAGCCATCACTTGATCGTACCACAGTTAATTGTGTAGAGTATCTTGGACTTGATATTTACGAACAGTATAATCGTGAAATATTTTGGAATGCTTGGATTTAATAAAGGAATATATTATGACACCAGAAAATAAAAAACTAAACATGGGTTGTGGATTTAAAAAATTAAACGACCATTGGAATGTAGATGTAGAAGCCAAATGTAATCCTGATGAAGTATTAGATTTTGAAATAACTCCTTGGCCATATGAAGATAACTTCTTTGAAAAAATTACAGCAGATAATGTTTTGGAACATTTAGGTCAAGATCCAAAAGTTTTTACCAATATTATTAAAGAAATGTATCGAGTAAGTGCAGATCAAGCAGAATGGTTTATCAATGTACCACATCATCGGTGTGATTTGTTTTGGGACGATTACACTCATGTTAGGCCATTGACTGCCAAAACTTTTAAAATGTTTGACCAAAAAGTAAATTTTGAATCTATTGCTAAAAAATTAAGTGATAGTACATTTGGATTATACCATGACGTAGATTTGGAAGTTTATGATGTGACTTACAATATGGTTGGCTATTGGTTACAACAACAGCAAGATGGTATGCTGGCACCAAAACAGATGGACATTAATTTAAATACTATGGCGAATGTCTGTGAAAGTGTAAATATTTTTATCAGAGTGCATAAGCCAGGAAGATTTGCTGATTGGCATAAAAAGAATAATTGATATGTATATTTCAACAGTCGATATGGGTAGAGAAAGAACTCAAACGAATATTAAATTTTTATTTGAAAAGTTTGGTGTACCAAACACAATGATAGAAATTGGTTGTTTTGAAGGAATAACCACATTTTGGGTTTCAGAGTTTGGTAAAATTCATAATGATAAATTTAAAATATATGCCATTGATCCACACACCACATTAAATGATAATCCAAATTTTGATTTTAAAACAATTAAAAGAACGTTTGAATATAATTTAAGTAAGTGTGTAGGCAATGTAACATACATTAACAAATACAGTTATGAGGCTTTAGTCGAGTTGATTCATCAAAAAGAAACAGCTGAATTTATTTTTGTTGATGGTGACCATACATCTGCTGCTGTTCTAGAAGATATGATGCTATCTTGGAGATTACTGCCAGTAGGCGGAGTAATGTTATGTGACGATTCTATAGGCTGGAAACTTGTTGATGAACATGGTAGTGCTCCTGTACAACTCTCTCCAAGAATGGGCATTGAGATGTTTATACAATGTAATTGGCATAAAATAGAATTAATACATTTACCAGATTCTTTTCAAGTGGCTTTTAAAAAGTTGAAAGAATAGAATGGTTTTTAATATAGGTGATAAAGTTCACCGAAATGTGTTACTGAGTTGTGACCACGGTTTAATGATTGTAAATCGATTTGATTGTAATAGTGAACAAGTTGGTCATGGCCAATGGTTATTAGATCATGGAAATACTTCTACGATTGAAGCATTCAATTGTTATGAATCAATTAAAGAATATTCTGAACCTATAATATTTGACATTGGTGCCAATATAGGAACGTTTACCACTTGGATGTCCAGAGCCTTTCCTCAAGGAAAAATATATTCTTTTGAGCCTCAAAGAGAAGTGTTTAAAATGCTGTGTGGAAATGCTTCTATAAACAATCTATATAATGTATATCCATACAACATTGGATTAGGTAAAGATAATACTAAAATTGAATTTGAAGAACCTAATTACTTTAGAAAAAATGATTTTGGTACTTTTAGTTTAGTAGAAGATATTATTACCGAAAAAACAAACAATAAAGTCGTTGTTGACATACACACAATTGATTGGTTTTTAGAACACTATAATATACCTAAAGTGCATCTGCTAAAGATAGATGTAGAAGGTATGGACTTAGATGTTTTAGTTGGAGGCTCCAATACAATCAAAAAGCACCTACCTATTATATTTGTGGAACACTGCGACAACAGAAAAACTATTATAGATGATATCAAGCAATTTTTAGATCAGTATGAATATGATTATAAGGTAGTAGGAAATAATTTATTATGCAAACCTCAATAAAGGAATACAAATGAAAAAGATTTTGATTATGGGATTACCAGGTTCTGGAAAAACATTTATGGCAGAAGCCTTAAAAAAATACCTTGAAAAAAACGGTACAACGAATAATATTGCTGAGATGTTGCCAATTACAGGCTTTAATGCTCAAGTCACTTGGTTTAATGCTGATGAAGTTCGTAAAAAATATAATGATTGGGATTTCTCAGATGCTGGTCGTATTCGCCAATCTCTAAGAATGGCACAGTTTGCTTTAGAGGCTGGCGGTGATTATGTTATCTGTGATTTTGTGGCGCCATTGGTTGAGATGAGAAACAACTTTAAAGCCGATTGGACTATTTGGATGGACACAATTGAAAAAGGTCGATTTGAAGATACCAATAAAGCGTTCATTCCACCAGAAGTATATGACTTCCGTGTGACAGAACAAAATGCTGAAAAATGGGCTGAGTTTATTGGTAACCATATCATTGAGAATCGTAGGCGTCCAACATTTGACTGGCAGAAAGAAACTGTACAGATGTTAGGTCGTTGGCAACCATGGCATGAAGGCCATCGAGCTTTATTTGAGCGAGCCATTGCCAAAACTGGTCAAGTGGTTATTCAAATCCGTGACTGTCAAGGATGGCAAGGTTCTAATCCTTTTGCCATTGAACAAGTTAAATCATACATCCGTAGAGATTTGGATCCGTTGTTTCAAGGTCAATATGAGATTCAGGTGGTACCAAACATTGTAAATATTACTTATGGTCGTGATGTAGGTTATAAAATTGAACAAGAGTCTTTTGATAAATCAATTACTGATATTTCCGCAACCAAAATAAGGAAAAGTCTTGGAATACAATAAACAGGACAAGGTATAAATACCTCTATAATAGGAGGGTAATATGCCAGCGGTAACTAGTAGACAAACACTCAAAGATTATTGCCTCAGACGATTAGGTTTTCCAGTCATTGAAATCAATATTGATGATGACCAGTTAGAAGATAGAATAGATGATGCCATTCAATATTGGCAAGACTACCACTTTGATGGTCTCCAAAAAATCTATTATATTCGAAGGATTACGGATACCGATGTCAATAATCAATATTTGAATTTAACCAATGTGTTAGATTCTGCCAATGTTCCTTTGGACATTGTTGGCGTTACTCGTATTTTTCCAGTTCAAGATTCTCAGGCAACTATTAATATGTTTGACCTGCGGTATCAACTCCGTCTAAACGAACTCTACGACTTCACCTCCGCATCATACGTCAATTATACCTTAACTCAACAGCATTTACGTTCACTAGAGTTATTGTTTAGTGGAGAAGTTCCTATTCGTTTCCAACGACATATGGGAAAACTCTTTATTGATTGGGCATGGGGAGCATCTGAAGCACCAGCGGGTACAATTGTAGTTGCCGAATGTTATGCTTGTATTGATGCCACAACATATAATCGTGTGTGGAATGACCGTTGGTTAAAAGAATATACTACCGCTTTAATTAAACGAACATGGGGAAATAACCTCAAAAAGTTTTCTGGCTTACAGTTACCAGGTGGTGTCACACTTAATGGTGATAAGATTTATGAAGAAGCGGTAGGTGAAATTGAGAAGCTGGAAACCGAAATGCAAACCGAATACGGAGCGCCATTGGAATTTCTAATGAATTGATATGAAACATAAACACCATATTATTCCAAAACACGCTGGTGGTACTGATGATCCATCAAACTTAATAGAACTTACTGTTGAAGAACACGCCGAAGCTCATAAATTGCTTTGGGAAGAACAAGGAAGATATCAAGATTATTATGCTTGGCAAGGACTGGCCGGTTTAATTGGTAAAGAAGATATACTTAAAGGTATAATGAATCAAGAATCAATAAAAAACCATTTATCTAAAAAAGGTAAAGAATTTTGGAATAATTTAACCGAAGAAGAAAAAACAATTAAAAAAAATCAATTTTTGAAAGTTAGGAAATTAACAAATGGTTCCAAAGGCAAAACTTGGAAACTTTCAGAAGAAACAAAAAACAAACACAAAAAACCAAAATCAAAAGAACATAGGTTAAATATAAAAAAATCAATGATAGGAACAAGAACTGGCCAAAAAAATCCTAGTTTTGGCTCTATTTGGATAAACAATAACACAGATTCAAAAAAAATTAAAAATGGAGATACAATTCCAACCGGATGGTTTCTTGGTAGAGCATTTAAACCAAGAATGAAAAGAAAGATAGGTACCTAAAATTCCAACATCGGTTTATTTTAATAACTACAACTCTACTGCCGAACAAAGAGTAATAGAGGATCTGATTGTTGAATCCATGCAAATCATGGGTTTTGATGCATTCTATTTGCCTATAGAAAATCCGGCAGATAGAGATATATTATATGGTGAAGATCCAGTTAAAAAATTCAAATCAGCTTTTCCATTAGAAATGTACCTTTCTGGTGACGTAATGGATTACCAAGGTCAACAAGAGTTCTTTTCTAAGTTTGGCCTAGAAATTAAAAATGTGGTAACGGTATCTGTTTCTCGTAGGACATTCCAACAACGAGTTCCACAAAATACATTCACACGACCAAGGGAAGGTGATTTAGTCTATGTGCCATTTTTAAATGGTACTGGTGAATTATATGAAATAACATTTACTGAGCAAGCAAAAGATTTTCATACATTGGGTCGTAAACAACCATATTTTTATGAGTTACGCCTTGAGAAATTTAAGTATGCTCAAGAAATTATTGATACTGGTGTTAACGATATTGATATGATTGTTAATGATTCTGGTTACATGATTAAGTTGGTTACTGGCGCAAAAACTGGTAATGCAAATAATTATATAATAAACGAAACAGTATATCAAGCCGCAGACCAAACTGAAGCCAATGCCACTTCTGTGGCAATCGTACAAGCTTGGACACCATCGGCCAATTCTCTAATGATCAGTAATATTTCTGGTGAGTTTACAAATAATGTTGTAATTATTGGTGCATCAAGTAATGCACGTTACATATTAACTTCATATGATACACAATTAGATAATTCTTATAATGAAAGTTATGACAACAAGTATATTAATACTCAAGCAGACGCAATTATAGATTTCTCTGAGACCAATCCGTTTGGAGAAATTTAATGTCAAATACCACATATCACCGAATCATTCGAAAGATGGTCATTGGGTTTGGTAACCTATTCGATAACATTACTCTAGTTCGTTATAATCCAGATTTAACAGAAGCAGAACGTATGTTGGTGCCCATTGTGTATGCAACAAAAGAATTATACGTAAAACGTTTAGAAGATGATCCAGATTTAAGTAAAAAAATTCAAATAGCATTACCAAGAATGTCATTTGAAATGGCAGGCCTTTCTTACGATTCTTCTCGTAAACAAAATACTAATGTTAAACAATTTGCATCTACAACTGGCGGATTAATTTCACAATATAATCCTGTGCCATATAATTTTGATTTTAATCTTTACATCTATGTACGAAACATAGAAGATGGTACACAAATCATTGAACATATTTTACCATTCTTTGCACCAGATTATACCATTAAATTAAATTTAATTCCTGAAATGGGTATTGTTAAAGAAATACCTGTCGTGTTAAATAGTACAACACACGACATCGTTTATGAAGGTGATAAAGAATCCGAAACTCGTATGATTATTTGGACTTTAAGTTTTACTGTTAAGGGTTATGTGTTTGGTAAAACTACACCAACAGGCCAAATTAGAACTTCAATTACAAACATATTTAATGATATTTCATCAACTGATGTTGTTCAATTTAATATGGCCAATACCGGCACAGGAAAATATCAAACCGGTGAAATTGTATATCAAGGATATTCAGCACAAGAATCTACGGCATCAGGTCGTGTTGTTTTGTGGACTAATAATATATTACATTTGACCAACATACAAGGTAATTTTGTATCTGATGCACGTATTATAGGCACAAAAACAAATTCAAATTATCAATTTACTTCTTACGTTGTGCCAGCAGAAAAAATGGCCACAATTACTGTTGTGCCTAATCCCACAACGGCTAATACAGCTAACGCCAATGTTGATTATACATATACCACCACAATAACGGAATTTCCTAATACACTATGAACAATTTTGAAAAGAATATGGAACAAATATTTGATGTGACGCCCACAGTAAAAGAAGAAAAAATTACTCCTTTACCTGTAGTATCTGCTAAGTATAATGAAGCAGATATCAAACAAGATTTGAATGATGCTTATCAGCAATCAAAAGAAAATCTTCAAGGTATTATTGACCAAGGCAAAGAAGCCATGGAAGAAATACTCAATATTGCCAAAGCTGGCCAACACCCACGAGCGTTTGAAGTATATTCTGGTCTATTAAAAAATATGACCGAAGCCAATGATAGATTATTGAAGATACAAAAAGAAATGCGTGAAATGGAAGGTATTAAAAAAGAAACAAATAATACCAATATTGATAAGGCTATTTTTGTTGGTTCAACATCTGAACTCAGCAAATTACTAAAGAACAATGCCAGCAAAGAATAAAGAAAGTTACCGTGACAACCCTCTACTCAAACGAGTAGGAGTTCAAGTCAATTTTACTCAAGACCAAGTTGATGAATATATCAAGTGTTCTAGAGATCCTATCTATTTTGCCAAGTACATTAAAATTATCACACTAGATGACGGTGTAACTGATTTCAGGATGTATGATTTTCAGCAAGACATGATACGAACTTTTCACAATAATCGTTTTACTATTATGAAATGTCCACGACAGGTGGGTAAAACAACCACCACGGTGGCATATCTTCTTTGGACAATACTCTTTCAAGATGCACAATCAATTGCCGTTTTGGCCAATCGTGGTGAAACTGCTCGTGGCATTCTTGGTAAGTTACAACTGGCCTATGAGAATCTGCCTATGTGGTTACAGCAAGGTGTCGTTGAGTGGAACAAAGGTCGTGTAGAACTAGAGAATGGTTCTGTAATTATTGCTTCTTCAACATCTTCTTCAGCAGCTCGTTCTGGTTCGTTTAACATTGTATTCTTAGATGAGTTTGCTTTCGTACCATCTAATATTGCCACAGAATTCTTTACCTCAGTTTATCCTGTTATTACTGCTGGTACTAAAACAAAGATTATTATTGTTTCTACACCTAATGGTATGAATCTGTTCTATAAGATATGGACAGATGCCATCAATAAAAGAAACAACTATGTGCCGTTTGAGGTACACTGGTCGATGGTACCAGGTCGTGATGAGAATTGGAAAGAAGAAACGATTCGTAATACTTCTGAACACCAGTTCCGACAGGAGTTTGAAACCGAGTTTTTAGGTTCCACCAATACTCTTATTGCTGGTACCAAGTTACAGAAGATGACCTACAGTCCGCCAATTGCTCACCATGATAAGATGATAATCTATGAACATCCGATTAAAGGTGACGATGAAACTACCAAAGACCATCTGTATTGTATTACCGTGGACGTATCAGAAGGTCGTAATCTGGATTGCTCAGCATTTTCTGTATTTGATATTTCATCAACACCATATAGACAGGTGGCGGTGTATAAGAGTTCTTCTATTTCACCCATATTGTTTCCTACGGTGATTCATAATGCCGCTCGGTATTATAATGATGCCTACATTTTGGTTGAAATTAATAACAATCCACAGGTAGCTGACATTATACACCAAGATTTAGAGTATGAGAATCTTTGGAAAGTGTTTACAGGAAATAAAAAACCACAACAGTTACATAGTGGATTTGGCCGAGGCATACAGATGGGACTTAAAATGTCTGTGGCCGTCAAAAGAATTGGTTGTTCCAATTTAAAAACATTGATTGAAGGTGATAAGTTGTTGATTCCAGATTTTGATACCATTTCGGAACTGACAACTTTTGTGGCAAGTAAAACATCATTTGCGGCAGAAGATGATAATAATGATGATTTAGTAATGACTTTGGTACTTTTTGCTTGGGTGGCCACTCAAAAATACTTTAAAGACATCGTAAACCATGATATTCGTAAACAGATTCAGTTAGAAAATATGAATCAGTTAGATGAAGAAGTTCTTCCGGCTCCAATTATTGATGACGGACTGGGTGAACGGTATGAAAATATGGACGGAGATTTGTGGGAAGTTGCCGATGGTTCCGAACTATATTCAAAATTTATTAAAGACGCTATGAGGAATCTCTAAATATGGCCTTTCATAAATATTCGTATGGTATCTTAATTGCCAATATAACATCATATTCAAGGAGATAATAAAATGGCATTTCAAATCTCTCCAGGCGTAAATGTATCTGAAGTTGACTTAACCACAGTCGTACCTTCAGTACTAACTACAGCCGGTGCTTTTGCTGGAAATTTCAAATGGGGTCCAGCACAAAAAAGAATTCAAGTAGATAGCGAGATTACTCTTGCAAGTGTATTTGGTACTCCAGACAGCAACTCAGCAACATCATTTTTTACTGCTGCTTCATTCTTAGCTTATGGTAATAACTTAACTGTTGTTCGTGCAGTTGGTTCCGCTGGCCGAAATGCTCGTGCCAACACAAGCGGTACAGCTTTACAAATTCCAAACGAAGATGTATTTCAAGCGGCTTATTTAACTGGCTCTGCTGGAGCCGCTGCTGGTCCAGCTTTTGCAAGGTATCCTGGTGCTTTAGGAAATTCTTTAACAGTTTCTTTCTGTGATTCAAGTAGTACTTTTGCTACTTGGAATATCACCACATATCAAGCTGGATCAAATACAAATATTGTAGTAACACTTGCACCATATTTTACTGGAGCTCCAGGAACATCAGAACAAGCTAATTCTGCTGGCGCATTGTATGATGAAATTCACGGTATTGTTGTTGATACTGGTGGCTTAATTACTGGTGTTAGAAATACTGTGTTAGAAGTATTTCCATTTATGTCAAAAGGATCTGATGCCGTTGATGCTTTAGGCAATTCAAACTACTTCAAAAATGTAATTTTTAATAATTCAAAATACATTTATGCTGTCGATGGACTAAGTACTGCTCCTAATTATAGTACATGGGGTTTACCATTAGCTAATACAACATATTACACTTCTAACACAACCAGTACATATGTTTTAACTGGTGGTGCAGATGATGCTCCTTCTGCAGCAAATACACAAACAGCTTTTGGTTTATTCCAAAACGGTGATGAAGTGGACATTTCTTTAGTACTAACTGGTGATGGCAATATTGCAACACAACAATACGTAATTGACAATATTGTTAATACTCGTAAAGATTGTTTAGCATTTATTTCACCTCCTTCAGCAAACGTTATTAATCAAGCCGGTAACGAAACAACCAATATTACGAATTGGACAACTGCATTAGGTCGTTCAACATCTTATGCTGTTGCTGATTCTGGTTGGAAATATATGTTTGACAAATACAACAACATTTATCGTTGGGTACCACTAAACGGTGATATTGCCGGTCTTTGTGTTAATACCGACAATGTTCGTGATCCATGGTTCTCGCCTGCTGGTTTCAATCGTGGTAATCTAAAAAATGTTGTTCGTTTGGCATGGAATCCAACAAAAACACAAAGAGATACATTGTATTCTAAGGGTGTTAATCCAGTTGCCACATTCCCAGGAAATGGCACGGTATTGTATGGTGACAAGACATTACAAATCAAGCCTTCCGCTTTTGACCGTATCAATGTCCGTAGATTGTTTATTGTATTAGAAAAAACAATTGCTCAAGCCGCTAAGTATTCATTGTTTGAATTTAATGATGAATTTACTCGAGCTCAGTTTGTAGCATTAGTAACACCGTTCCTCCGTGATATTCAAGGTCGCCGTGGTATCTATGACTTCCGTGTTGTTTGTGATACAACAAATAATACACCACAAGTCATTGATTCTAACCAGTTTGTTGGTGACATTTATATCAAACCTGCTCGTTCTATCAACTTTATCCAGTTGAACTTTATTGCAGTAAGAACTGGTGTTGATTTTACTGAAGTCGTTGGTGCAGCTTAATAAATAACCACGATATAGGAGAAAACAAATGGCATTCAACGTAGCAGAATTTAGAGCGAATTTGATTGGTGACGGTGCACGTCCCAATCTATTTCAAGTCACTCTCATTTTTCCAACAATTGCAGAAAATGGTGTTGCAGCAGGTCAGAAAACCACATTTATGGCTAAAACTGCTCAATTACCTGGTTCAACAATTGGCCAAGTACCGTTGTATTATTTTGGCCGTGAACTAAAATTTGCTGGTAATCGTACATTTACTGACTGGACATTACAGATTATTAATGATGAAGATTTCACAATTCGTAAAGCTTTAGAATCGTGGATGAACGGCATTAACAGTCACGCAGGTAATGTTCGTACTGGTGCTGCATCTGGTCCATCTGGTTACACCGTAGATGCAACAGTTACACAATATGGGAAAACTGGCGACACATTGAAAACTTATAAATTTGTTGGCATGTATCCTCTTGATCTGGCCCCCATTGATTTAGATTGGGGTTCTAATGACACTATTGAAGAATACGCAGTAACATTCGCATATCAATGGTGGGAAACAGATACAACAAGTTAATTTATTTTATTTTACGAGAGAGGCCAAGGTCTCTCTCATTATGTTTTTTTGAATTGGAATAACACAATATGGCAGCTAATAAATTCTCTCTTTTTGGTTTTACAATTGCACGAAATAAGGTCGAAGAAGATCAAACCGTGCAACAGTCTTTTACGCCCCCATCAAATGATGATGGCGCTCTCACAATTACTTCAGCCGCTTATTATGGAACATATGTTGACCTAGATGGCACAGCAAAAAATGATGTAGAACTTATCTCACGTTACCGTGAAATGGCAATGCAACCAGAGATTGAATCCGCTATTGATGATATTGTTGGCGAAGCAATTTGCCAAGATGATGATGGTAAGATTATTCAAATCGTGTTGGACGATTTAAAACAACCAGACAAAATTAAAAATGCCATTAAAACTGAATTTGAAACAGTAATGAAGCTTTTGAATTATAAGAATATGGCACAAGATATCTTCCGTAGGTACTATGTTGATGGTCGCCTATTCTACCACATCATAGTGGATCAAACCAAACCTATGGAAGGTGTTAAAGAATTACGATACGTTGATCCACGCAAACTACGTAAAATTCGTGAGATGAAAAAATCAAAAGATGAGCGTACTGGCGTAGAAGTTATGAAGGTAATTAATGAGTACTATCTGTATAACGACAAAGTTAATACCGGCACTTCTTCTAATTTTGGTCCTGTTGGTGTTCGTATTACTACTGATTCTATTATCTCTGTGGTTTCCGGTTTAATGGATTCTCGCCGTGCAGTAGTTCTATCGTACCTACACAAAGCCATTAAGCCACTCAATCAGTTACGTATGATTGAAGATGCAACAGTTATTTATCGTATCTCACGTGCACCTGAGCGCCGTATTTTCTATATTGACGTGGGTAATTTACCTAAGTTAAAGGCAGAACAATACCTCCGTGACATCATGGTAAAATACAAGAACAAACTTGTCTATGATGCCAACACAGGTGAAGTCCGTGATGACCGTAAATTTTTATCCATGATGGAAGATTTCTGGTTACCACGCCGTGAAGGTGGAAAAGGTACAGAGATTACTACACTACCTGGTGGCCAAAACTTAGGTGAGTTAGAAGATGTCAAATACTTTGAAAAGAAATTATACAAGGCACTAAACGTTCCTGTATCTCGTTTGAATCCAGAAACATCTGGTTTTTCTCTCGGTCGTACCAATGAGATTACCCGTGACGAATTAAAGTTTGCTAAATTTGTAGACCGTTTACGTAATCGTTTCTCTGATTTATTTGACCAAGCATTACGAGTACAATGTGTATTAAAAGGTATTTGTACAAACCAAGAATGGGAAGATTTTAGAACCAACATTCACTATGATTTTATTAAAGATAATAACTTTACTGAACTCAAAGATGCTGAATTGATGAAAGAAAGATTGGCTTTGTTGGCAACAATTGATCCATATACTGGTCGTTATTTCTCTCAATCTTGGATTCAAAGAAATGTTCTACGTCTAAATGATGATGATATTAAAGAGATGCAAATTGAGATGGACGAAGAAAAAGAAGCAGGCCTTGGATTACCAGTTGGTGTGACCAATGATGTGGCACAAGCACAAATGATGTCACAAGTACCATCACAACCACAACATCCGTTAGACCAAGAGCATGAGGCAGAATTGGCCCAACAAGCGGCCGCCAAGTCAAGTGTTAAAGAAGAAACCAATACATTGGTGAAACTGAAACGAATATTATAAATATTGGAATGGAGATTAAAAAATGACAGAGGCAACAAGACAAATTATTGATTTTGCACAAGATGACAACGGCGTAGAGTTTCGTAATGCTTTGTATTCGGCAATTCATGACAGAGTGGCAGATCATATTGAAGCAAAAAAACAAGAAATTGCACACAGTTTAATTGCTCCACAACAAGAGTTGGACCAAGAACAACAGGAAACAGAAGTTGAAAACACTTAAACAATTAATGTCTGAGGCCAAAGAGAAAAAAGAAACTCAAATGGATCCTCCAGCCGTTCTAATGATGAGAAGAAAATCTGTTAGACAGTTTTCTGATGGTCAACGGGTGGCATTATACTATGTGGATAAATTAGATAAATATGTAACCGTACCATATACAGCAATGAAATGGTCCTCTACAGTACCATTAGAATTTCAATAGGATAAAAAAATGGCAATCGCAAATAGCATACAAACTTTAGTCGATACTAATTCTAGAACCGTTATTAAACGTATTGGTATTATTGATTCTGACGAAAATGAAACAGTCATCATTGAACCATTAAAATTATTTGGTGCATTGAATGCCAATGGCGCTTACTATCAAACAGGCAATACAACTCCTGCTGGTCTAGCCAATTCTGCGTTTACTATTTCAAGAATTCTTGCTTCTGTAGATGCTGAAGTTGGTCATCTACAATTAAAGTGGCAAGGCACAACAACATCACACACTATTGTTGCAACTGGTGTAGGTGTTTTTGATACTAATCCACAATACCAGTTTCCATCAATTGGAAACAATGCAATTGGTCCTACAGGTAACGTAACAATTAAAACTGTGGGTACAACTGCCAATGCAGCATATACAATAATTATTGAATTGCATAAAAATAACAAATATTACGACAAAGGCCAATTGACCGATCCAGCAGCATTTAACTATGGACCGTATGCTTTAGCACCATAATGAGATCATTAATTGATGCCATTTTTTCTAATGATTTACTCGAAGCCAAAAGAATATTAGATGAAAGGCTCGATGAATTAGCAGATGACGCTTTAACTGATGTTAAAGATGACATGGCTTTAGAAATGTTTGATGTAGATTTAGATGAATTAGAAGAAGGTAATATTATGAAGATGGGCCGAACAAAGTTGATTCGTGTCCGTATTCGGGGTGGGAAGGTACAAAGACGCAAAAAGTTGTCAGCAGTACAAGGTTATACAACAAGAGGTGGTAAGTTGGTTCGTATGTCACCTGTTGAACGTAGAAACCGTAAAATGGCATCAAGAAAGTCTAAGTTTAAAAGACGAGCCAAATTAAGGCAGTCGTTAAGAAAAAGAAAAATATCTTTAAGACGCAGAAGTGCAATGGGACTATAAATGAAACTCATTAAAGAAATTACAGAAACAGTCAGTTATCTGATAGAAGAAGCCGATGGCAAAAAATCTTTGCATATCGAGGGTCCTTTTTTAGTTGCGGAAAAGAAAAATCGCAATGGTCGTTTGTATGAATACAACACCATGAAAAAAGAGGTTGCTCGATATACAGAAGAATACATTAATAAACATCGTGCATTTGGTGAACTGGGTCATCCTGAATCACCAAGTATCAATCTAGACCGTGTATCACACATGATTACATCATTAAGAGAAAATGGTAATACATGGATTGGTAAAGCAAAAATTTTAGATACTCCTATGGGTAATATTGCCAGAAGTCTTATTGAAGGTGGTGCTCAATTAGGTGTATCTTCAAGAGGTATGGGCTCATTAAAGAACGTTAATGGAGTTAATGTCGTTCAGCCCGATTTCTATCTAGCCACAGCGGCAGATATTGTAGCAGATCCTTCTGCACCTGGTGCGTTTGTACAAGGTATCATGGAAGGTAAAGAATGGATGTTGGTCAATGGTGTATGGACAGAACAGGATCATTCTCAGGCGATTCAATCGATTCGTCAGGCTTCACGCCGAGAGATTGAAGAAGTAAGTCTGCACATTTTTGAAAACTTCATGAAAAAACTTTAAATATAAATATCCAATATAAATCAAGGAGATTTTTAAAATGGCAAAATTTAATCTGTCGGAAGCCGCTAAACAAATTTTAGTCGGTGAAGGCGCCAAAGAAACGTTTGATTCAAACATTTCTTCCAAAGCAAGTGGTCAAGACAAACCACAAAAACTAAACACATCCGTTGGTTACGGTATGAAAGATGCTGGTAAAATTGGTGATTCACCAAACTCTACAAAAGATGAGTTACCAGATTATACAAAAGGTACACCAACAGCAACTCCTCCTGGTGCCACACCTCCTGTAAGTTCTGAACCAATGAAAAAATTGGCAGCACAACCACAGAATGACAAAAACGGTGACAACGGTGATGTTCAAGGTTCTGAAGATTCTTACGAAACAATTCGTGACCGTAAACCTGGTATAAAACCAAAACAAACAATGCAAGCCAATGCTGGTGCCACATTCCAATCTTATGGTGAAGAAACTGAATCTGATGATGAAGTAGTTTCTGAAGAAAAAGAAGAAGGCCATGAAGATGAAGCACAAGACAAAGCCCTTATCAAAAAAATGATGAAAAAGGAAAAAATGAAAGAAGATTTAGATGCTCTTTTATCCGGTGAGAACCTTTCTGAAGAATTTGTTCAAAAAGCTTCCACAATTTTTGAAGCCGCCGTTATTGCTCGTGCTGAAGAAGTTATTGCTGAAGCCGAAGTTGCTTTGACAGAACAATTTGAAGCCGCAGTAGAAGAAATCAAAGAAGATTTGGCCGCTAAAGTTGATGACTATCTCAACTACATGGTTGAGGAGTGGATGAAAGAAAACGAAATCGCCATCGAACAAGGCCTCCGTGCTGAAATCGTGGAAGATTTTATTACTGGTCTCAAAGGTTTATTCGAAGAGCATTACATCGATATTCCTGCCGACAAGGTTGACGTTATTGGTGAATTGACCGAAAAGGTTGATGAACTTGAATCTGCTCTTAATGAACAAATTAGCAAAGGTGTCGAGTTAACCAAAGAGTTAAACGAACAGAAAAAAATTGAAGCCATTTACACAGCGTGTGAAGGCTTAACCCAAACTCAAGTAGAAAAATTAAAATCACTCGCAGAGGGTGTGGAATTTAATACTGAGGAAGAATTTGCCTCTAAACTTACGACTTTAAAGGAATCATATTTTAGGTCAGATGTTAAAGTTGCAGACAATTCTTCACTAGATGATGAAGTCCAAATTGAGGAAGAAAAGAAGTCAGTTGCTTCTGGCGATCCCATGATGGAACTTTACACAAAAACCATTTCACAAACTTTGGTTAAGTAATTAACCTTTAATACATAAAAAAAGGAACAACAAAATGTATTTAACAGAAGAACTACAAAAAAAATGGCAACCGGTACTCGAGCATCCTGAGCTCGAATCGATTACCGATCCTTACAAAAAAGCTGTTACAGCTCTTGTTTTGGAAAATCAACAACAAGCTATGAATCAAGATCGTATGGCTTTGAATGAGACCGCCACTGGTGGTTCCACCCCTGCCAACATTACTGGATCTGCTATCAGCAATTTTGATCCTATTTTGATTTCATTAGTACGCCGTGCTTTGCCAAATCTAATCGCTTATGACGTTGCTGGCGTTCAGCCAATGACTGGTCCTACAGGTTTGATTTTCGCAATGCGTGCACGTTACGCAAGTCAAACAGGTACAGAAGCCTTCTACAACGAAGCTAATACGGTATTCTCTGGTTCTTTCTCTGAGAACAATCCTTATGGTTTCAAAGGTACACGTGCAGCTGACATCTCCACTTCTTTCCAAGATCCTACTGGCAACGCAACCACATCTGGTATTGCAATGCCTACAGCTAACGCTGAGATTCTTGGTACAGATACAGATTATACAAAGAACTTCCAACAGATGGCATTCTCGATTGAGAAAGTTACTGTAACAGCACAATCACGTGCTTTGAAGGCTGAGTATTCTCTGGAACTTGCACAAGACTTAAAAGCAGTTCATGGTCTTGATGCTGAAACAGAATTGTCAAACATTCTGTCCACAGAAATCCTCTCTGAAATCAACCGTGAAGTTATCCGTACAATTTACACCTGTGCTGTTGCTGGTGCTCAGTATGGTACAACTACCGCTGGTTATTTCGACCTTGACACAGACTCTAACGGCCGTTGGTCAGTTGAGCGTTTCAAAGGTTTGATTTTCCAAATCGAGCGTGACGCTAACGTTATTGCTAAGCAAACTCGTAGAGGTAAAGGTAACGTATTGATTGTTTCATCTGACGTAGCATCTGCAATGGCTATGGCTGGTGTTCTTTCTTATACTCCTGCTCTACAAACTGATTTGCAAGTAGATGACACAGGCAATACATTTGCTGGTCTGTTACATGGCCGTATCAAAGTATACATCGACCCATATTTTGGTGGCTACACAAGCAACCAAGAGTTGGTAACGATTGGTTACAAAGGTACAAGTCCATATGACGCTGGCTTGTTCTATTGCCCATACGTTCCTCTCCAAATGGTTCGTGCAGTAGACCAGTATACATTCCAACCAAAGATTGGATTCAAGACTCGTTACGGCATGGTTGCTAACCCATTCTCGAATGGTGCTTCTGGTGTATATCCAGATGATGGCAAGTTACAAGCCCGTAGAAACGTATACTATCGTTTATTTGGCGTTAAGAACTTGATGTAATCAAAAAATCCTCGACAAGAAGGACATTTAGAGAGACCACTTCGGTGGTCTCTTTTTTTATCACCTAAATAAACGTATGACAGCACTTACAAGAATCCCCGAAAATACAAACTATCTTCAAGCGTCAAAGTATATTCTTACATTTGACAGAATTGGATCGGTACAGTATTTCTGCCAATCAGTAAACCTACCTGGAGTTAATCTAGGACAGGCTCCATTGTTTACTCCAATGTTGGACATATTTGCCCCTGGTAATAAAATAATGTATAACCAGTTAAACGTTGATTTTGCCGTAGATGAGAAGTTAGAAACATGGCAGAATATATACTCTTGGATGCGTTCCATTGCCTCTCCAGAGAGTTTTGAGGAAAGAAAAAGGTTGGCAGCACTACAAAACCAATATAAACAAACACCTGAAAGCCCATATTCAGATGCCACTTTAACTGTATTAAATAACTTAAACAATCCAACCATACGTATTCAATTTGTTAATGCATTTCCAATCATGTTGGCAGACATTGTTTTTGATACCAAATTGTCTGCTGACGATATCATGTATTCCACCGTGACCTTACAGTATGATTACTATAATTTTATACCAGTTTAAGTGACATAAAGTATTGCCATTTAACATGAAGTATGTTATGATGTAGAATTGATGTTAAACTATTGAAAATATTATGGAAAATTTAGAACAAATACTTAAACATTGGGAAAAAGATGTAGAGATTGACCAGACAGAACCTGGCAAAGAACTTCTCCGTATTCCGGTATTACACAACAAATATCTTTCCATTCTCACCAAACACAAGATTGCGGCCAAAAAAGCACACTTTGATTACCTACGTGTGCGCAAGGTAAAGATTGAGTATTACTCTGGCAGAATGAGCCAAGAAGAATTGGAAGAACATGGATGGCAACCTTTTTCATTTGTATTAAAATCGGACATTAGTGCCTATCTGGAAGGCGATTCTGATTTGATTAAAATGTTAGAGAAAAAAGTATACCATGAAGAATGTGTATCGGTCATTGAATCTATTATGAATGAATTGAAACAAAGAACTTGGCAACTCCGAGATTTTATCTCTTGGGAAAAATTTATTGGAGGCCAATAATGGCACATATTATAGCAAACTTACCACCAGTTAAATGTTTTGTTCGTAAAGAGTTTCTCTATGATTTTCAAAAAGGACATGGAGAACTTGAACCATGTTGGTGGATAAGTATTAAATCATTACGGGGTCAAGCATTTCGTATTGAGGCATATCTCAATGAATATGGTGCATTGTATGACAAATTACCATTACACGCATTTTGTTGGAAACCTATCGTTGGTGAACCATTGCCATTAGATAGTTTACAGTTGTGGGATTGTTTATCATATGATATTACTGTTCTTAAAAAGGCACAGTTACAATCAATGAAGTGTAAGTTTAAATTGAAAGATGGAGGTTGGATGTATGGTGTATATCTTTTCACAGTTGATAGTGCCCATCCTGATTTTAATACTCTTGATACTGGCTTTTCCGAAGATGTCGAGGACCATAAATCTTATAATTTTGTTATGTGTGATAATGGGCAGTTTGCTGCTCAGCCAAATAATAGGTTAATTATATTGGAACCAAGTAGTAATCCAAAAGAATTGAAGATGCCAGATTTTAAAGTAGCAACAAAACGCTGGTCGGTTGAAACAGATCCTAAATGGGCATTAGGAAACACCAACACAGTAATGTATGAATGATATAATAATCTCTAAAGTAAATGAGGTCTATGCAAAAATAGAATGTGAAAAGCACGTAGCCAAAGAGCTATCGGAGTTTTTTACATTTTTTGTTCCAGGTTATCAGTTTGTCCCAGCATATCGAAATCGTATATGGGACGGCAAGATACGCCTGTTTGATTTACGCAACAATACCATTTACACTGGATTATTAAACTACATTGAAGAATTCTGTAAAGAAAGAAACTACAGTTATGAAATTCAAAACAATTTGGATTTTGAAGATGAGTTTTCTTTATATCATGCCAAAAAGTTTGCTGAAGAATTAAATATACATTCTCGTGGTGATCCTATTGAAGTACGAGAACACCAATTAGATGCCTTTATTCATGCCATGCAGAAACGCCGAGCGTTATTAGTTTCTCCAACGGCATCTGGCAAATCTCTTATCATCTATCTAATCTTCCAACAGTTACACAAATATCAAAACCTTAAAGGTCTTGTAATTGTTCCTACCACATCATTGGTCGAACAATTATATTCCGACTTTGGTGATTATAATGATGGTGAAATGACCAATATTCACCGTATCTATCAAGGCAAAGAAAAAGAATCTGATAAAGATTTAATCATTTCTACTTGGCAATCATTATATAAAATGCCAAAAGAATACTTTGAACAATTTGATTATATTATAGGTGACGAAGCACACCTATTCAAAGCACAATCTCTTACTACTATTCTTACATCTTGTATCAATGCCAAATACCGTATTGGTCTTACAGGTACTTTAGATGGAACCAAAACACACAAACTGGTGTTAGAAGGTTTATTTGGTTCTGTAGAAAAAGTAATCTCAACAAAAGAACTTATTGATAAACAGCAACTTTCAAATTTTGAAATTAAATGTTTAGTTTTAAAACATACCGATGAAGAATGTTTAAAGTTAAAAGATAAAACATACCAAGAAGAAATTGAGTATCTTATTACACATGAAACAAGAAATAAATTCATTAAGAATCTTGCAGTTAGCTTAGGTAAAAATACTCTTATACTCTTTCAAATGGTTGACAAACATGGTCGTGTCCTGTATGATATGATAAAGAACACCAAGAATATTGGCAATAGAAAAATATTCTTTGTTTATGGCGGCACAGAAACTACTGACCGTGAAGAAATTAGAAAAATTATGGAGATAGAAAACGATGCTATTATTGTGGCTTCTTTTGGGACTTTTAGCACTGGTATTAATATTAGGAATTTGCATAACATTATATTTGCGATGCCAACAAAATCGAGTATTCGAACTTTGCAAAGTATTGGACGAAGTTTACGACAAAGTGATGGCAAAGAAATAGCCACATTATACGACATAGCAGATGACCTTAGATACAAAAAACATATGAATTATACATTAAAACATTTTGTGGAAAGAACAAAGATATATAATAATGAGAAGTTCCCATTCAAAATCTATAAAATAGGACTTAAAAATGGATAACATAAAAATAATTAAGTTACAGAATGGTGAAGATATTGTTGGTACAGTAACAGCCAACGGCGTTCAATATTATGACGTTGAAGAACCTATGTCATTTGAGATTGATTATCGTGGAAATCATTCTGGTTTGGTCATGCGTCATTGGTTGCCTGTACAACTATTAAAGAAAAATCAAATACAATTAAAAATACAAGACGTTCTTTGTATTTTGGAACCTGATGAAGAATTCTCTGAGTATTATCTCCATACCGTGGAAAAGATTAAACGTTTGTTGAAAGCAAAAGCTTCAGTTAACGAAATGAGTGATGAAGAAATACAAGAGATTGTGGATGAATTAAATACTTTAAACCAAGGTAATGATACAATACATTAATACTTTCAACCAAGGACATACTCGACTTTACACTCTTGTCAAGCGAATGTCAATAACATTATGTGGTAAACATGGCGACTAAACAAAAACATTATATAAACAATGCTGACTTTTTACAGGCGTTAATTGATTACAAGAAGGCACAAAAGACAGCCAAGAAGAATAAGGCACCGCCACCTCCTATTCCAAACTATATTGGCGAGTGCTTTATGAAGATAGCGGAAGGACTATCACATAAACCTAATTTTATAAACTATACCTATCGTGATGAAATGATGTCTGATGGTATTGAGAACTGTTTGATGTACTTTGACAACTTTGATCCTAGTAAGTCCAAGAATCCATTTGCTTACTTTACACAAATCATCTACTATGCCTTTTTACGAAGAATACAAAAAGAAAAGAAACAGTTGTACGTTAAATATAAAGCCACGGAACAAATGGGCATATTAGATGAAATGGAATTAATGGAGTTTGAAGATGGTACTTCAAGGCAGTTTGAACTGTATGACAATATTGCCGAGTTTATTGAGAACTATGAGGAAGCCAGAGAAAAGAAAAAAGAGGTAAAGAAACCCAAGGGTATTGAAAAGTTTTTAGGAGAATGATATAATGTACAAAGTTAGTTATACCTTGAGCGGAGGAAGTTTAAGGTTTAAATCGTTTGAAACACTACATGAGGCAACTGTGTTTGCCAACCAACAACCACTCGAATCTGTATTAGAAATTAAATATTATAATGACGTTGACAACAGAAAACCAAACCGCAACTAAAGTAGCAATTATTACTGACCAACACTTTGGTGCTCGTAATGATTCATTACATTTCTTAGAATATTATGAAAGATTTTATCGGGACACTTTTTTTCCAATTCTTGATAAGAACGGCATTGATACTGTTCTTATTTTGGGTGATACATTTGACCGTAGAAAATATATAAATTTTTTCACATTAAAACGTGCAAGAGAAATGTTCTTTGATAAACTGTATGTCAAAGGCATTAAAGTTCATATGTTGGCTGGTAATCACGACACATATTTTAAAAATACCAACAATGTAAACTCAGTACATTTATTACTACAAGAATACAACAATATTAATGTTATTGATTCACCCACAAACATTCAGGTCTACGACACAAAGATTTGTATGGTTCCTTGGATTTGTGCCGATAATTATGATGAAAGTCTAAAGGTTATTGAAAGCACAGATGCATCACTTTGTATGGGCCATTTAGAAATTGCTGGTTTTTCCATGAATCGTGGCATACCAAATTATGAAGGATATGACCGTGATTTATTTAAGCGTTTTGATATGGTGTTTAGTGGTCATTTTCACCATCGTTCTCAAGCAGATAATATTTGGTATTTGGGTAACCCTTACGAACTTACTTGGCAAGATTATAATGATCCAAGAGGGTTCCATCTTTTTGATTTATCTAGCCGCCAGTTGGAGTTTATTGAGAATCCTAATGTGATGTTTCATCGTATCGTGTATGATGATAAGGAACAAAGCATTACGGAAATTACCAGTAAAAACCTAGATAAATATACCAACACATATGTAAAAGTTGTGGTAGTCAATAAAACAAATCCTTATCTATTTGATAAGTTTATGGGTAATCTATACAATGTTAATCCTGTCGATATTACCATTGCTGAAGATGTAATTGACTTGACAGAAGGTTTGGATGATGATATAGTTAATCAAGCAGAAGATACCATAACTATTATCAATAAGTATGTGGATGGTATTAAAGAAGAACACATCGATAATACCCGATTGAAAACGGTATTACGAGAGTTATATATCGAAGCTTTAAACACGGAACAAGCATAAAATGAATTATAATTTTTCTTATGAAATTTCTCAAATTGGTACGGAAACAAAAAACGGAATAGAAAATGTCGTTACAGAAATCCGTTTTTTTCATTGTTTAGATAAGTATAAAAGATTATACATTGTCCATCTAACATATGAAGAAAAGGAATACCTTTTATATTCTGAAGTTGAAGAAAAAGGAAAACAAATTCTTTATCCATGGATCGAAAACACTCTAGGCAAAGAACAAATTCAACACATGAAAAATCTTTTAATACAAGATACGGAAAATACTAAACAATACATTACTGTATAAGTGAAAATATTATAGCATGATAATTTTTGAAAAAGTTAGATGGAAAAACTTTCTGTCTACCGGCACCTATTTTACCGAAATTGATTTACAAAGGTCACCAAACACATTAATCATTGGTAACAATGGTGCAGGTAAGTCCACTATTCTGGATGCATTGTGTTTTGGTTTATTTGGTAAACCATTTCGTAAAATCAATAAACCACAATTACTTAATTCCATTAATCAACAAGATTGTATAGTTGAGATTGAATTTTCTATTGGTAAAAAACAATACAAAGTAATTCGTGGCATTAAACCAAATACATTTGAAGTATATTGTAATGGTAACATGGTTGACCAAGATGCCAAGGCAAAAGATTACCAAGAACATTTAGAAAAATTTATTCTCAAATTAAATTATAAATCGTTCACTCAAGTTGTTATTTTGGGTTCGGCTTCGTTTGTTCCATTTATGCAATTAACTCCAGCGGATCGTAGATCAATCATTGAAGATTTGTTGGACATCGGCATCTTCTCATCAATGAATGCCGTAGTTAAAGAAAAGATGGCTCTGATTAAAGATACAAGTACCAAAAACAAATTTGAGATGGACTTAACATCTGAAAGAATCAATTTTCAAAAACAAAATATCGAAGAGCATAAAAAACATAACGATACAGAGATTGAAAAAAAACAAAAAGAAATAGAAGATTCTGAAACACAATGCCAAACTCTTGGTAAAAACATTATGTTAATACAAAAACATATTGATGTGTTACAGAGTAAAATTGCCGACCAAATGGCCACACAAAGAAAAAGTACCAAGTTAATTCACTTGGAATCTAAACTTGAATCCCGTTTAAAAAAGATTGATAAAGAAGTGGTGTTCTATCACGACCATGATAATTGTCCTACTTGTAAACAAGGTATTGACCACGATTTCAGAACTCAACAGATTGTTACACTTAATGAAACAAAAGGTGAAGTAGGTACCGCTTTAAAAGATATTGAAAAACAAATCGAAGATACCAATAATCGTATTGAAAAGATACAAGAAATCAATACTCATATTTCAGCACATAATAACGAAATAATCAAACATAATTCTACCATATCAGCAGCACATTCTTACATTGATAAACTCAAGAAAGAAATTAGTGATTTATCGACCAAGAAAGATTCATTAGAAGAAGAAAACGCTAAGTTAAAGGAACTTAGAACTCAGTTGGCTGCATTGATTACCAAACAAGAAGAACTTTCCTCAGAAAAACAATACTATGAATTTGCTGGCAATTTATTAAAAGATACTGGCATCAAAACAAAGATTATTCGTCAATACTTACCTATTATGAATAAGTTGATTAATAAGTATTTGACTGCCATGGATTTTTTTGTGAATTTTAATATTAATGAATCGTTTGAAGAAACAATCAAATCAAGGCATCGTGACGAATTTGGTTATGCCAATTTCTCAGAAGGTGAGAAAATGCGTATTGACTTGGCTCTATTGTTTACATGGCGACAGATTGCCAAGCTAAAGAATAGTACCAATACGAATCTATTAATTCTTGATGAAGTATTTGATTCTAGTTTAGATGGTGTTGGCACCGAGGAGTTTTTAAAACTAATACAAGAAATGGGTTCTGATACAAATATTTTTGTTATCTCCCATAAAGGTGACCAATTATTTGATAAGTTCCGGAGTATCATCCGGTTTGAAAAGAAAAACAATTTTAGTCAGGTGGCAAAATGAGTGAAGTTTTTACATACAATACAGAAGAAGCATTAAACCAAAAACCAATACAACCTCAGGCACAGGTGTTGCCTTTAGTTGCCGAAGATAATCCAATATTAAAACAAGTTGTACCAAAATTTAATTTTGATAATCCTCCTGTTAATCCAAATTCGCTTGCATCTTCTTTAGTGGAAACTTGCAAGTATTATAAAGGATATGGTTTATCTGCCAATCAATGTGGACTATCATATCGTGTTTTCGTAATGGGTGCCAATGAGGAGTATGTGGCGTTTTTTAATCCCAAAATAATTTCAACTAGTGGTGAATGCCATATGATAGAAGGTTGTTTATCGTTTCCACTTTTAGGTCTTAGAATTACCAGACCACAAGAGATTGAGGTAGAATACCAAGATTTTAACGGAGTAACCAGAACGGCAAAATACAATGGCATATCTGCTCGTTGCTTCCAACATGAGCTTGACCACATGAATGGAATAGTGTATACTGAAAAAGTAAAACCGATGGCACTACAGTCTGGTATGAATAAACGTAACAAAATGATAAAGAAATTGAGAATCCGTTAATGGCGACACCAATTGAATATGTAGAAAAACAATGGAACGAATGGTCTGAAAAGAACCCACCTTCCACATTTAAACACATTGATAAAGAACAATTAGTAAAAGTTCTTACCGAAGATTTAACTTATGCATCACAAATGGATGTTCGTGAATACACTCTATATCAAAAATGGTGCGAAGTAAAAGAAAGATATCCTGTTCAAGAAGTATCTACATTGTTTGGCCAAGAAAGTCAAATGGTAAATCCCGAACAAGAAAAACTTATCAATCAAGTTAAAAATAATTTCTGGATGCCTACTGAACCGGATGATTATGAAAAATTAAAACCTGTTATGAAACTACATAACGGTGAATTGGCAGAAACGTGGAATGCCATTCGTACCTTTTCTTCTACAATGAAGAACAATTCCAATATTGGTCGTAATCTATTCTATACGATTGAAGATGAAATTACCAATAAATATTTGGGTGTCATCTGTATCTCCTCAGACTTTCTGGATTTAACTCCTAGAGATAAAGCAATTGGTTGGGATAGAGATGTTAAAACACAACAAGGAATGATTAATCATACCGCAATCGGTTCAACTATTGTTCCACTACAACCACTCGGTTTCAATTACATGGGCGGTAAATTACTTGCTCTACTTTGTTTGGCTGATACAGTTCAAAAAGATTGGAAGGAAAGATATGGAGATATCCTTGTTGGAGTTACAACTACTTCTCTTTATGGGAATACTAAGTCTGGCGGTCTATCTCAGTACGATGGACTAGAACATTGGAATAAAATGGGTTTCTCAAGTGGTTCTGTGGCATTTGAACCATCAAGAGCAACCAAGAAAATGATTTTTGAATGGTTAAAAGAAGAACACACTAAGAAATATTTTGAATGGTGGGAAGCCAAAAATTTACAAGGACTTCCACTTAAGCGTGACCATAAAAATCGTTCATTACATTTTGCGTATCCAAAACTTGGTATACCAAAAGAATTAACGAGAACGGAACATCAGCGTGGTATCTATTTTAGTCCACTCTATAATAATACCAATGAGTTCCTTTGCAAACAAATTACCGAAGATAAACTGGTAAAATCATTTGATACCAGCGTAGAAGCATTGTCCAATATATGGAAAACAAAGTATGCCAAAGGTCGTATTCGGCAACTACAAAAGAAAAACAATGTTTCATATGAAACACTTTTCTATGACGATTTAATTTACCTGTCGTGGGAAGAAACGAAAGCAAAATATTTACCACAAGTTGGTCGATAAACGCTTGACATTATATCTATATAATGATATGATGTGAGAACTTGCAATAAGCAAGGTTTTTTAATTTACTATGGAGTTTTTATGAAAAAGCAATTAACCGCAAAACAAAAAATCGTTAACTATCTAAACAAACATTCAGATCGTGGCCTAACTGTTAGCCAAGCTCGTTCAATGTTTCGTATCCAAAATGTGTCTGCCCGCATCGATGAGTTACGTCAAGAAGGTCATGTGATTTATACAAACACAAAAACCCGTTCTGATGGTACTCGTTTCAATTTGTATCGTATGGGCAAACCAACTAAAGCTATGGTACGTGCCGCATTAGCCGCAGGTTTCAGCTTTAAACAACCACACAACGAAGTAGTTTAATCAAAAGTAAATTGGGTATACTTATAAGTATACCCTTTTTACCATACTGGAGTTCACATGGAAATATCAATTAAAAAAGAAGATTTACAGAAAAAAAGTTTGTTTGTGGCCACTCCAATGTATGGTGGCATGAATCACGGTCTATACATGAAAGCCTGCCTTGACTTACAAGGTCTTTGTATGCAGTATGGCGTTAATGTTAAATTCTCATTTTTATTCAATGAGTCCCTAATTACACGAGCAAGAAATTATCTTGTCGATGAATATCTCCATCGTTCCGATTGCACACATATGTTGTTTATTGATTCAGATATTCATTTTAATCCACAAGATGTGATTGCACTCTTGGCTATGGATAAAGAAGTATCTGGTGGTCCCTATCCTAAGAAAGCAATTAAATGGAAATCAGTTAAAACTGCCGTAACAAAACATCCAGATATTGATCCTGGTATGCTTGAGAAAGTTACTGGTGATTATGTGTTTAATCCAGTTAAAGGTACAGCACAATTCTCCGTTACAGAGCCATTAGAAGTTATGGAAATTGGTACTGGCTTCATGATGATTAAACGTGAAGTGTTTAAGAAAATGGAAAGTGCTTATCCAATGATTCGTTATAAGCCCGACCATGTAGGTCAAGCACACTTTGACGGTTCTCGTTACATTCATGCTTATTTTGATACAGTTATCGATACTGCAAATAGTATTACTGGTGGTGGTTCTGACCGTTATCTTTCAGAAGATTATATGTTCTGCCAAATGTGGCGTAAGATTGGTGGAAAAATTCACCTGTGTCCTTGGATGAAAACATCACACATCGGCACTTATCATTTCCAAGGAGATATGCCAGCTGTGGCTAATTTCGTAGGAGAGATGTAATGAAAAGAAGTAATTTAACAAAAGACATTGTTAAAGCTTCACAAACGGCCACAACAGGTGGTCGTAAGTTTGATGGTGGTAAATTGCAGTATGGATTAATTCCACCTAATGCACTCAAGGCAACAGTAGAGATTCTTACCTTTGGTGCAGAGAAGTATGAACCAGATAATTGGAAATGGGTACCAGATTCAAAGCGTAGATATTTTGATGCTGCACAACGGCATCTTTGGGCTTGGAAATGTGGTGAACAAAATGACCAAGAAACTGGTAAAAATCACTTGGCACATGCGCTGTGCTGCTTGATGTTTTTGTATGAACATGATACAATAGATTTTTTAAATAATGGAGAAGTGAATGAAACTATCAAATGAAACCCTTACCGTATTGAAGAACTTTTCTTCTATCAATCAAGGTATTCAATTCAAAAAAGGCAACAAACTTACCACAGTATCTTCTGGTAAAACTGTTTTGGCACAAGCCAATCTTAAAGATGAATTTCCAAAAGAATTCTGTATCTATGATTTGAATGAATTCTTATCAATTCATAGCCTCTATAAAGATTCTGAAATCGATTTTACGGAATCTGATGTTATTTTTAAAGTAGGTAAACGCTCTGGCAACTACAGAATGACTGCCAAAGAAATGATTGTAACACCACCTGAAAAAGAAATTACTTTGCCTTCTGTTGATTGTGAATTTACTTTGACATCAGAAGATTTGGATTCTTTGCTTAAATCAGCAAGTGTTGTTTCGTCACCAAATATTGCCGTCAAATCTGATGGCGAGAAAATTGAAATCGTTACTTTTGATGCAAACAATAATGCCGCACACACAAACACAATTGAAGTTGGCACTGGTAATGGTTCAAAATACAGCATCGTATTCAAAACAGAAAATATTAAATTAATTTCTGGTAGTTATAATGTGAAGATTTCTTTCAAAGGAATCGGTCATTTCAAAAACACCAAAGATGACATTCAGTATTGGATTGCTTTTGAAGCAAAAGAAACCAAGATTGGAGAATAGTAATGATGTTACACTTTACTGAAGCAATTTCAAAATCAAGTATTGCAATTAATCCTAAACATGTTGTGGCTGTCTTTACGGCTACAGAAGGTGAACAAAAAGGAAAAACAGTTATTAGTATTATAAATGGTAACATTGCAGTAGATGAAGATTATCTTGAAACAGTAGGTCGTTTAAACGCTGTTGAGTAGTATTGTTGTAAATTATATTATGGGAGTTTTGAATGGAACATTTACTATGGGTCGAGAAGTATCGGCCAAAAACAATTGAAGATTGTATTCTTCCCGATGCGCTCAAGGAAACTTTTCAGGAGTTCGTTAAGAGAAAAGAAATACCAAATCTTCTTTTATCTGGTACGGCAGGTGTTGGAAAAACAACAGTTGCTAAAGCATTGTGTAATGAGGTTGGTTGCGATTATATTGTCATCAATGGCTCTGATGAGTCTGGCATTGATGTTCTCCGTAACAAAATTAAAAACTATGCTTCGTCAGTTTCTTTGGCTGGTGGCAGAAAAGTTGTCATCATTGATGAGGCTGATTATCTCAATCCTAATTCAACTCAACCTGCTTTACGGGGAGCCATTGAAGAATTTGCATCAAACTGCTCATTCATCTTCACATGTAATTTCAAAAACCGTATCATCGATCCAATCCATTCTCGGTGTTCTGTCATCGATTTTAAAATCAACGGTTCTAAACCAAAGCTGGCGTCACAGTTCTTTAAAAGAGTTGAAAGTATTCTTGAGCAAGAAGGTGTCAAATATTCAAAAGATGTCGTGGCGGCAGTTATCACAAAACACTTCCCAGACCATCGTAGAATTCTTAACGAATTGCAACGATACTCGGTATCTGGCACCATTGATACTGGCATCCTTTCTAATATTAGTGATATACAATTTGAGTCACTAATTTCATCTTTAAAAGATAAAGACTTTGCATCTACTCGTAAATGGGTTACTGCTAATCTGGATAATGATCCAACAAAAATTTATCGTAAGATATATGATTCACTATATGATGTTCTTACACCTAGTTCGGTTCCGCAACTAGTTCTCATACTGGCCAAATACCAGTATCAATCTGCCTTTGTGGCCGACCACGAAATCAATATGATTGCTTGTTTGACCGAAATTATGGTAGATTGTGAGTTCAAATGAAAATAGGATTTAATTGCTCTTGTTTTGATTTGTTTCATGCTGGCCATGTTACTATGTTAAAAATGGAAAAAGAGATGTGTGATTACTTAAAGGTTGCACTTCAAGTTGACCCCACCATTGACAGACCTGGCCTAAAAAATAAACCCGTACAATCAATCTATGAAAGATATGCTCAAGTTCAAGCTTGTAAATATGTTGATGAGATCCTATTGTACGATACCGAATCTGAGTTATTAAATTTAATTATGACACAGACTATGAACATTCGTTTTTTAAGTGAAGAATATTTAAATCGTGATTTTACAGGAAAACAATACTGTATGACAAATGGCATTGAACTATTTTATCACAAACGCCAACATACATATAGCACTTCTGAATTAAGAAATCGTGTATATGAATTAGAATTGGCCAAACGCCAAGAAAAAGATGTAGTGGATATTCCACAATATTCTACGGAGTTATTGAAATGAATACGACAAACATTTTAGAATTAGGTCGTGCAGGAGAACTTGTCGTGATTGACATGTTAAAATCTTTAGGTCTCGATTTACAAATTCGTGATATGTATTTGGAAAACAAATACGATTCTGAAAAAGATATTCTAGTTGATGGCAAATACAGAGTAGAAGTAAAAACTCAAGCACCTTTTGTTAAAATGAATGCGTTTACTTTTTTACCAAATCAAGTAAAGAAATGCACCTCTGCTCATGTCTTGTATTTTGTTTCTGTACCACATACAACATGGCCACATTTTTCTGACGGATGGATTTACAGAGCTGTGCCAAGTGAAATGAATTATTATCCATGGAAGGACCGTTGGGGTAAAGAAAGAATCATTATTCCTATTAAACAAAGTGCTTTGGTGCCTGTGCATAAAATGCCTGATGAAAAATCAAAGGAATTACAGCAATTACTTTCGACAATGTATTGATATGCCAGATTTATTTAAAGAGATATTACCATCAATTCTACAAACTAAGAAATCTGTATTCCGTGATGAGATAGATTTTAAAGAATACAAGCCTTTTATTGTCAATCGTGCTTTGTCATACCACATGGATTGTGTTCTATATGTCAATGAGATAAATCTGCATCCAGAGATAGATGTGGACATGCAATATTCGTATCTTCTAAATACCATAAGACCAATGAAACGAAAATTCCAACCGTGGCAGAAATCAGAGGTCGACAAAGATATAGAATGTGTCAAACAGTATTTTGGATACTCCAATGAGAAAGCCAAAGAAGCCTTGCGTATTCTAAATGATGAACAAATCGCTGAAATAAAAGCTAAAACAAATAAAGGCGGAATGAACAAGTCATGATTTCAATTATAGATTTAGTTGAAGTTACACTCGGTGAAAAGGATGATTTTTTAAAAGTACGTGAAACTCTTACACGCATCGGTGTGGCTTCCAAAAAAGATAGAATATTATACCAATCTTGCCATATTCTACACAAACAAGGCAAGTATTATATCGTTCACTTCAAAGAACTCTTTGCATTAGACGGCAAACCTACAGACCTATCTGAGAATGATTTATCTCGTAGGAACGCCATAGCGCAACTCCTAGAAGATTGGGGTTTAGTAAAGATTGTGAATAGAAAGCAGGCAGAGAACCCTCCACCAATCTTCCTATCACAAATTAAAATACTTTCCCACAAAGAAAAAGACGATTGGGACTTGGTACCCAAGTACAATATTGGTAAGAAACCAGGGGCCTATTGACAAAATAGGCTTTTTGTGTTATAAATATGGATGTAGGTGCCTTTGGGGCCTATAATTTTGATTAACTCGCTTAAACTAAGGAGCATATAACCATGACTACAAGTCTATTACCTTCCCTTTTTGACTTCCACAAGACCCTCGACCCATATACGGTTGGCTTTGATAAATTCTTTAAAGATATTGAAGAAGTTACCAAAACGGTTCAAAAGGCTGTGCCGTCATATCCCCCATACAATATCAAACAAGTAAGCAAAAACAAGTATGTCATTGAAATGGCAGTTGCTGGTTTTGCCAAATCTGATATTGAAGTAACACTTGAAGGCAATAAATTGGTCATCAAAGGTTCCGCTCAAGAAAACGATATCAATGAAGAAGAAAACTTCTTGTTCAAAGGTATTGCTAACCGTAATTTCACCCGTGCATTTACATTGGCAGATAAGATTGAAATCAAAGATGCCGAAATGGTAAATGGTATGTTACGTGTATGGTTGGAAAATCTTGTGCAAACTCAAGATGCCATTAAAAAGATTGCCATTAAAGAAAAGAGTGAATAATGAACTGGTGGCCCGTAACCGATGAGGAATGGGAACAGTTGAATTATCCAAAATTTCGGTAACAATGATAGGGGGTCTTGACAACCCCCTACTTTTGTGTTATTATGGAGTATATTATGAAAAATGTGAAACCCAAATCAATTCTTAAAAAAGTTCGTGCCAAAAATGGTACGGATATTTTCTATACTTATTCTAATTGGCCAATTGAAGAAATTGACGGTGAGAAATTTATTCCTGTTGTGAAACAAATGCCAGATCCAAAAAAGAATCAAGTGGTTCATTATATGAAAAAAAATAGTATGGAGTATGTGAAATGAGTTATCTAGTCCAACACCAATTATTAAATAATCAAAAACGAAGATTTGATCCTAAAAACAAAAAAGACGTTGAATTGTTTAGAATGTTTTTATCAGAACACAGGTGGAAAGAACCTTGTCCTTTTATTTTGGAAGAACCCCATACAGTAATACCAGAAATGTTGAAAGACAAATATATCCGTAGTCAATTTAACATTCCAGAACCTATTGGTGAAATACTAAGATGAACTGGTTAAGATATTCTGGTTGTAATATCACATTGAAATTAAATCCATTTCATTGGAGAATTAGTTGTGATTACAATAAAACAAATGAAGTTTGGGAAACAGATGCTTTAGTTATCGAATTACTACCTATTACAATTCGAATATGGATTGATGATGGTAGTTGGTAATATTTTTAAAAGGAAAACAAAATGGAAATTAACTTAAAATTAACAGTAGATGAAGTAAATGGTGTATTAGGTTTACTCAATCAAGCAGCTTCACAGGCACAATCTTTGGCCGACCAAGCAGCGGCCGCACAATCACTATTTGCCAAAGTTCGTGACCAAGCAATTGCTCAGGTACCACAAGAACCACCAGTAGAAAAAGTTGATGTGGAGGTAGTTTAAGTATTTCACCAGGTGAAATTAGTTTTACTCCTAAATATTGATATCCTAGGAGAGTTTTAAATGCAACTCAGTATAATTAGATGTCCAGACAAAATACGTTTCCGTCCATATGTGAAACGTGCGGCTATCTTTTATGCCCAACAATTGATGACACCTAAGATGTTGGACAATATATTTGTTCGCATTAAATTTGATCCTAAATTGGATGCTTTAGGATATGCTGGAGTCATTGATTATAATGAGAGTAATAAACCAAGAGAATTTGAAATAGAAATAAATCCATTAATTGGATCACATGATATTTTAGAAACTTTAGCTCATGAAATGGTTCACATCAAACAATATGTTTATGGTGAAACCAATGAATATGGTACTCGTTGGAGAGGCCAAAGAATCAATACGGAAAATATGGATTATTACGATGAACCATGGGAAATAGAAGCATATGGTTTATCAACAGGATTGTTTACTAAATTTGCAATTAAAGAAAAATTATGGGAAGTGTTTTCGGATGTTCGTAATCCGGATGATATACTAAAGCCAGAACCTATTGCTTGGAGAAGTATACCACAAATAACCATTGACAATCAACCTATATAATGTTATAGTATTACATATGCGGTGAGTGATAGCACGATATGAGATTCCCTCTTGTATTACCTGAGCATAGCAGTGGCACCGCTCCAAATTTTCAAAGGACTATATCATGGCAGTTTCAAAAATAAAAAAAAATCCTATGTTGACCAAAAATGGTAAAACAAGATTAGGACCTTTAAATCTGAAACAACTCAATGATATGCTGGAAAAAAGCAGTCGACCAAAAGACAAAGCAAAAATACAAAAACGAATTGCCATAATAACTTCAAGAACTCTTTAACTATGGAAAAATCATGTCAATTACTATAAAGAATTTAGAAAGCGCCTTGGCTGGTGAAAGCCAAGCACACATCAAATACCGTTACTTTGCCAAAATTGCTCGTCAAAATGGCCATGAAGAAGTGGCAAAACATTTTGAACACACAGCAGAACAAGAATTACTTCACGCATGGAGCCATCTAGAATTACTTATTGGTAAACCATCCACTAAAGAATGTTTAGAGAAAGCCATTGAAGGTGAAACATATGAGTTCACTACAATGTATCCTAATTTTTATGACAATGCTGTATCAGAAAAAAATGCTCAAGCATCTGTTGAGTTCGTTGAACAGATTGCTGAATCAAAAGAACATGCCAATCAGTTCAAACAAAAACTGGATGTATTAGAAAAAGCAGAGAAACGTTTTGCTGCTCTAAAGAAAGTTGAAGAGCGCCATGCAAACGCTTATAAACAAGTATTGGAGGCACTATAAATGACAGCAGAAATATTACACATCTGTATTGTTTGTGGCCATAAACACGATGAAAAGACCGAAGGTAAATGGGAAGAACTACCAGATGACTTCTTGTGTCCAGAATGTGGATGTGGCAAAGACGAATACTATGACGAACTTTGGCATTCAGTTTAACTAAAAAGGTTGGACTCGCCGGAGCCACCGAAAAAATTCCGGCGATTTCCAAGTTTTAAATTTTCATTTTTGTTTTTGAGATATATAATTATAGCGGGGTAGCTCAGAGGTAGAGCATTGGACTCATAATCCAGGGGCCGTAGGTTCGATTCCTTCCCCCGCAACCAACATAAGGAGATGATATGTCAGATGATAAAAAGTTTCGTGAAGAACAATTAAAAAAAGTTCGCAATCTCAAACCAGTAACTCCCAAACCAAAACCAAACTTTGCACCTAAAATGACTGTAATGCGTAAAGCAGGTAGGGGCAGATGACACACCCAAAAGAATTAGAAAAACCAGAAAAAGATCCTGTTCAAGAACAAGATTCAAAAAATGAAGATGATGAATTTCATCGAATAGAATATGAACAAGAATTAAAGTCTAGAAGCCAATCTATAGGGCAAAAAATATAAAGATAGTATATAATGTATATAACTATCGAAAATTATTTCTAATGGATTTTTATATGTCATTTATTACATTTTAACTATAATTTCTAAAGCCACAAGAGTCAAACTACCAATCAATACAATCGCAAATATTAGTTGCGGTAATTTATTCATAATACCTCCATCTCAGTTTATTATTTAAACACTCCTGATTCAATTACCATTAAAGACATACACACTATAAGAACAAATATAAAAACAATTGGTTGCATATTCATTTATAATTTATACAACTTAAAAAAGTATGTTACTAAAGCCGCAGCCGTCATACACCACCAAAAAACTTGGACTTGTTTCTGCCTGTCCTTATCCATGTATTTTAATTCATCGGATCTTTCTTTTTCCATTTTTGCTTTGGTTGCTTCAACTTCAGACCAAGCAGTTTTACCATATTTTTTAATGGCTTCCAGTTTTAACTGGTCAATTTTTTGTTGGTGAGCTTTTTCTTTTTGATATTTTTCGTAGGCTCTAAACTCGGCCATTGTGGCTAAGTAATCTTGTTCAGCTTTAGCCTTCATTCTGTTGATATGTTGTTGTTGAACCGCTTTTTCCATATCGGCTTGTTGGTCAATAACCACAGCGCTTAATTGTTTGCTTGCTCCTTGAGCAGCTTTGAGAGTATTAACGGCACCTTGGGCGCCGGCAACAATAGGATCAGCCATTTGATTTCTTTTAATTGTGTTATGGGAATAATAAAGAATACCAAATGTCAGATTGACAAGGTCTTGAGAATAACGTATAATCACATCAACTACATACTTATTTATAACGTGGAGATAACCAAATGAAGATATTAGCTATGAAACTTGTTACCGGAGAAGAAATTCTTGGTGAAATTGAATCGGAATCAGAAACCGAATTTGTTTTAGAGAACCCCGTTGGTATTGCCATTGTGCGTGACCCCAAGACCGGTCAACCCAACGTTGGTTTTGCACCTTTTCCACTACATGCCGAACAAAAGAAAGGTTCTACGCTTGCCATCGCTAAGAAGAATGTAGTATACTCTTATGTTCCAGCAGAAGATTTTGTTAATAATTATAACAGCGTCTTTGGTTCTGGCATTGTGGTAGCAAAACAACAAATCATCACAGGTTAAATTTGAGTAATTTCTATACAAATGTTCAATGTTTTGGTAACAACATATTATATCGAGGCATTCAAAATGGTAAAAGAGTGAAGGATAAAATAAA